CTAAGTCTTTATAAGGGCATACCTAACTTATATTATTATACTTTAACGTGGTTAAGCTATGTTTCACAACATAGATATGTTCTTAATTTTCTAAGTCTTTAGTGTCTTTACCTAATATACCTAATATTATGTAGATATTTAGATTGATTAGACTGAGTGCTATGAATATTCCAAGAAAATAACTTGTTAGTTTTACACTTTCAAATATTATACCTGTTATGATTGCTGCTATTGCTGATAATGCTGCAATTGCTGCACTTGTTTTAACAATTTTAGCTAAAATCTTCATAATGTATTGATTGTGTCATTATCTGGTTTCGTTTTCCTTTTAAAAAGGGCAGTGTAAAACACTGCTCCTTTATTATCTTCTGACAGGTCTGTTTGGTTGATGCTTTTGAGATTGTTGTTTTGGTTCTGGTTCATCATCTATGATGTCAGGTGTTTCTTCTTCTTCTGTTTCGTCATTTGCATTTGCTAGATATTCTTCAGCATCATACCATTGACCTTCATCAATACGATACGCTCTAATAGCATTTGCACGAGTTTTGAGCTCGTTTTCACTCATTATTGGTACTTCCTCGCCTTTTACAATTTTCATCAAGCAAGTGAGTTGTATGCTTGTGTAAACTCTAGCGTTGTTGCCTTCCATGATTACATCACCTTTAGAGTAGTTTCCTCTTCTACTATCAGTTTGATAAGTCATAACAACTGGTGCAATTTCTACACTTACTCTGTCTACATAAACAGGTTCTTTGTCGATTTCTTTGTTGTTAAATGCTTCAATGATAGCATCTTCAAATTCTTGGTCTATTGCACCGTCATTATCTCTTTGAGGATAGAAGTTCATTGAATATTCTGATGAACGTCCTTTTGCTGCTCTTTCTAGTAATGACATTTTTTCTGGCACAAATATTAATCTTAAATAGTTGTGTCCTTTGTCTGCGTCAGATTGAAATTCTACGATTTCGCTTCTGTCATAATCTACTTTTACTTTCATATGTTTGATATTTTATGGGTTTGATTATTTGCGCTATATATTAATAAGTAAACAAATAGGTGATTGTGTAGTTTGTTTGTTAATGTGTTGGGATTTGGTCAGTATCACACACTAACCAATCCCATTAACAATTTCATTCGTTACACAGTGCTTCTATCAAAGCATCAGTGAATTCGTCTTCTACATAATCCATGGTTTATTTGTTTTTAAAAGTTTGTTTACTGTACCCGGGGTCTTCCCCCAATTAAAGACAGAGGGGGCTTGATTTTGTACAGGTCCACACACTCACAATTATCCTCATAATTTTTGTTATATATTTTTAATTTTTGTTAAATTTTGGCTATTAAACATACATAAACTTTCATAAAAAGTGTTAACAATTTATCACAATAAGCAACAAATATGACGTATAATACGTTACTGTATTAGTACAGTCTAACACAGTAAATACAGTAAGTAGTATAAATAAGTAAATGTAGCTACTACTTACTTAATATTATAAGTAACATGTATACTAGTAAAGAAGTAACTTTTATAGCTAACCAAGTAATTAAACTAAGTACTCTTACTTAGATAACACTAATGAAATCATATGGATTTATAATATCAGAAGCATGAATTACTATTATATTAGAAAGAAAGACTAGCAATATTCTAACTGCATTTACTTAGCTAATATAAGTAAGAAAGCTAGATATAATGACGATTATAGAACTTTTACTATACCAGGTAAAATAGAGTACACATTTACTGAATAGTTATACAAAGAATTCAAAGAAGATGTAAAGAAACATTCCTGAAGTACAAAGGATCGTAGCCACCTAAGCATACCATTAGAACTGCTCAACGTAGGTCTGAATCGTAAAAGTCAGCAGAGTTATTCCCTATCTCTGGGTATATTAAAATAGGGACCCCATTAAAATATTAGTTAGTATGGCACAAGATAATAACAAAAAGAACTATCCAGAGTATCATTTTCAGAAGAAAACTTATTTAGCAGTACCAGAAATTAGTGAAGGAGCATGCGTTGGTTGTGCTTTCTACAACAAATTGGATTGCTCAAAGTATCCAGAACGTATAGCATTGTGTAGACAAGGTAACATTTTCAAGAGGAAATTGCAACATATAGACGATTAATACGTTTAATAAAGAAAATTTTATTTTATGGAAGATAAAGTACTTAAGACAGTAGTAGATAGCATTAAATATTCATTTAAGAAAGATATACTAGTAAAACCATTGCCTGTTACTAAGGTTACTGTAGAATATACAGAACAGATACCTACTGGTGAAAAAGATGAAGAAGGTTTCAACAAGTATGAAACTAAAAATCACACTAAAGAAGTAGATTCAGAATTTTCAAGAGGTATTGTTATATCTTTACCTACTAGCAAGGCAATAAATGAAGCTAACGATATAGACATTAAGCTTGGCGATACTATAGTTTATGTATCTAAATTTGCTAAGAATTTTGATCTATTCAAAGACTCGCAACTGGTTAAACCATACGATGTAATTGCAGTTGAGTCTGCTGAAAAAAAGTAATTATTTAAGAGTGCCCGTGCGAGCTTAGTCATCACATCTGCACTATAAAAAATTTTATTCATATATTTACATTCTAAATACCCAGGGTTAAAAGCTCTGGGTATTTTTATATAGTATACTTACTTAATAAATGTTAAATATTATAACCATTTACATATACTGCGTTATATAAGCATATGGTAACAATGATTATGATACTAATTATAACCGTAGTAAGTATTATTTCATGCATACATTGTAGAAATATAGGTTATAACAAAGGTTATTCAGACGGTTATGAAGAATGTAAAAAGAATTTTGAAAAGATAGAAAGATATAAAAGATCTATGAGTTCAAAGTTCTTAGAAAAATTTAAATATTAATAATATGAAACAGTATAAAGTTATTAAAGAATTTGGTTGTGCCAAGAAAGGAGATATTTTCAATGAAACATCTGAAGGATACTTTGAAATGGATAGCACATCTGAGTGCGTTGATGTGTATAGCAATCGTAATATGTGTGTCAGCTCCGATATTATTAACACACTATTGGATGCAAAGTTTGTTGAAGAATTTAACTCAGAAACGAAAGAAGAAGAATTTGCAAAAGATAAACTAACTAGTATTAGTAACTTTATCTATGAAGCTAAAGAACAGTATAAGAAAGATCATGATAGTTTGATTGATGAATATAACGAAGGCAACTTACCAGCTTGTGTAAAAGTAGAAGCTGATACTGTTTACTTTAATATGAACAAGATACTAACTAAAATTGAGGAACTAATAAATGAATAAACTAGTTAAGGAATGTAAGAAGAAAGATCTATATTCTGAATTCTTAAAGTCCTTAAATGGTATTATTCAACTACCAGACAGGGAGTTACAATTGCTTACTACTTTAGTAGATTTGTAGATAAATAAGCAAAAACTCCCTGGTACTAGTGAAAGCGTGATTAGTACTGAGAATAGAAAATACATTACTCATACTTTAGGTATTACTCCTGATAACTTAAGTAGGTATTTAAGTAAATTCAAAGAGCAAGGACTTCTAGTAAAAGGGAAAATAGATAATGAATGGTTAGTAAATAAAATACTTATACCTGAAATAATTAAAGATAGAGTGCAGATAACTATTATACTTAAAGTAAACAATGAAGAATAATACAACACATATACTATATCCAGATGGTCTTATTGTAAAGATAACCTATCATAGTTGGTTTAAGTCTATAATAGACCTAATAAAGAATCGACCAGATTTTGATATGGATTGTTATATTCCAGTTATACCATATAGTAAGTCAGAAAAGTCAAAATTATATGAACTGCTTAGAAGAAACATTAACTTAGATTTTAACGATATTATGGTATTGGTTAATAGTATAAGATCTAACTCTATTCAAAACTCTCAATTAGATTGTAATCCTAACTATGTCAATACAACAAAGAAAAAAGATATCGATCTACTCAGAACTAGCAAACAAGTATAATCTACCGTACCCAGTAATAGAAGTTATATGTAATAGTCCTTTCAAATTTGCTAAACAGATTATAGCTGACGATGCTGATAAAAAAGACATAATGTTTGCTTACTTATTTAAACTGAAACTAAAAAAATTATACAAATGCAAAGATACGCAGAAATTGTAGAACAAAGTAGAAGTAAAAAAGGAACAATAACTTACAGGTTAAAAATCATTGATGAAGACGAGAGTCATTTCTTACTCGAAGATGGAGAAGGACCAGTATGGTTTTTAAAGCAACAAGTAAATAAAGTAATAATTAAAGACGATGAAACTGATAGAAAGTAAAGTAGAGCTATTAATACAAGGTAACGGTATAGAAGGAGTTTATAAGCAAATAGAGTTAGCTGGTCGTACTTGTTATAAATCTGAAGATAAAATTACTTCTGCTTCAGCTAAAGAGTTTACAGATAGAATGATTAAATCAGGTCATGGAGCTATGCTTGAACATGGTACTATTTATCTTACTATTGCTAGGACAGCTGCGAACATTGGAGACCCTATATTCTATGTTAGGAATAAATACTCTAAAGTAAATGAGGATGAGATATTTTACTTCATAACTACTAACATGCGTGTACTAGTAGAGAATAACAGACTAGATGATTTACAATATCAAGTAAAACCTACAAAATTTCATGAGAAACGGATTACTGTTAAGTTTATATGTGATAGAGGAGTAAGTCATGAATTTGTAAGACATCGTGTATTTAGTTTTGCTCAAGAAAGCACTCGTTACTGTAACTATAGTAAGGATAAATTTAATAACGAGCTTACTTTTATTAAACCTACTTGGCTAGATATACCTACTGGTGATTATACTTATTGGGACGGAGACTGGTGCGATATCGATAATATGAAAATTCAATTACCATCAGATGGTGGCATAACAGACAACTTCTTATGGTGTTTAAAGAATGCAGATAGTCAATATCGATTGCTAATCAATAAAGGCTTAAAACCTCAAGAAGCTCGTCAAATACTACCAAATGCAACTAAGACTGAATTAGTAATGACAGGCTTTGTAAGTGATTGGGTACACTTCTTAGAACTGAGATGTAGTAAAGCAGCCCACCCAGATGCTCAGAAGTTAGCTAATGAATTAAAAGAACTAATGCACAAGTAATATGCACATATTTATAGAAGAATGTCTAGCACCACTATATAGACTACAATCTCTTAAAGAGATATATTTTGATCCTGTATTAATGAATGACATGTTGCTATTTATAGCGATGCAAGATAATAGACTATTAAAAGTATGAAAATAGATAAATACGAATGCAGCTTTCCTGGTAATTTATGGGTAGTAATATTAGATTATAATGAACCATTGGGTAAAATAGTAAACAAGTTCAACTTCTATAAAATGGATGGTAAATTTAATCAATTTAATGAGGAAATAGAAACAGGTTTACTAGAAGACAGACGTAGAGCTATAGCTGGTTGTTATCCAGTAATGGAAAAAAGTAGCGGAGACTTAGGTATACTTTGTTTAGTATTTATGATAGACCTAATGGATGCTAATACTATTGCACATGAATCAGTACATATAGCTGATTACTATTATGAAGTTGGTGGGATATACTCAGAATCATTCTCAGATGGAAACGAATCTTACGCTTACTTAGTAGGTTGGTCAGCAGGCAATATATCTAAAACAGTAATAGACTATGAAAGAAGAAGAGATAAAAAGCAACAAGAACGTATCTAAAAAGAACGACTTTAAAGACAATAAACTTAGATGGGACTTACTTCCATTACCTGAAATAGAAGATATTGTTGCTGTATACACAGCAGGGTCTAAGAAATATGGAGACAATAACTGGCAGAATTTGCCTAACGGTTTACAAAGATATAAAGCTGCATTACTTAGACATTTACTTTGTTATGAAAAAGGAGAAGAGTTCGATGAAGAAACTGGTTGCAGACATCTCGCTCAAGTAGCATGGAATGCTATAGCTATGCTTTGGATAAGTAAGTATAAAACTTTCAAAAAAGCTACTCCTGAAATGTTAGTTAAAGCTTTAGATGAACGAATAAAAGAAAAGGTAGATAGCTGCAATAGCATACTTGATGAAATTGAAAGTAAAGAAACAAAGAAATAAATAATATGGAACAGTTAAAATTTAAGAAATTAGATTATTCAGTAAAGAAGGAAGACGGAACAGAAGAGATTAAAAAGTCTGAAGGTAAGTTACCCACTAGAGCTACAGCAGGAGATGCAGGATTAGATTTGTATGCTACTCGTATGACACAAGATGTAGATAACAGTGGTAAATTAGTATTAGTATATCACACAGATATTGCTGTAGAGATTCCTGAAGGATATGTAGGTTTACTTTGTATGAAGTCTTCAGTTGCTAACAGATCTATTACTTTGGTCAACTCTGTTGGTATTATTGACTCTGGTTATAGAGGAGAGTTAATGGCTAAATTTAAAGTGACTACTGATTCTGTTCCCACTATATACTCTGTTGGAGAAGCGTTTGCTCAATTATTAGTAGTGCCTTGTGGCATATTAGAACCAGTATTTGTAGAAGAGCTTAGTGAAACAGATAGAGGTACAAAGGGATTTGGAGAAGCTGATAAAGTAGAAATAAAATAATATAGAGTTATGGATTTATATATTTGTAAAAATACAAGAAGTATAATTGCTATCGATGATAATAAACAAGCAACAGAGTATCACATGCAAGATGTTAGTAGAGGTACATTCATCAGAGAAGATTGTAATGTGATTATTGATGGCAAAACTATAAAGGCTAATAAAGGAGACTTAATTATTGGTATGTATTCACCTAAAAATAGATTCGATATAGAGTTTTTTGTTATTCCTGGAACTTACTTTGGTAATTTATTAGAAACAATTATTGCAGAAGAAACCAGAAGAAAAAACGAAAAATGTGAATGTAAAGGTTGTTGTGATACTTGCGAATGTTTTAATTAAATATGCTACATTTCTTTGATATAGTTGGTGGTGAAGTAGTAGTACATGCTGATTTATGGGCACTACCACCATTTGAAAAACTATGGAATCTAGATAAAGACCCTACTAAAGCTCATGCTAATAAGGTAGTAAAGTTTATCATACTATGCGATTACTGGAATAGTCCATATGTAAAGAGTATTAGTAGCACTGAGCTTAGAGAAAGAAAGTTAAAAGAAAGAATATTTAAAGATGAAAATTACTGTCTTACTTTAGAGGAATAGATAAGTAGAGATGAATATAAAGAGCTTATTAATACTAGAAATCTCAAGATGCTGACTTCTATTATGAATAAATTAGATACTATTAGTAATTACTATGAATCTTCTTTAGAGGAAGAACTAGATGAAACTAAGATAGGTAAATTGTTAGCGGGATTTGAGAAAGTAAAAGGTACGATGCAAACTATAGATTTTCTAGAAAAGTCTGTTAAAGCAGAAGAGCTTGATAATACTAAAGTTAAAGGTAATTCTCAAATTAATCCATACGAGTTGGTAAAAAAAGTACAGTAACTAGCAACATAAAAAATAAAGTTACGTTTTACAGAAAAAATAAAGAAACTATGAAAAAGAAGAAATTTTATACCAAGAAAGAAGAAGTTTATTTAGATTTGACAAATCCTAATCAGACAGTTGGTGAAGCTATTGCACAATCAAATGCTGAAAGAAATGCTATCAGAGAAGCTGTTTGTGAAATTATAGAAGAAAAGATAGTTGAGAAACCAATAAAAAAATCTAAATGGTATACTAAGTTTTGGAATAGATTAAAGAACTTGTTTTAAAATATATGTCTAACGGGGATAGACATTAAACATTCCCCGGCACTCTCCTGTGATGTAAAGGTAACATATTGAGCTCTAACCTCAAAATTGTCCGTTCGAGTCGAGACCAGGAGGACTAATAAAGAATAATTTAATGTTACTATCACAAATATGATAGACTTCTAGAAAAAAATATTAAATAGCAATAAGTTTAGACAAGCCTGTATTCAATTTTAGAATACAGGCTCTTATTGTTCATATCCTTCAGGAACATCTGAATACTATCAATTCTGGGATGAAGAAATGAACAGATGTATTAATGGTTATACTGCTGATGATGGAGATTATATCACAGGGTATAACTATTTTTATATAAACTATTGTCCTATACAAAGAATAGTACATACAGTAAAGAAGTTACCAGATGGTACTACTAAAGTAATAAAAACTAGATCATTATAGTTTCCAGACTTTTATGACTATGACTATTACTTTTTCTTAGCAATGGCAGAAGCTGAAGAAAAAGGTAAACATATGTGCGTACTTAAATCACGTCGTAAAGGATACTCTTATAAGAATGCAGCAATGGCATGTCGCAACTATTACTTGATACCTAATAGTAAGACTTACATATACGCTTCAAATAAACAATACCTAACTGAAGATGGTATACTTACTAAAGCGTGGGATTATATGGACTTTATAGATAAAAATACTGCTTGGGGTAAGAAGAGATCTGTGAATACATCAATGCGTAAAAGAGCAGGTTTCTTTACTAAAGATGAGTTTGGTAATGAAATAGAAATGGGTTATAAGTCTGAAATAATCGGAGTATCTCTAAAAGACAATCCAGATGCAACTCGTGGTAAAGCTGGTAAACTTATTATATTTGAAGAAGCTGGGTCTTTTCCAGAATTAGGAGCTGCATGGTAGATTGCTAGACCTTCTGTAGAACAAGATGGTATAGCATTCGGAACAATGGTAGCATTCGGATGTGTGTGCGCTGGTACTAAAGTATGGACAGCTAACGGTAAATGCGTATCCATTGAAGAACTAAATCCTAAAGATGGTATAATGGGGTGGGATACATATTAGGCTTATCCTCAAAATATATCTAATGTAAATCCTCCAGCAAAAAAACCGTGTTTAAGAATAACTACTAATACTGGTAGAACACTAGAATGTAGCACAGATCACCCTTTGTTATGGTCTACTCCAGGTAAAACAAAAAGAGTACCTGGAAAAAGGAAAGGGAATGAACGCATGAAATCATGGTTATGGCACAAAGCTGAACTATGTAAAGTGGGAGATCAGGTTGGAGTTATTGATGAAGTACCTTATTTTGGTGACAAGAAAATGTGGGAACCAAGATTAGTAGGATGGTTAATAGGAGATGGTAGTTATGGTAATAATAAGACACCAATACTTAGTAATTGCGATGAATATATAAACAATTATATACTTGAGAACTTTGATACTAAAGTAGAAAAATCTTATCTTACTAAAGATAATAAATTATACTGTGAAACTAGGATCAAGGGTATATGTAAGAATTTAAGAGAACTAGGTATATATGGGCAAACTAGAAGTAATAAAACATTACCTATTAACATAGATGATTATGATTTTGAAAGCTTATCAGAATTAATAGGAGGACTATACGATACAGATGGCTATATTAGAGTAGACAAAGATGGGAGAGTGAGAGTAATACTTACTCAAGCTTATGATACTTTATTAAAACAGCTTCAGATATTGTTAATTAAATTTGGTATAAGCAGTTCTATTCGTTATATAAAATATAAAAATGAAAGAGTTCATATATCAAACGGGAAAACTATTAGATCTAAGAATGGGGAGTACAGATTAGAAATAAACGATATTACAAGTGTGTGTAAGTTTGCTGATAGAATTCCTCTAACAGTTCAATACAAGTAGTCAGCTTTAGATATGATATTACTATTTTCTTAGAAACACATAAATAAGTATAATAAGTATCTATGCGGGATTCACGCTGAAAGAATAGTAAGTATAGAAGATATAGGACTACAAACAATCTACAATCTTACTGCAAAAGAACAAAATAATTACATAGCTAATGGTATAGTAACTCATAACACTGGCGGTGATCCTGGTAGTAGCTTTGAAGCTCTTAGAGACATGTTCTATAATCCAGACGGATACAATTGTTTATCGTTTGAAAATATATGGGATAGTGCAGTAAGTAATACTAAATGTGGATTCTTTATTCCTCAATATACTAATCTAGATATACGTAATGAAGATGGTAAAAGAATATATATGGATGATGATGGTAACACTAATGTTAAGCTGTCTCTACAATATATACTTGACGAACGTAAAATAGTAATACAAAATGCTACTAGTTCTGTTGCTGTCGATAGATATGTTGCTGAAAGATGTATTACTCCTTAGGAAGCGTGTTTGGAATTTAACGGTAATATATTCCCTAAAAAAGAACTTCAAGAATAGCTTGGTTTAATACGTACAAATAAAGCACTGTAGAACCATAAACAAGTTGGAGATCTTATATTTGATCAGTCTGGGTAGTTGAAATGGATACCTAAGAAACTTGGTGATATTACTAAATATCCTTTAGGTAAGGACGATGACCCAAAAGGTGCAATAGTGATATGGGAACATCCAGTTAAAGATGCCCCTTCAGGATTATATATAATAGGAGTAGACCCTTATGATCATGATTAGTCTGGTACAAACTCTTTAGGCTCATCTATAGTATATAAGAGATTTTAGAATTTTGAATCTTACTATGACATTATAGTAGCTGAATATACTGGTAGACCTGCAACAGCGGAAGAGTATTATGAGAATTTACGCAAGCTAGCGATTTACTATAATGGTAGAATAATGTATGAAAATGAACGTAAAGGTTTGTTCCCTTATTTTACAGCAAAGCATTGTGATTACTTATTAGCAGATCAGCCTGATATAATAAACGATATAGTAGACAATTCTAAAGTACAACGTAAAAAGGGCTGCCATATGAATAAGCAAATAAAACAATGGGGTGAAGGCATGATTAAAGACTGGTTAAATGAGGAGTATGCACCAGGTAAGAAAAATCTTACTAGAATACTATCTGAACCATTATTAGAAGAACTAATAAGCTATAATGATACTGGAAATTTTGATAGAGTGATGGCTTTAATGCAGGTAATGATATACAAAGAACAATTATATAACGTTGTTGTAAAACAGAAAGAAAAAGAGAATAAAACCAAGCTGTTATTTGATGGACCAATTTTTGCGCAGAGTTGGTTTCAAGACGACAAACCAAATATCAGTAATGACGATAATGTATATACATTTTAACTATGAAGAATTTAAAATCAATGCCGATTTAGAAACTCTCTATGTTCAAAAAGAATAAGGAGTGGAGGCAAGCTTGTGTAGACTATATCATAGGTGCTAGTGATTCTGGCTAGGGTAATTTAAATAGAGATAGATCTGACGAAATGTAGACTTACTATGATTTGTACAATAGTATATACAATGAGAAAGATCTAAAGTATGTTACTAATCCATTTAAACAAGATGATGGATTCCCTGCTACAGCTTAGGACTATAATATAATAAAGCCGTACATAGATTAGTTACTAGGAGAAGAAACTAAAAGACCGTTTAATTTCTATATAGCTAGAACTAGTGATGATGCTGCTAGTGAACTTCAAGAAAAAATGAAACAAATGCTAATGGACTATATCTATGCTACTATTACTAGTAAACTAAGCCCAGAACAAGCAGCTAGATATGAACAAGCATTAGCTACTGGAGAAATTATGACTCCAGAGCAGATACAAAAATATGTAAATAAAGACTATAAAGATATTGCAGAAACTACAGCATATCACGCTTTATAGTATCTTAAGCGTAAATTGAATTTAATACATGAATTCTATAAAGGGTGGAAAGATGCGTTAATAGCTGGTGAAGAGATTTATTATGTTGGTATAGTAAACGGTTAGCCATATACAGAAAGAGTAAATCCTATGTACTTTAGATATGAACAATCTTTAGACTTAGAATTTATTCATGAGGCTTCATGGTGTTGTAGGAAAATGATTATGTCGGCTACAGAACTATATGATAGATTTTATGATAAAATGTCAGAAAAGCAATTGAACGATTTACTAGATTTAATAGATGAAAAACCAGGTACTTCTCCTGAAATAAGGAAAACATCTATGGATTACACTCACTATAAAATGTCTAGTATAAATGGTTTTACTGCTAACCCCTTTGATGCTAATCATATTACTGTATATCACTGTTGTTGGAAATCATTTAAAAAGATAGGTTTTGTAAGTATAACAGATCCGTAGACTGGAGAAATAGAAGAGATACAGGTAGATGAAACTTACAAACCTACTGGTAGAGAAAACTATGTAGAATGGAAATGGATAGTTGAAACTTGGGAGGGTTATAGAGCTAATGATGATGAATATATAGGTATTCAACCAATAGAATATCAACATATATCAGCAGACAATCCTAATTCATAGAAGTTACCATATACTGGTGTTGTATATAATAATACTAATAGCAGACCTAGATCTTTAGTAAGCATGATGAAACCTTTACAATATATGTATATTGTAGTATGGTACAGACTTGAATTAGCTATGTCTAGAGATAAAGGTAAAGTAGCTTTAATAGATGTTACTTAGATACCTAAAGGATTAGGTATAGATGTAAATAAATGGATGCATTACTTAGGAGCATTAGGCGTGGCATTTATTAATCCTTATGAAGAAGGTTGGGATGTTCCAGGACGTGAAGGTGGTAGACCAGCTTAGTTTAATCAGTTTCAATCATGGGATCTTAGCATGGCTAATGTAATAGATCAGTATGTAAATCTAATGGCTAAAATAGAAGATATGGTAGCTAAACTTACTGGTATTACTCCTTAGAGACAAGGACAAATAGCTCCAAATGAGCTTGTGTCTAATGCTAGTACAGCAGTAAGTATGTCCTATCACATTACTGAACCTTGGTTTTGGACTCATAATCAAGTAAAGAGAGAGGTTCTAACAATGTTATTAAATACAGCTAAGGTAGCCTGGAAAGATAACAAAATGTGCTTGAATTATATACTAGACGATGCTACTAGAGCTTTCCTTAAATTATCCGATAGATTCTTCTATGAGGATATGGATGTATTTATTGGCGATAGTACTAAGAATAGACAGGACTTAGACGCTCTTAGAAATCTCACGCAACCTGCTATGTAGAATGGTGCTAGTTTACTTGATATAGCTGAAATAGTTACATTGGATAATGTAAATATGATTAAGAGTAGATTAGAGGAAATTGAGCAGAAACGTATGGAACAAATGCAGCAGCAACAACAAGCTGAGCAGCAAGCTCAACAAGAACTAGTTGAAAAACAAAATCAAATAAAAGAAGAGGAATTGATGATCAAAGAAGCTGAAATGGATCTTGAAAAATATAAGATAGATCAAGACAATGCTACTAAAATTACAGTTGCTCAATTAAATGCTTACAGAGGTTCTGAGAATATGGATCAAAATGAAAACGGTATACCAGATCCTATGGAAATAGCAGCTCAAGCTTTAGAAGAAAGAAAGCAAGCATCAGAAGAAGCTTCTAAACAGTTCGAATTCAATAATAAGCGTAGAGAAGCAGAGATGAAGAAAGAAATTGAAGATAAAAAAATTCAACTTGAAAAAGATAAAATCTAGGCTTAGAAAGAATTACAAGCTCAAAAAGATAAAGCTGCAATGGAAAGAGAGAGATTAAAAGCTAAGACTGCAATTAGAAATAAAGTAACAGGAGAGCGTTAATATGAAAGTAATTCAGAACAAATTAATCCCTTTTAAGGGATATAAATATATTAACTTATTTGGGTTACTATTTACTAGAGATAAATCTAAAATAACAGATATAGAATATAATCATGAGAAGATTCATCTTAAGTAGATGCAAGAAATGTTATGGTTACCATTTTATATCTGGTATGGAGTTGAATACTTAGTTATAACAGTAGCTAGGTTATTTGATAAATAGGGAGATAAGTATCATGATATATCTTTTGAAGAAGAAGCTTATAATAATGAAACTGATTTGAACTATTGTAAAAGCAGAAAGCATTTTGCTTGGTTAAAATATATAGGTATTAAAAGTAATGAGGAGGAATAATTATGGCATGCGGAAGTAAGAAAGGCTCTAAAAAGGGCGGTAAAAAGAGTAAATGATTATGGAACGTGAAGCATTTAGATAGAGAATGCAACAGTATAAGTAGGCTAGGGAAAGTAATCCCTAGCTGAAGTACTGGGATTGGAAGAAGTATAAAGATGGTGGTACTATAGAAGAAGATCCTCCAACTACTAGCGAAAGACCTATAATAAATTTTGATCCTAAAGGAAATCCGTATGAAGCTAAATATGGTTATAACCCTGGAGCTGGATTTACTAAAGATCCATTTAATCTCTATGATGCACCTATTATAGGTGATGCTTTAAGTATATATGATGCATCAGAAGCTTTAAAGAATAAAGACTGGTTAGGAGCTAGTTTAGCAGCATTAGGTGTAGTACCATTTGTACCCAACAATTTAGGTAAGACTATTAGTAAGTCTATGAATAACTATATACCTGAAGTTAGGAGAACTACACAGGATAAAATTAATGCTCTACTTAGAAGAGAAAACAAATTGAATGATACTCTAGGTAAAACTGTGAGTGGGACAGGTCTTAGAAGAGTACCTTATGAAGATGCTTTAAATGCTAGAAATAGAGTATATGAATCTGTAATTGATCCAGAAAATCTAAAAAGAGCTAGAGCTATCGATAGTAGATATGGTACTAGTTATGAAGCTGTTTATAAAGGTATGAATGAAAGGTATCAAGATCCTATGGAATATTTTATGTCTAGTTATGAGCCAGTATTAGATGCTAATCTAAGTAGTAGCACTAAAGCTCAAGTAAGTAGTAATCCTAAGAATAGAGATATAAGATTTAGTAAAGGAGTTAATACTGGAGAATATAATATAGATACTGGATTAATTAGACACGAGATAGGTCATAAAGTAGATATAGATGCTACTAGAGGAGCTGTCAATACTAATCCATTTATGTAGGATTTAGCTAAAGACATATTACCTTATGATCAAGCTAGATATATGTTACACGGAATAGAAAATCCTGTTGAATCATACAAGTACTTGACTACTCCTACAGAAATTAAAAGTCATATGAATCAATTTAGATAGTATCTGATTGATAATAAGATAATGAAACCTGGAGATAAAGTTGATGATGTTCCTAATTTCTTTATGCATTTATAGGCAGCTCCAGATGAATACAAAGGAATAAAATTATTGCAAAATTTATTTAAGACTGATAGAGCCTTTAAGAAAAGGTTTGATTAGATACCGTTAACGAATATCAAAGATAACAGAGTAATAGCATGATATTATTAATGCTACATGCTGTAATAAAGGTAAAAAGAAGAAATAAATCTAATTAATATATTAATTATGGAAAAAGAAAATAAGATTACTTTAGGTGGATTTGACGCTATACTTGATAGCTTCATCCCTAATGTAAATAAAAATGTTGAAAATATCATTGCAGACGATTCTGTTGAAGAAGATGAATTAGATAATATTAAAAAGAATCAATTCGATCCTATTACAGATAATATAAAAAAACAAAAGGACAAGAAGGACGATAAGGCAGAAGATTCTAAAGACGATGTTACTGATCCTGATGAAACAGATGATAAGTTAGATATAAAATAGAAGTCTAACGATTCTAAAAAGAATAACAAAACTATAGATAAAGTAGATGAAAAAGATGAATTGGATGATGACGTCGATGATGAATCTACTGAAGTAGATAGTAATGTAGTAAGTAACTTCTTTGACGCTATTGCTGAGAAATTAGGTTGGGATATTAATGAAGAGGATGAAGATAGTAAACCTAAGGATGTAGACAGTCTTATTAAATATTTTCAAGATATTATAGAAGAAGAAAGCAAACCTACTTATGCTAGTGAGGAAGTAGAAGCACTTGATAACTTCGTAAAACAAGGTGGAGATCTTAAACAATACTTACAGATAGATGCAGAGTTGGATCTAGATGATATTGATATGGAAGATGAGTCTAATCAAAAGTTAGTAGTAAAACAGTTCTTAAAAGAAAAAGGTATTAGTGCTAAACAAATAGAAAAGAAAATATCCAAGTATGAAGAAGCTGGTTTACTTGAAGATGAGGCTCAGGATGCATTAGAAAGTCTTAAGGAGATAAAGGAAGATAAAAAAGAACAGCTATTATTGGAACAGAAAAAACAATATGAACAAATGGTTGCTAACCAACAGAAATTCTATAATAGCGTTGTCTCTGAAATAAAAGGCTTAAAAAATATACGTGGTATTACGGTCCCTGAAAAAGACAAAAAAGTATTAATAGATTATATACTTAAGCCAGACACCGACGGTAAAACTAAGTACCAAAAGGACTATGCTAAAGGTGGTGTAAAGAACTTAATAGAATCAGCATACTTTACTATGAATGCAGATAAACTATTAGAAGCTGCTAAGAAGGCTGGAAGTAATTCAGCCATTGATAAGTTTAAAAATAGTTTAAAGACAACATCTGTAAATACTCGATCTAAACAAATATCAAAGAGTAATGATGATGAGCCTATTTGGTCAAATATTGCACGAAAACTGCGTATATCATAATAATTAATAATAAATAAAATTAAATTACTAGTATTTTATGGATAACAATATTTTGAACTCGTTGGTCCTTTATAAAGGAAAATGGTTTAGCGATTTGATTGATACTAATAAAATCAGTCTCGCTTCTCAGCAAAGACCTTACGAGGTATCTACTATCCTGTCATACGTATTTGGTACTAAAGATAATGGTTACAGTACTTCTCTGGATATGTTGACAGGAGGTCTTGGTAACGTAATGACTATCGACAAACCGTCATTTGAATGGGGTGTAATGATTGATCAGGATAGAGCTGTTACAATTCGTGATGCAAAATGGAATGGAGCTACTATTTCTGAAGATTCTACTCCTGGTCTCGGTAATACTCCTATCACACTGTGGCTAGAAGATAGCTGGTTTGGACCTGGCGCTACAGTAGAACTTGATGACAAGAGTCAGTTGCGTTTCGCTGATGCTCCTTATCAGGATGGTAACTTGTTTGTTTATACAGGTTTCATTTCTAATGGTAATCCTGCATCTTATATCAATCCTCGTTATTTGCAAGCTGGTTGTCAAGTATCTCGTTTGGCATCTGCTTACGAAGAATACAGTGAAGAAGCTGATATCCTGAACTATAATACTCATTTCAAGATGCGTAACTATTTGACTACAGTTCGTTTGTCTTATGATATTACAGGTTCTGCATACTCTGAAGTAATGGCTATTGCTTTGAGAGATCCTAAATCAGGTAAGACTTCTTACTTATGGTCAACTTTCCAGGAATGGGTAGCTATGCGTGAATGGTATAAGCGTCTCGAAAGAGCTTTGGTATATAATCAGAACAACGTAAATAAAGACGGTTCTTGTAACTTGAAAGGTAAGAACGGAAGATCTGTCTTTATTGGCGCGGGTTTGTTGGAACAGATTGCTCCGTCTAATAGACGTTATTATACTCGTTTGACAGCAGAATTACTGGAAGACTTCTTGTCAGATTTGTCTTACAATGTACTTGGTACTAACGAACGTAAATTCATCGGTTTGACTGGTGAAATGGGTCTTCGTGAATTTGACCGTGTATTGAAAGAAAAGATGGCTAACTTGAACATGATTGATACTGTATTTGTATCTGGTTCTGGTGAAAACTTGAAATTCGGTGGTCAGTTCAAAACTTATGCTATGAGCAATGGTATTGAACTTACTTTGAAATATTTCCCGTTGTATGATGATTTGACTCATAACCGTCAGTTGCATCCAGTAACATTGAAACCGCTGGAATCTTACCGTATTACTTTCTTGGATCTTGGTCGTCGTGATGGCGAAGCTAATGTAGTTAAAGTAGTTCGTAAAGATCGTGAATTCGTTAGCTGGTGTACAGCTGGTTCTGTAACTCCTGCTGGTTATGCTCACTCTAACACTGAAGTTCGTTCTAACGCTAAGGACGGTTATGCAGTACATTTCTTGGGTGAATGCGGTATTATGTTGAAAGATCCTCGGGCGTGTGGGGAATTGATAATGGATTCACAAGATTAATCAGCTATTATAATAAGTTAAATTTGTAACCTAATTGTGTTTCCTGCGTTATGAGAATATAAACTTAAAGAATTATATTCTATGAAAAGTAACGAAGTATACAAAATAACAAATAAAGTAACTGGGAAAATATATATAGGCATAACAAATCAGGGCTCTGGTGCGAGATATAGACATCACTGGTATGAGTCTCGCATCGGAGAACCTTCTCCAATTCATAAGTCAATGGCTAAATACGGTGAAGAAAATTTCACTTTAGAAGTTATAGATTTCGCTGAAACTTATGAAGAGTTAAAAGAAAAAGAAAAATTTTGGATTAAAAAATTTAATTCTAACGATCGCAAAATCGGATACAATCTTACAGAAGGAGGGGATGGAACATTTGGAAGAATGCATTCTGATGAAACCAAAGAAAAAATTCGTCAAAAAGCTATTGGTAGGAAACTATCAGAAGAAACTAAAAAGAAAATGTCTGAAATACGAACTGGTAAATGCTCAGATAAACAAAAGGAACATTTAAAAAGAATATCAGTTCAGAATAGGGCGATTCCAGTATTACAGTTCTCTAAGACTGGAGAATTTATAGCTAAATACGAATCTATATCAGAAGCTGCGAGACAAACTGGAATAAACAGTGATACAATTGAGCGTCAATTGAAAAAACCTCTAAAGAATCCTAACGATTGGAGAATTAAATTTATATGGAAATCTGAAAGAACAGAAGATGCAGCAAATGCTGCTTAACTTGAATACTCTAATTATATAATTATGGAAGTAATCGTTAAATTAACAAAAATAAATCCTTGGACAGGATTAATAAAATGGTCTAACTGTTTTGATTATGTAAGTACTTACTGGACTAGATCAGGTAGTAGATATACTGGTTTAACTACAGAGAAAGCCAGAGAGTTAGAATAGAAAATGGGTAAAGCAGAAGGTGAACTAGACCCAAGTAGTACATTTTGGGATACATTTGCAATCAAAATCGGTAAAAGAGAATTAATTATTAATACGGATAGACCAGAAGGAGAATTGCAATATTTATTCTTATTGAAGCATAAGAGAGTAGCTAATGGATTAGATAAAGTAACTCCTGCTACTGATTATGTACTAATTAATAAAGAAGCTGAAGCCGAACAAGCTAATAAGATTAATAAGATTAAACGTGACGCTTATAGAGCATTGGATAAGATGAGCCTTGAAGATATGCGTAAATGTCTTAGACTGTTTGGTATTAAAGCTGATACAATGTCTAATGAATTAGTTGAAGCTAGACTTACTGAAAATATTGAAAGAGATCCAGCTAAATTTATTAGAATTTGGGTAGAAAACCCTAACAAAGAAATTAACTTCATTATTGAAGAAGCATTAAGTAAGAACATTATTCGTAAGAATAGATCTGCATATTACTTTGGTACAGATCTAATAGGCAACGGTCTTGAAGACGTAATTGCATATTTGAAGGACAAAAAGAATCAAGACTTGTACTTGAGTATAATTGGAGAGATAAAATCTAAATAATAATGACACGATCTGAATTTCACTCATACTTTAAGATAGCAATGGACAAGAACTCCTAGAGTGTAGCTTTTGGAGGATGTCCATCTTTCTTACCATAGGAAATAGACTATTGGTTAAATCAAGGTTTATATCAAGAAGTGAGTAATAAATTCACAGGTAACAATTCTCTATAGACTCCATTTGAAAAGTCAGTAAAACGAGTGCATGATTTAGAAAAATTAGTTAAAACAGATAGCGGGTTAGTTGCATCGAAAGTATCAAATTCAAATCAATGCAAGTTAGAAAACTTATTTGGAGGTTAGAGAATGTTCTTTGTGGATGCTACTTTAAACTACAATAATAAGAAAGCTGATATTAAGCTTATTGACCACGATAGTGCTAAACGTTTTAAGAAGACTTACAATAATAATCCTTGGATTGAAGAGCCAGTAGGTGTTATCCAAGATAATACATTGATAGTTTATATAGATGATCTATCTATGGATAGTACATCTTACTCAATAGATCTTACTTACGTAAAAACTCCTACTAAGATAGAGAATTTACCAGCTAGTGGCATGAGTGAAATACCAGAATATATGTAGTTTGAAGTTATTAATAGAGCTGTAGAATTAGCCCTTGAAGACATAGAATCTAAGAGAGTTCAAACTAAATCGCAGCTTAATCAAATTGATGAATAATTATGACAGAAAGATAGATGCAAATAGAAGTAGAACGTAGACTACAACTAATGGACCCTAGTTTAGTAGTAGAGAACAAATTGAGTTCTGATACTATTATAGCATTCATCAATGAAGCAATAGATAAATACTATAAGACTAGATATTCTGGAATAAACTTTAAACAATAGGGATTTGAACAGACTCAAAAACGTATAGATGATCTACGTACTTTAATAAAAACTAAAGTATTCTCTAGTGACATTAATGAGTAGGATAATACATATACTGTTACTTTACCTTCTGATTATGTATTATTATTAGGTGATACTGCTGGTATAACTCCTAATGGTGAAAATGATTGTTGGGAGAAAGACAATAAAGGAGATTATAAAGTAAAATATACAGATACATTAGAATCTACTATTGAAACTATAGATAGGCAATTGAGTAATACTTTGTCAGAACATAAATTAAAATACTGTTCAGCTAGACCCTTAAAACTAATCCATGATAATAGTATAACTTTATATACAGATGGTAATTATAAAGTAAGTAATTATAAGATAACTTACTTATCTAAACCTGCTAAGATAAATGCAAGTAATATTACTAATACTGAATATACTAGTTTACCTGAACATACTCACTTAGAAATAGTAAAGATAGCTATACAATTATACTTAGCTACCAAGCCTATGTAGAATTACTCGGTATACTCCAACGAGGTTAATCAAATGGAGTAAATAAATTAATGCGCTTGTCGACGTGGAAATCTGCAATAGGGAAAGTAGAAGACAAGCAGACTAGCGCTAAGTCTAATAATTAATTATTTTTATAGATATATGATAACTAGAGTTGACGCCGTACTTATCGGTAAAAATTGCCCAGCATCTTATACTAACATTGACTCTTTGGCTGCTGGTGATGTTGCTTTGTTTGATGAAAATAAAGTATTGATTAAGACTGCCGCTGAAGCAGTTAAAGCTTCTGCTGTATATATTGGTGTATGTGGTAAGAAAGTAAATATCACACTTCCTAACGGTAATGCAGCTTCCAAGAATGTATTTGAATATTCAAATCCTATTCAGAAAGCTTCTAAGCCTTCATATGTAATTGGTGAATATGAAGCTCCTGTTCAAGAAAAGGTTGAAATCGACTTTACTAACGCTTCTATTGTTATTGGTCACAGATACGTTCTTCGTATCGTTTACAAAGATGTTTATGAAGCTCCAGGTCAGTTCACTCATACTTACGAAGCTATTGCAACATCTGAAACTGCTGATGATCTTGGTAATGCATTGCTGAAGAAGATTAATGCTCACGCTAATCGTCGTATTACAGCAACTTTCTCAGCACATAAACTTACTTTAACAGCTATGGAAAAAGACGACAATGAAGGAGTAAATTCATTGAATGAATATTCAATCGTTTCTATGTCTGCTTCTTTATATGTTACTATTCCTGGTGCTTTGTTGTCTAACGTACCTGAATCAGTACCTGGTGTTGTTATTAAAGACATTGAAGGTAAACCTAGTAAAGGTTATTGGAAGCAAGTACGTGATGCTGAAGTACGTATGATGGGTTACAAAGGTATTGTAATGACTGGTGCTTATCCTTCTATTGAACAAGATAGAAAAGTATCTGAAGGCGCTACATACGATTACGTTACTATTGAGAACGATAACTTGTATTTAAGTCCTGATAACCAGTATATTAAAACTACTCCGCTTACTACTGAATTGTATGTAGAAGCTGGTAGCTTGAGTGATTCTGTATTTGCTAAGGCTTTGCAGTCATTTGTTACTGGTGTTGTTGCTGAGTAATTTAACAACAAAATAACGGTTTCTTTATTTAAAACCTGGCGAGGTTGAGGTTTATCCTCGGCTTCGCCTTTTTAATTTTATAGATATGAAAATAATTAATTCTGTATTAAAAGATAACAATCTTACTATAACTTTAGATGCCAATGCAAATGTTAGTAAGGTGTACTTAGATTCTGTATTGAATCAAAACAATATGTACTCTGATGAAGATACTAAACACACACATACTATAACTGACATAGCTATAGAAGATAATGAAATTATTGTTGACGTTAGTGAGTATGAAGAAACTTCTTTTATTGTGAGCGTTTTAACTACAAATGGAGATAGAGACGAGATCATAGCAATAGACCAACAAGAGTTGTACTTAGCTAAGGTAAATCTATTGAATACTTACTGTAGTACATGCTTAGATAAGCATCAAAAACATGTTATAATGATGTGTGATTTTAAATCACAATTGTTAAACTACGCTTTAGATAATAATCTTACTGAAGATGCTATAAGTCATTATATTGATTTAAGTAGATTATTAGGCATGCACAGTTGTCATAATTGCAGTAAGTGTACTAATAATAGAATATGTAATAAATGTTGTAATGGGATGTGTGTGTTATGATAAAAGGAGAATATAAAACTGCATGTAGGCTAAAAGAATAGACTAAGTATAATATTGACTATGATAGTTGTCAAATACTTAATCTAACATGCGCTAATTACATATACGATTTAATTTAGTAGTCTACTAAATATGAAATAAGTTTAGAATCTATAAAGAAAATGTTGGCTATGATATATGAACTATTAGGTCATGAAATAGAATATGTTATTCCACAATACATTGGAGATAAAAAGAAATGCTATTATGGTGTTGTAGCTAATGACTTTGTAACAGATTCTGAAAGTATAAAACAATTAAATAGTGTATTTCAAGATTCTAATAACTTTACTAATACTTTTAGTACTAACTACCAAAAGATATTATATGCATATCCTAATGAATTTGGAGATATTAGTAGTATAAAAGATTAGAATCAATTTGAAATAAAAGAATCATTTGAAAAGAAAACTGTAACCGTAGATAGTATACTATACAATGTGTATATATTAAAAGATGCAAGTTCAGTTGATAATTATAAAATATATTTTGTATGATACAAGTAGCTGATAATTTTAATTATAGAGGAAAGAAACCTAACTTTGATAGGGATAGTTTTGATACTCTACAAAGTATGAAAAACTATTCAGACAATAATATAGATGAAGGTCATATATCATATTGTATAGAAACTGATAAACATTATAAGTATAATTCAAGTAATGATATAGATTCCACTACTGGTAAGTTTAGAGAGTTTACAGAAGGAATATTACCTGATGAAGAAGATATAACATCAAATGATGACAATAAACTAAAACTTGCTGATAGAAAATATAATCCAGAACAATTTAGTGGTAAAGGTTATAAGATACTTAGAAAGAATATACAAGATGGTAAGAACGTATTATCACAGAGCATGATAAATCAATAGAACACTATATATGAAATTAGATATGATTATGATCTTAATAACTAGGAAATCACTATACCAGAAGGAAGTACATTAAAGTTTAATAGTGGTAGTTTAAGTAATGGTACACTAGTAAATTGTTATAATATATATGGAAATAAGATTTTCAAAAATATTACAGTAAATAATAGTATAGATATAAACAATTTTTCGGATTCTATCTTTGGAAGTGATCATATAGTAGTTAACAATGAATCAGAATTATAGAAAGCTATACAATATTTTAATGAAAACAATATAAATATTTCTATATATATAAGAAATAACATATATAGCAGCGGTTTAAATATCACAAATAAAACAAATACTTTAAAGATCATAGGGGGTAAAATTATATATACTAAGTAGACTATAAATATTACTAAACAAAATGCAGAAATTCCTACTCATTATATAGTAAGATTATCTTCAAATTTTAATATAATGGATCAATTTCAAAGTAATAATAAACTTTTATATTGTGGAGAAAACGATACATATATGTTAAATGATAAAATGGAAGCTTATGATATAAGTTCTAATGTAAAAATTGATAATTTATACGACTCCGTCACTAATGAAAATGTATACATAAGAGCTAAAATAGACAACGATCTTTATATAAAATTAGGTGATTTAAATGCAGATGAATGTAAAAACTTAATATTCACATATACTTCAGCTTGGGTAAATTTTTATGTTAATGTACATCATATATCTAAAGGATATTTATATTTTAAAAATGTTATAAGTGATCCAAATGTTTATGATATGTACATCAATGGAGATTGGTCACATAATACTAAAGCTAGATATAAAATATTAAACTCTATAAAGCTGTTAACTCCTGATACAATTTGTGTGGATAAAGATAATAATTTATATATACCTAAGCATGTAACTAATGTTTATTATACAAATAAGGGAAGCTGCATTATAAACAGTTAGTCTAATCTGGAAATATATAATTGTGAATTTTTTGGTGGTGACATTCAAATAAATAATAGCAATAACTTAATAGTACAATCGTGCGCATTTAGTAATTGTTATTAGAGTATTGTTGTACCTGCTAACTCTTCGAACAATATTAAAATACAAAATAGTAATTTTATAGATATTTATAAAGAAGGTATTTTTATAAGTAATGGAAACAGTAATTGTAATATTATTAATAACTACTTTAAGAATACTGGTATTGTAGTATATAATGACGGAGCTAGTATAAATGTTAATTGCGATAATTGCTACATATATAATAATAAAATAACTAATACGTATACTGGTATTAGAGTGGGTAATACTAGATCATTCTCGTCTTATAATATAAGTGCTGGTATATATCACAATGAGATAATAATAGAAGAAGATTTTATAAATGGTAATAACAGTCTCAATGACTTAGGCGTTATTTATATTTTTACCCATCAAAATGGACATAATCCTTTAGGAGATGGAACAATAGTCAAAGAAAATATTATAATAAACAAATCTTCTTCAAATAATGCAAATGGCATATATTTTGATGATGGAGCTTATAATTCTTCTGCTATAGGCAATTATATTAGGGGGTTCTCTATAGGTCTAACTTCTAGAACTGTAGGAAGTACCTCTACTCCAAACAATAACCTAAATAAGAATAATAAATTTGAATACAATATTATTATAGAAGGTATAATAGTTATAGGTGGTAGAACTGATAAAATTAATTTACCTGTAGTATATTCTAATATTATTTTTACTAAAACCAAATTAATTAATATTTTTACTAACTTAAACGAATAGAATAATAGCGTTCTTCTATGTAATTATTATAGATTAAATGGTGATACTATATATGTTCCTAAATCTTTAATAAGTTACTTATGTAGTTATATTGGATTAAGCTCTTTTATTTCTAAGAAATTATTAGATATTAGAGCAGATAGAGAAGCTGGTTATTTAACTAAAGTAGAGCTTCCAGTTGATTGCGAATTCCAATATCTAAACGATTCCAGTATTAGTTATAAATATGTTGTAACACGATTCAAATTATCTTATGAAGATTCTAAAAGTACCACAATATATAAATTAAGTATTAATAGTGACGTATTCAATCTTGCTGGTGAAGTAAGAACTAGATATATTTCAGATAGATGGTATGTAGATTTTGTTCCTGTTAGTATATCTACTTTTATAAATTTAATAGAATATAAAATAGATAATACGTATTTATATATTAGATTTAGCGCTAATACTGAACTTTTAAATAGTGCTTTTTCCAATGAATTATATTCAAAAATATGGAATTAGTTATTGTTTGGCTATTGTACAGCTATGAAACCCACTTCTACTTTATAGGGTAAAAGTGATGACAGTACTGATATATCTTATATTCAATCTTATTGTTTTCAGCAAGAGGCTCTTTATATGAAAGTATATTATGAGAATGAAGACGATGGCGAATGGAAATCTCTATTCAACTCATCTTATTATTTCTCTAGAAATAATAATAATATATTTATTGAAGGCAAAGATAAAGCTAAATTGTTATTATTTTCTTATAGTACAGCTGCAAATCCAGATGTAGTATATCAATTTGCTAGCAAAGATTTAGGCATTAGGAAAAACATATCTAAATTTTATTTTAAAGATAATAATTCTTTAAAATATTATAATGACGGTACTGTATATAATATAAACGGTGATATAGATAATACTAGAGGCACTTTTGCTTAGAAACCAACTTAGGGTATACAAACAGGTTTTGCTTACTTCTGTACTGATAAGCAGACAACTGAAGGTTCTAGAGATGGTATTATGATTTATTATGCTGGTGATAATACTTGGGTAGATGCTCTTGGTAGAATAGTTAATTAATTTCAATAAAATATTAATATGGCACAATACGCAACTAAAGATGAATTAAATGAACTAGTAGTACTAGTAAGAAATCTTCAAGGTGATATTAATACTCTAGATACTAGTGTAGGTGAACTTGATACACTAGTGGAAAGAATTAATCATCTAGCCACCTTGAAAGATGTTACTATTACCTATATAACTGAAGGAGACCTACTATAGTACTCTAGTGATGGTACATGGCATAATATACAACCATCAGCTTTAGGTATTGGAGGTGAAGGAGGTGGTGGTATTGTTGACACTTCTGTAGTTAAAGCAATGATTAAACAAGAAGGATCTAAACTATTCCTTAGTAAACTACAGGACGATCAAGCTGCTGGCATTATTACCTTCAATAATGGTTTAGTAAGTAATAAAATGACTTATTTAAAAGAAGGTGTACAAATAGGTCATTTCGTATCAGGTATGATTGGTGGTACAGGAGCTCAAATAGATAAGGATGGTAGAGGTGAAATGACTAGTTTGATCCTTAGAGAGTTTCTAGAAGTACCTGAGTTGAGATTTAACAAAATAGATGTTGTTAGTGGTGAACTGTGGAACTCTATAGCATTTGGTACTATTGAAGATGTAGATATAGCAAACTAGATTGTTACTGTTAAACTAGAAGAAGGTGAATATAGTGGTATCAAAGTAAATGATATATGTAGAGGTATATTTCACAATTTGGGTTCTGGCAATGATACAGAGTCAAAACCTGATGAGAATGGCTTTGATACAGTAGCTGGTTTTAGTACATCTTACTTTACACCTATCGAAGTATTAGACTCTTTTGGTAAGCAGTTTAGATATACTCTAAAACCTGGTACTACACAACACCCAAGTAAGTCAATGAAGTTTGTTGTATATGGTAACTTTACAGATCCTAATAGACGATCTAGTGCATATGCAACAAGAACATATAAAAGATACTTAAAGGACGTAAATACATGGTAGATAGACTGGACTAACATTGCATCACAGTTTGGTTTATTAGATGGTCTTAATATACCAGGTGGTCCTAATGATGGTAATCTTACAGGTGATGGTGCTTATCTTACTAATGTATATATGACAGGTGCACTCATTTAGTTTACTCCTGAGTAGATGGATGAGATGAAAGGTCATGATGCATATTCAGTATCATTAAGTAGAGAAACAGCTACCATTATACTTGATAATAATTTGAACATTATTGATGAGTATAATCAGCTAAGTCAATTGACATTTGCTATTCAAGCATTTAAAGGTCCAGTAGAATTAGCATATAGTGATGTATATGGGGAAGGTACATACTTTGTAGAGTATGAAGCCACTGGTCTTAAGTGTACTATGAGTAATGGAGTATTTAGAATTACTGAAATTACTAATGTTAGTAACATGAGAATAAACATCACTGTAAACTGTGAAGGATTAGCTTTATTTAAAAAGGAATTCCTACTTAATTATCAGTTAGAAGGTGATGCTTTATGGGTAACATACAATGATAATGATGCTGTACCTAGTAGACCTACAGGTAGAGGTGAAACTGATGGTTGGCATAGAAACTATACAGCTAGTGCTATATGGATGTCAACTAAGAGTTCTAGACGAATAGAAGAAGGTGAATGGGGTGACCCAGTAAGATTTGTAGGAGCTTCAGTACAAGGTGAGGATGGTCAGTATACAGTATTCTGTTATACTAATTCTAGTGTACAACCAGAAACACCTACAAGTACATAGATACCACCTTCTGATTCAGTAACTACTTGGTACATGTATCCACCAGAAAGAGAAAGCACTGATGTATTTACTTGGATGACTCAAGCTACAGTATATGCAGATAAATCATTATCTGGTTGGACTAAACCTATTAGAATTACAGGTGAAACTGGTGAAGATGGTTCTGATGGTACTAAGATAGAATTTATATATACTTTGTTTACTCCTACTAATGATAAACCAAGACCTGATACTCCATCTACTAGTCAATAGGATGATTACATACCATTTGGGTGGTCTGATAATCCACAAGGTGTATCTAAAGAAAAACAGTATGAGTGGGTAAGTACACGTGAAAAGAAATCAGCTAAATTAGGTGAAGGTTATTGGGGTGAATTCTCACAACCAGTTATATGGTCTAAATGGGGTGAAAAAGGTATGGATGGAGATGGGTATGAATACATATATACACGTACTTCTGATGTAGATAAAGTTCCAGCAACTCCTTCTTCTATACAGCAAAATGATTATATACCTACTGTATCAAATGGAGGATCTACAGACTATGATTGGTCTGATAATCCTAAAGGTGTAAGTGAAACATATAAAGCAGAGTGGACATGTAAACGTGTAAGAACAGATAGTGTATGGTCTGACTTTAGCACTCCAGCATTATGGTCTAACTGGGGAGAACAAGGTTTATCTGGTGGTCACTATCAATATAGATGGAAAGTATCAAGTACTAAACCTACTACTACTCCAGATAATGATTCTACTTGGTCTACCAATAGTGAACAAGCTGTTGAGAAAGGTCAATATGTGTGGTAGATTCAGAGATTTGTTAATCCAGATGGTACTACTACTGAATGGAACAATATAATTAGATTGACTGGTGCTGATGGTAAAGATGGTGAAGATGGCAATAGTATCGAATTCTTATATGCTCGTAATAGTACAGGTAAGATACCACAAAAACCAGCTGATAATCAAATTGATGATTGGACAGGTACTGGACCAGATGGTACAGAATGGACTGATAATCCACAAGGAGTTACACCTAATATAATTTATGAGTATGTATGTCAGCGTTATAAGGATAAAGCTACCCAATTATGGGAACCTTATTCTAATCCTGGTATATGGGCTAGATATACTGAAAGAGGTAAAGATGGTGATGGATATGAATATATCTATATAAGACAGTCTACATGGAAATCACAAGGTCAATTGAATCCTAGTTCGGACCCAGTATATATAGCAGATAGTAATATATACCCACCAGCAGATGTAGAATCTGATGCTTATCAAACTGATGATTATGTTCCTAATGGTTATTCAGATAATCCTGAAACTGTAAATAGCTAGATAAGATACCAATACATGTGGGCTAGAAAGAAAGAAGGTGGTAAATGGCAAGCTTGGAAGAACGGTTCACTATGGACTAATTTTGCAGTAGATGGTGAATAGGGTGAGCCAGGTGAACCTGGTACTCCAGGAGGTAGTATAACTGTTAGTGGTGCTCCAGCTTCTATCAGATCTAGATTAGGTTTCTTACAAACTACTAATTGTACTTTAAGAGCTATTCGTACTAATACTTCGGGTATTACTCAATCAGCAAATGGTAACTATGCTGTTTACTATAAGAGTAGTTCTAGTGGTAGTTGGTCTAAAGCAGATAGTGGTTCAGGTACTAGTTATCAATTATCCTGGTCTTCTAGTTTAAATGCTAAATACTTCTGGTTTGGTTTTAGTACAGATACTACTCCTAGTCCTACAGGTTCATATAATGTATGGAGTGTTGAAGTTCCTGTAGTATATGACGGTAAAGATGGTACTGATGGTGAAAGTAGTAATAGTGAGTATACTATAATGCGTGATAGAGGAGCTTGGTCAGATAGAGTAACTTATTACAACGACCGCGCCACAAATGCAATGAAAGGTCTAAGTATTTCGTCCGTTATTACTAAATATAAACCATCAAATGACTTGAATGAAAAATATATTGATGGAGTATGGAGTAGTTAGCCACCAAGTTCAATAAGTGGTTATAATTATGTATTAGCAGTTTGTATTACTATATTATCCGACGGTACTAGTACTGTTTCACAACCAGTTAAAATAGCAAATAGTGGTGTATCAAGTGTAACAATATAGTATGGAGTAAGTTCTAGTTCTTATACTCCTTCTAGCTGGTCATCTAGTTATCCATCTATATCGTCTAGTTATCCATATGGATGGGCTAGATTTATAGCTAATGGATCTACTAGTAGTGCTACTTGTATTGCAAGATTTATTAACGAGTATTCTAAATATGATAATTACGAAAATTTAACTGTTATAGACTATGTAATTTATTACGGTAATATTTATCTTTGTAAGAGAAATAATACAGCACAAAAACCTTCTATGACAAGTGATTATTGGGAAGTTACTAGTAAGATAGGTGTACTAAGTATAAATAACTTATTGGCTAATAATGCTAAACTAGGAGAGTTTAATTTTAGCGGAAACACATTTACATCATCTACTGGTACATTATCTCTTAATAGTTATAATGGCGAATTATGGTGTAGTAGTGCTCATATAGTAGGAGAGATAACAGCAACAAACGGTACGTTTAATGGTACAGTAAATGCAACAAGTGGTACGTTTACTAACGTTACTGTGCAATCTGGTAATATTGCAGGATTTAGTATATCAGGAAATAGTTTAGTTAATAATAATACAAGTGCTAGTATACAATTTAAATTAACTGGTAACTCTTTCTTACAGATAAACAATCCTTCATATTCAGGTCTTATAGATGTCCGTAACGATAATGGTATTGCTATTAGAGCTCAAGCTTATGGTAGTAATTCAGCTGGTTTATCTGTTATAGCTCAAGCAGGTAGTCCTACTAGTACTAAAGCTATAGAATCTACTGGTAGTTGTTAGTTCGTAACTAGAGATAATGAAAGAATATTAATAAACGGTTTGTGTGTTAATACTGTAACAGTAACTAGTAGTTATAATGCTAAGACTAGTGATGACTTTATAGTATGCAATAATACTGGTTCTATTACTATTAGTTTTCCCAGTGTAGGATCATTCTATAAAGGTAAGATATATTACATAAAATCTGTCAATACAGGTAACTGGACCGTTAGTGGTGGTATTCGATTAGCTGACCAAAGAGGTACAAGATATTCTCAATCGTATCGTGATAATAAGATAAGAGGATTTATATTTGATGGTAGCTATTGGAATGAAATGTTCTTTAGTAATTAATGAATATATGAAAATAGATTTTAATAAATTAAAAGTATATACAGGGTTAGACAAAAAGGAATTTGTATTAACACAAGCTGCAAAAGAACTAGCAGATGGTCTTTATAAGACAGCTATGGGTATATCAGGTTATGCTTTAGCATTAAAGTTATATAATAGCAAAGGTGAGGAAGAGTACACTGAAGAAGAATTTAGTATGATTATGAACTATGCTAATAAATATGGTACTCCATTTTTCATTGATGCATTACAAAGGTTAAAGGAAGATGAAAGATCAAATGATTTAGAATCAACTGAAACTAATGAGTGATAGAGAACTGCTAGAGGGCATCTATATGATGCTCTTAGCAGTTATGCAAGAACAATATATAAGTGATAGTAAACAGCTAGGTATAAATGTTATAGCTGATTTACTAGTTGATAATATATCTAGGAGCAGAGAAAGAAATGAAAAAGATAACATTGCAACACGTATTAGGGAATAAGATACTAGAGTATGATGTTGATGATAGAGGTGTAATCATTGATGAAAGAGAAAAAGATCGCTATGCTAAGCAGTAGGATAGTAAGGAGAAACTGATGTCTAACTGGATCAATGAACATATAGTATTCCAGTATGACGTAAAGAAGCAAGGTGCGACCAACGAAACATTGAAGGAGTCTGCTTACTTGCAGGACTTGTCGGGTAAAGGAAGGAGGATGAAGTTAACTAACTTTCTCTTCGACATGATGAGTGGTGTAGATGGGTATAAGAATGAGGCGTTTGTTAAAGTAAGTGGTGTAATTGATATTAGATTCGACCATATAAATGGCAGACAAATTAAAGGGAAACCGACACAAGATTGGGACAAATTCGGGTATTATAGAGCTAAAAACATGGTTGAAAGAATAATCTATTGCAAATGGCATGTTGAAGGGATATTAGACGATAATAAAGTTTATGTTGCCCAATATACTGCATACGACAATAGAGTTGAGTTACATAATGGAGATAATTATATAGAATTAGATACTAATCAAGGTAAAGTTGGATATAATTATATATCTGTTATCTCCGACCAACCCTACTCCACAGACATCACCATTACTCAGATACCCGAATATCCCGGTGCATTAGTGACAGATGGTGTAGATGATTACGGATTGGTAGAGAATCTGAGTAGTGGAGTGAAGATGCTGTTTATGACGGTTAATCCGATAGGAGACTTTAACATTTCTAAAATGTTCTACTCGCAAAGGAAGGACCCGATAGTTATCAATCCATTCTATATCTTTACAGGCGGTAGTAGTATTGCTTATTCAGGAAATCGGGATGGTGTAACTTATATTAACGGAGTATTAAACAAGTCTATTAAGTGTAATGAATTGTTTGGAGTGAAACATATAATTACGACTGTAAACGCTAACGTTAAGCCTGAGACAAGTAAAGCTCCTACTTTCTTCTGGGAAGAAGGGAACACTAAGAATTATTGCTCCAAACTCGCCTTCTATAACTCCATAGCCTTCGACTCCATACCAACAGAGGCAGACGGATTCACAGAGCAAGAATTAATTAACTATGTAATTGATAAATATGAATTAAAATGAGATACGTTATAGTAACAATAGAATGGTGCTTGGAACACGGTATAGTAGTTCCTGAACACGCAAGAAAGAATGTTGATGGTACTAAAGTAATCTTACACGAAGATTGGTTAAAACCTATTCTTTATAGAGAAGATGAAAAGCAAGTAGAATCTTACCTCTATGACAGTAAAGAATTAAATGATATTCTTAACACTGAAGAGTGGAATGGAAAGGAGGAGTGATGGATAGAAATAGATTAATTGAAGAAGTTAACAAATACTTCAACATAAAAGAACTAGTATGTCCTCATTGTTATAATAAGTTTAAAGACAACTCATGGCAGTTCATATCAACAGAGTTACTAAGTACTCTATATGTATTGAGAACTATAGTAATAAATAAACCAATGGTAATTAATACTTGGGCTACTAATGGTAATTATAGTCAGAGAGGTTTAAGATGTAACATGTGTTAGTTAGTAAAGAGTAAAACTAGTATCTATATGTCAGCTCATAGTTTAGGTAAAGCTGTAGACTTTCATGTTCCTGGTATGGATGCAGAATCTGTTAGAAACTTAATAAGGAATAATCTAAATAAGTTTGAGTATCCTATCAGATTAGAGAAGGATGTGAACTGGTGTCATGTTGATTGTTACGTACCTAAGGGCTCTTCTAACAGACTTTTAGAGTTTGAAGGATAAGTTAATCTATTACACATAGAAAGTGTCTTAAAACGCCTTAAAATGCGTCATTATGGAAAAGCAAACAATATTATATAATATCTTATATATTGATGAAAGAGCTAAGAATCTAATACCAGAAGTAGTAGATGCTTGGAATATTACTCCGCATAGATTTAGTAAAAGTGGGGAATCAGTATCGTTAAAGTTAAATGATACTATAGAAGAAATTACAGGTTACAGTACTTCAGATTTTGTAGATATAGAAGTTACTAGAAAGAATATCATTGTAACTTTGTAGCCTAATACTACTCAAGGTTCTAGACAAGCTAGAGTTACTTTGAATATAGGCAAAGGTGAACATACTACTAAACTGTTGTAGTTTGTAATACATTAGAATTGATAATTATAAAATATACGTATATGGTTAAAATTATTGAGAGCTATACAGCTCCGAATCCTAAAGAATACACATACTGGGTGGATCTAACTAGTAATCCTAATAAAGGCGTTATTAAGTACTTTAAAGGTAATGGTAAGTGGGCAGATGTAAATGATAAAACTAATGACGATTAGTCTAAAGACATTGAACAGTTACAGAAATCAGTAGATAACTTAAAGTCAACTAAAGTAGATAAAGTATCAGGTAAAGAACTTTCTAGTAATGACTTTACTGACTCTTATAAGAGTAAGTTAGATAATATGCAAGGGGTTCCAACTGGTGGTACTAATGGTCAAGTACTTAAGAAGACTGCAAGTGGTGTAGCATGGTAGAATGATAATAACACTACTTACAGTGTGGCTACTAGTAGTGTAAACGGCTTGATGAGTTCTGCTGACAAGAGTAAGCTTGATGGTATAGCAGCTCAAGCTAATAAATATGTTTTACCTACCGCAACTGCATCTGTTTTAGGTGGTGTAAAGACTGGTGCTAATATTACTAATACTAGTGGCACTATCAGTCTAACTAAAGCAAATGTTACTGCTGCTTTAGGTTATACTCCCCCTACTGCTGATACCAAAGTTAATGTTAATAACACTCTGACAAGTACTAGTATAGTAGATGCTTTGTCAGCAGCACAAGGTAAAGTTTTAAAAGATTTAATTGACGCATTAACTGCTAGAGTTTCTGCATTGGAAACTCCAGCTGCATAATATATGAAGTATGGATACAGTAAGATTTTTTGCTGCTAATACCCAACCTAACCCAGTAGAAGTTGACTACTGGGTTGACCTTTATGATAACCCTTATGGTGGTAGTATTAAATATTATAATGGTACAGAATGGGTAAGATTAGCAGCTTCTGGAGGTATTCCAGATTTAAGTAAGTACTATACTAAAGTACAAGTAAACTAGTTACTTAATGATAAAGCTAGTGTATAGTCGGTTGAAAGTAAAGTAGATGATGAAGAAGTAAAAGATGTGATTAAGAATATTACATTTAGAACTTCTAACCCCAATGAAGTACAAATGGTACTCGCAAAATATGATACTACCACTGTTGCTATATCATTACCTAAAGCTAGTGATGTTTCTGCCGGTATAGTTACTTCTGATGATTTTAAAGACTTTGTTAAGCAAGTAGACCTTCAGCAATTATATCAAGAACTATATGATAGTAATAATAGCATAATAAATGCTATTAATGATATAAAAGCTAAATATCAAAAGAAGTTAATAGCTGGTAGCAATATAAAAATATCTGACGATAATGTTATATCAGCCACCATTTCAATAGAAGGAGGTGATATAGATGTCGATGGTATTAATAGTAAAATAGATGAGTTAACTGGTAAGTTACAAAAGGAAGTTACTAGGTCTACTAATGCTGATAATAAACTTACACGTGATTTGAGTACTGAGTCTACTACTGCTAGAGCTGCTGAGAAAAAGAATGCCGATAATATAGCTCGCAATACTCAAGCTATTCAGAAAGAGGTAGCAGATAGAAATGCTGCCATTAAGGTAGAGACTAACAGAGCTACTGCTGCTGAAAACAAACTAGCTAATGATATTGTTACTACAGTTGAAACAGAAAAAGATAGAGCAGAAGGTGTAGAGTAGGTTATAATTAATGATTTAGCCGAAGAAGTAACTAGAGCCAAAGCAGCTGAACAAGCTAATAAGACTGCTATAAATAAAGAAGTTACTGATAGACAATCAGCTATTGCAACTGAAGTAGATAATAGAAACGCAGCTATAGAGGTTGAAAAACAAAGAGCTCTCAAAGCAGAAGCTGCATTAGATTCTAAAATTGCCACTCACACTAATGAAATTAATACTGCTTTAGCAGATAAAGCTGATAAATCTACTACTTATAACAAAACAGAAGTAGATAGTAAAGTAAGCACTATCAATCAAACTAAACAAGATAAACTTACAGCTGGTTCTGGGATTAAGATTGAAAATAATACTATAAGTTCTACTCTTGATGTGCAATTGTATAAAATAGTTGATTCTTTACCTACTTAGGATGTAGAACCAGGTAAGATTTATTTAGTATTAAGTGAGACATCTACTGAATCAAATAAGTATACAGAGTATGTGTATGTTAACAATGAGTGGGAAATCATAGGATCTTATACTGCTAATGTAGATCTTAGTGGTTACTTAACTAAAACAGACGCTGCTAGTACTTATCAACCTAAAGGTAATTATGCATTAAAAACTGAAATACCAGATGTATCTACAAAGGCAGATACTTCATATGTTAATACACAGATACAAACTGTAAACACTGAAATAAATAAGAAAGCAAATAAAGCTGATTTACATGCTGTAGCTACATCTGGTAATTATAATGATCTTACTAATAAGCTTAAAGCAGGAAGCGGTGTAACTATTACTGACGATAATACTATCAATGCTAGTGTAGATTTATCAGGAGTTACTAATAGTATTAGTGAACTTGATAGTAAGATAGAAGCTGAGATATCTAGAGCTACTATAGCAGAGTCTAATAAAGTAGATAAGATAGTAGGTAAAGGTCTTAGCACCAATGATTATACTACTAATGAAAAGAATAAACTAGCTGGTATAGCTAGTGGAGCAGAGGTAAATGTGCAATCTGATTGGAATCAAACTGACATCAATTCAGATGATTATATTAAAAATAAACCTGTAGCTGCTACTATTGAAAAAGATGGGTTTATGTCTGCTTCTGATAAATCTAAGCTGAATAAAATCAATGATGTAAACTTTGCTTTTAATGGCGTAGATTATAAAGTTGACTCTATTAGTTTAAAAGGACAAGCTCTGAATATAAATTAGGGTACATTTCTTAATAAGACGTAGGAAATAAGTCAAGCTAGTATAACTCAAGCTGGCGTTATGTCATCTGCGGATAAGAAGAAGTTTGATAGTGTTCCTAATACTGTATTAAGTTCTATTAGTTTTAGAACTGGAAATGCTAGCAACTTAAGTATAGGTGCATAGACTGCTACTTATGATACTGCTACTGGAGTTTATAAAAGTTCTGAAAGAGTGATTGGAATGCCAGTAGTTTCTGGAACTCAAGCTGGTATAATGATTGCATCTGATAAAACCAAATTAGATGGTATCGCAGAGGGAGCTAATGCTTATACACTACCAGCAGCCACAGCACAAACACTAGGTGGTGTTAAAATAGGTAGTAATATATCATTGGCAGATGGAGGTGTTATAAGTATTAACAAGACTAATGTAACAACAGCATTAGGGTATACACCACTTGAGAGTGTAGATACTAGTAATTTTGTTACTTTAAGCGGTACTCAAACAATAGCTGGTAAAAAGACATTTAGTGATATTATCTACTTTAATCAACAAATACAAGGTAATGCATTAAGTGCTTCCAAATTGCAAATAGCTAGATAGATCAATGGCACTGACTTTAATGGTAGTGCTAGCATTACTACTTCTAAATGGGGTACTAGTAGAAACTTAACTATTGGTAAGACTACTAAAGCTGTAGATGGTAGTAATGAAGTAAGTTGGTTGACTAGTGAAATAGCAGATAATGCTACTACTACAACAGATGGATGGATGAGTAAAGAGGACAAGTTAGCATTAGCTAATTTGAATAGTGATTTCTACGGAAAAGAACAAGTAACAGTATCTGTTAAAAAAGATGGAGTAGCCCATTCTGTTTAGATTGATATTAAAAATAAAGATAACGATGAAGTCATAGCTACTTCTACTGGCAGCAGTTTAACTACAAGAATTGTGTATGGAGTTAAATATTATGTATCAGTTCCTGATATAGACAAATATACTATTAGTGCGGAAAGCTTAGAATACACAGCTTCACAATAGATGAGGACTATAAACCTTGAATATACAAGGTATGATGAAATTACAATAGATCAAACTGTAACAGATCCTAACTCTATGATATCAGGAGATGTTAACGGTACTGTATTATAGTGGATACGTAATAACACTCATAGGTATGTTGCAAAGAAAACTGGAGATGAGTAGGTTACTATATGCCAGTTAAGCGATAATGATACTACTAAATTCTATGATAATTTAACTAGCTCCTCTGCTTACATTAGAAGTATTAATCATGGAGTATTTGTTAGAATACCTAGATTTTGGTATAAAGCTACTGAAACTAGTACTAATATTTGGAAGATAGGATTTTCTAATAGATAGCAAGATAGTACATGGAAAGAGTGGGATGGTAACGATTTAATTGGAGCTTATGAAGGTGTTGTCAATGGTTCTCAATTGCTTAGTATATCAGGCGAACCATCTACTGGTAATGTTTCACAAATAGATTTTAAGTCATATGCTAGAACGAATGGTGTTGGATACACTCTTGTTAAATGGAAACACCATTGCATTGTAGGAGTGTTATATTACGCATTATATGGTAATACTAATTGCCAAGCTACTATAGGTAGTGGTACTAATTCTTATACTAAGAATACTGGACTTACTAATAGTTTAGGTATGAATGATTCATCAGCCTCTGCAACAGGAAATAGTGGTAGCATAAACTTCTTAGGATTAGAAAACTGGTGGGGCAATAAATACGAATTTATTGACAATGCTACGTTTAATCATGGTGGTACTGATTATAAATTTTATATAGTAGAGGATGACGGTAGTTCCAGAGAAGTTCAAGCTCACCAATATACAGGTACATTTTATCCTACTGTAATGGTATTCGGAGAGCATTTAGACCTTGTTATGAAACCTAATACTACTTCTGGAACAACTTCTACTGGCTTCTGTGATAGTTAGTACTTTTCAGGAAGTTCTAATTAGGTGGTTCGACGTTCTTACAGCAACTCGTATGCCTATGGGGGTGTGGCTTACTTGAGTACGAACAACTCGTATTCGGGTACTTACTCGGACATTGGTTCCCGTCTTGCCTTCAGAGGTACTATCATAGAAGAAAAAGATATAGAAACTTTTAAAGCTTTATAATAAAAATTACTAAAACATGGGTAGAGGTCCGTAGGAAACTAAAGTAGTTCAACGTTCTTACAACAACTCGAATGCCAATGAGAGTGTAGCTTACTTGAATACGAACAACTCAGATTCGAATACTAACTCGAACATTAGTTCCCGTCTTGCAAACAGAAACGCAGTCAGAACCATATAGGCTATTATGCCTAACGGACCGAGCCTTACTAAACTTTCTGAAATACTGAAAGAAGTAAAAAATCACGTGCGTGCCATCATGCGTTTGGTAGGTTAGTTCTCGAAGAAGGTAGATGGCGAAACTGAAGGAAATATGCGTAGAGAAGGATATATAATAGAAGAAATAATTGAATACTCTAATATGTTAGAAAGTTTCAATTACGTTATGAGAGGTACTAAGAGAAAAACTTCTGCAATTGGAATATACTTAATGGAAAACAAGGAATTAGTAATACAGTAGTTGCAGAAGGAAATAAGTGAAGCTACTTTTAAAATTAGTAGTTACAGAGAATACAAACTTTATGAATGGGGAAAAGAAAGAATAATACAAGTGATACCTTTAAGAGAAAGAATAGCTTTAAATGCTATAATGAGAGTTGTTGAAAAACATTTAGTGAAACGGTTCATAGCAGATTCAGCAGCTGGTCTTAAAGGTAGAGGATTACATTATTTATTCTATAGAATGGTCCGTGATATTAAAAGCAATCCTTAGGAAACTAAGTATGTATACAAATGTGATATTCGTAAGTTTTATATGAAAATAAATCAAGTAATTATGATGGAAGTTATTAGAAAATATTTCAAAGATAAGAAACTTATAATATTATTAGATAGATGTGTATCAATGTTACCAGAAGGATTATCTATAGGACTACGTACTTCACAAGCTCTTGGTAACTTATTATTGAACTATTATGTAGACCATAAACTAAAAGATCAATATGGTGTTAAGTACTACAGAAGATACTGTGATGATGAATTATTTCAAGCTGCAACTCCTTAGTAGTTAACACCTATAATAGATATATTAAAGCAGTGTGTATCAAAAGCTGATTTAGATGTCAAACCGAACGATCAGTTATATTGCATTAACAATAGAGACATAAACTTTTTAGGATATAGAGTTTATGCTGATGGTAAAATAACTATTAGAAAAAGAATCAAAAAGAAATTTGCCAAAAAGATTAAAACCATAAAAAGTAAAAAGAGAAAAAGAATATTAATATCTTCTTTCTACGGTTTAGCTAAGCATGCTCACTCTGGTAATTTGTTTAAAAAGATTACTGGAGTAAGTATAAAATGGTTCTAGAAGCACGGACCAAATGATATGTATAGATATAAGAAAGTTAAATAAGTAAGCCATGAGAAATTATAGTAATGCAGATATTAAATATATAGAATGTATAAATAACAAATTAAATAAGTGGAGAATACGTTGGGATATACAACCAGAATATCAACAAAATGAAGAAGGAAACCAAGAAGAAAGAGGAGTATCATTTTTAGAATATGAGTTTAAACACAAACCATCTTTAGATGAGATAAAAGATGTAGTATTGAAATGGTACAATGATAGAATAGATGCTTAGATTTACTCTGGATTTGTATGGAAAAATATGTCAGTGTGGTTATCTAAAGAAAATCAATTTAACTATAAAGCAGCATTTGATTTAGCAGTATAGACCAACAGTCAATCATTACCTGTTACATTTAAATTTGGTAGCGAGTATCCAATATATTATACATTTGAAACTATTGATGAATTGACTGACTTTTATCAGAAAGCCATGGATCATGTTACTACTACCTTGACAGCTGGATGGGCTTTGAAAGATTCATTAGATTGGTCAGTATATAATATAGATTGAGTTAGCAAAAGAGCTATTACATCTCCTGTATATACTTTTACTTATAGTAACATATACATACAGGAGACGTTTCATAAATAAAATGTCAAAGGTATTTTCACATGCTAGCTAGTGGCATGTTAGCATTAATCTCAGAAAAAATTAATGATTGTGTTAAGTAGAAGTGTACAAGTAATGAATCTCGCTAGACGTATATTTGCTAACGGTTACCAATCTATATTAGGTTGGTGTACTGGGATTGCAACTATAATAGCTCCAGCTATGCCTTTAATAGGCACTGCATTTCTGTTCATAATATTAGACTTAATCTATGGGTATAAAGTATATAAAAAATTCACAGGACACAAAGATATTGAATCTGGTAAGTTATGGAATACTTTAGAAAAACTAATGTTTGCATCAGTAATGATTGCTGGGTTTACTTTATTAGATAAGTTTATATTTATGACATATGCAGATCTGGTGCTAGCTAAAGTTGCAGCGGGTGCTGTATGTTTTGCAGAAATAATATCATTATTAGAATCACGTAAAGCGTTAAAGCCTAATTCAATAATAACAAAATTACTTTCTAAGATAATAAAATCTAAAGCAGAAAAATACCTAGATGTTGATATTTCAGATATAATAGAAGACTAGAAAAATATTAATACTATTACAAATGATACCAGTACTGATAAGCTTAGCAAAAAATAAAATTCTACAAGTTGTCAGTTGGTTTAAAAAGTATTACAAAATAATAGCAGTGATTGTCATTTCGATACTCACTGCTATTTTGTTTTATTAGCATGACTAGCTACAAAAGAAGAATTTAGAAATAGATAGAGTAACTAATAATTACGAATTCTACATGAAACAAACCGCGGAAAGTATTAAGTAGAATCAAGTATTGTAGCTTACTTTAAATGAATATAAAGAAACCAAAGATAGCTTAATATAGAAAATAAAAGCTACTTAGAAGAAATTAAAAATCAAAGAGAAGGAGCTATCTCAAGTGCAGATATAGGAGCAAGAAATAGTACATGATACTACAGTAGTAGTCAAATCAAATGACTTTGAAGTGGAAATCAAACCAAATAGTTTAACATCAATTATTATAAGCAGAAAAGATACTCTCCTTAAACATCGTCTAGACATTAGAAATTCTCAAACAGTGTTTGTAGGTTAGAAAAAAATATACAAAAGATAGTATAAGAATTGGTTCTAGAGACTCCTTCACTTTGATTTTAAAAAGAAAACTATTTATAAGTACCAAATAGATAACAGTAATAAATTAATCAAAATAGAAAATACTAGAATAGTTGAATTATCAAAATGAACTTTATTAGTAATATAATTAAAATATTCAATATGATGAGAGAAAGACTGAAAATAGAACGTCATGAGGCTATGTACGGTCCACACTTCAATGAAGAATAGGCACTGAAAGCAGTCTCAAAGATGGAAAATGAAGATGGCTCTCGTGGAGAACATTGGAGTTTAGAAGAAGCTACTTCAATCGCCAATCAATACGGAATCAATCTGAAAAGTGAAAAGTTTAATAAGTATGATTGGTACGTCGCTCTCAATATGGTACGTTCAGATTACTATCGTGCAGTAGTAAATATGACAAATGGTGATCACATTAAATATTTTGTAGAACTTACAAAAGCCTGGATAAATGACAAAGACATTGATGAAGGCAAGATGTGGTATTACTATTGCTATGTTATGTGTGACAAACTTCGTAAAGAAAACAAATCAATGTTAATGTTTGAGGAAGATGAAGACGAAGAAGAGGAATACAGATATGCTCGTGGTAGAGGACGTGGCAGAGGTAGAAGTGGAAGAATGCATTATAGTTATAGATTTGAAGATGACGATGATGAATACTTCGACCATGAAAGAGAACGAGAAGAACAAATGATGCGTAAATACGAACCTATTCGTGATATGCGCGAAAGAAGAATATCAAGATATTAATTAATCAAAAAATTATAACTATGTACGAACCCGAAAAAATTTATGTACAAAACGCTGGCGGTATTGACGCAGGCGTAGCTGCTTTAATGCAGAATGCAAATAAAAGTATGGACCCTGCTGCTTTGATGGCTATGATGAACAACAACGGTATGGGTGGTAACGGTGGTTGGTGGTGGATTTGGATTATCCTCATCTTCTTCTGCTGGGGTGGATTCGGAGGTAATGGTTTCGGTAGAGATGGTAATGCTGCTGGACGTTTGGCTTCTGAATTGAATACAGATGCTAACACTAACCTGTTGATGCAGGCAATTAATGGTAACAAGGATGCTATTAACTCTTTGTCTACTACTTTGAACTGTGACGTAACATCTATTCAGAATGCTTTGAGTCAGATTAACTCTGGTGTAAATCAGATTTCTTGTGATTGCAAGTTGTCTAGCTGCGAAGTTATAAATGCTATTACTTCAGGTAACGCTAACTTAGCTTCTCAATTAGCTAACTGCTGCTGCCAGACTCAACGCTCTATTGATTCAGTTAACTTGAATTTAACTAAGATGGATGCTGACAATCGTTTAGCTATCTGCCAGCAGACTAATAGCTTACAAAATGCTATTACTGGTGGTTTTAATAATCTGATGACTGATAACGCTGGTAAATTCAATGTAATTGGCGCTAAGATAGATGCACAGACTCAGATGATTAATGACAAATTCTGTCAACTTGAAATGCGTGAAATGCAGAATAAGATAGATACTTTACGTGCTGAAAAATCAGCTTTGGAATTAGGTTTATCACAATCTGCTCAAACTGCAAACATTGTTAACCAATTGCGTCCATGTCCAGTTCCAGCTTATTTAACATGCAATCCGTTTGGATGTAACGGTGGATTTACTGGTTACGGTTACGGATATAACGACGGTTGCGGTTGTGCTTGCTAATAAGAAAGGAGGTAATTATGTTTAACCCTTTCTTTAATCCTTATAGAATAAGACGTATTGATCAAGGTGGTATACCTACTCTTGATACAATATTCTCTAATGTAGATACCACTAACAACACTGTTACATATGGTGTATGTCCATTTCAATGGAGACAGTTGCCTTGCAGAGGCTTGATATTACTTAATATTAATCATACAGCAACTGGTGCTAGCGAAGGATCATTAGTATCTGTAGCTACTTCTGTTAGTTCTAGCTAGGTGTCATCTAATCCTGCTAGTGTTAATACTAATAGTGGTAAAGCTTTACTAAATGGTTCTGGAGAGCAAATGCCTACCGAAGAAATTTCAACTGGTAACAAATACTTAATATATTATGACAAACGTACTGGCGTATTTCAAACTATAAATCACATTGTAGCTCCAGCTACAGCGTAAACTAAATAACGAAACGGGGCTATCTTAACGGTAGCCCTTTAAACCAATTCATTATGCTATTCAATCAATTAAAAATTGGAGATCACGTCCATGTATTAGAAGTTCTAGGAACTTTTAAAAAGACTACTGTTTATAGTCTCGGTTCTATTACTTAGGTTTCAGGTCCTTACGATGAGCCTCTACCTCAAGGTTAGTTTGCATTACCTGGATAGAATAGAAGAAAACTAGTAGATATATATGTTAGTTGTAACGGAGAATCTAAGAAATTATCAGTTCCATAGGATAAATCAATAATTAATGATAACTCTATCGGTCTTACTATAGCTACAGATAAAACAGAAATAGCTAATATGGTTAGATAGAATTACAATGAATTTAAAGCTAAGAAAGAAGCAGCTGCTAAATATGATGAAGAAATGGAAAAGTGCAAAGCTATCTTAGATTAGTTAGATGCTGAAATAGAACCACAAATTACTACACCGTAGATAGATAATAGTAAAGAAATAAACGATATTAAAAATGAGATAACTGATATTAAGAATACTATAGCTGAAGCTAAGAAGATGTTTATGGGAGGGTTTCCTAAACCACCAGCTATGAATTTTCCAGTTCCTCAAAATAAACCGTAATAATAAGGTAGACAATTTAGTCTACCTTTTTTATTATACTTAGTTTTAGGAACAGCTATTAGTTACAACGTAGGAATGTACCTACCTTATATTAAAATCACACAGTGAGCCTTAAAATGCGTTTAATCACTATTATAATTATAATTAATACATATTAATATGACATTAAACGAGCTTGTTCAGGATGTATTACTTGAAGCTAGAAATAATCAGATAACTGAAAGTGAAAAGCTAAGTAGACATCAGATTGAAATATGGATAAAGTCTTATCGAGCAATGCTTATAAAATAGGATATAGATAAAGGTAGAACAGTAAATCCTTTATATACTCAGACTATTAAGATGCATCTCGATAAAGTAGAAGAAGAGACTGGTCATCTAGAATATATAGGAGACAAAGAATTGCCCGCATTAATAGATTTTAATTTTAGACCTGGAGTAGTATCTGTAAAAGATATGTTTGGTAATTTAATATAGCTAGGGTCTGAAACTAAGATGAAACTACAGAGATACAGAAAGTATACATGCAAAGATTACATAGCATATGTTAAAGGCAATAGAATATATGTAGAGGGTGATGCCAATCAGTTAGAATATATAGAAGTAGAAATAATAGCAGAAGATCCTACTGATTTAAAACTATGTTACAACCCAGAAACAGACGAGTATCCTTTACCAGCAGCTATGTGGGGTACAATAAAAGATATGATCTTTGCAAAAGACTTTAGAACTATGAGTATGCAACCTTCTGATACTACTAATGATAGTAAAGATGACTTATAGAATGTTTATAATCCTAATGTAAATAGAAGAGTAAGAAGATGAATGAACTAAATAAATCAGCAAATAAAACAGCTTCTTATACTATTCCTTCATTCTATAATAACTATTTAAGTAGTATAGAACCAGATACAGTATATGATATACCATACTCTATTTATAGACAGATAGTAACAGACTACTTTTAGTATATTAGAGATGAACTATTAGAAAATAGTAAAGAAGTAAAGTTACCATATAGACTTGGATCAATATAGATAGTAAAACACAAACCTAAACATTATGACGGTAGAAGTCTTAGAATTGACTACAAGTCTACAAAAGAATTAGGAAAGCTAGTGTATTTGACTAATGAACACTCAGATTGGTTTAAATATCGAATTTACTGGAACAAATAGGATATGATAGTAGCAAATAAGAGTAAGTATTAGCTTACTTTAACTAGAGCTAATAAAAGGCATCTAGCTTAGCTTATAAAAAATAAAATACACGATTACGAAGAAATTTAACTAGCCAATTATAGAATTATGATATATAAAATGGTATCCTCAAAAGCTGTTATAGCTAAAGTAATAGCTGACTTAGGAATGGATGAGGATGATATAAAAATAACAGATATTTAGGAATGGATTGGAGAAGCTGTATCAAAGATAGGTTCTGTAAATTAGCTAGATCATAAAGTGGTTAATATACCACTAAAAGGTTATCAAGCTAAGTTACCTTGTGACTTAGAAAAATTGAATACAGTAGCATTTTCATTCTGTGATTGCGGTGGTTGGCTTCCAATGAGAAAAACAACTAGCGCATTTAGTGTTTATAGTAGGTCTTGTGAATAGTCTTGCTGTGATATGTTAGTACAAGATGAAGCTTTAATACCAATGGTAAAAAATATGTTTAATCTTACTAATGATAGACAAGCTTTAGACAAACTAAATGAAGATGACAATCTAAGATCTACACTTAGCTCTTTACTAAATCAATATACAGTGTGTAGCAGTAATGGTAAAATAATGGGAGTAGCTAATAATACTAATTTTAGTAATTCTCTACAGTATGATATCAAACCTGGTTATATCTTTTGCAATATACCAGAAGGTTGGTTAAAGTTATCATACTATGCTACATATACAGATGAAGAAGGAATGCCAATGATACCTGATAATCCTTCTTACTTTGAAGCCATTTATTGGTACGTTGCTATGAAGTTACTGTATATCGAATATTTTAAAGGAAATAAACCGTAGCATATATACTATGATGCTAAAAGTTCATGGAACTTCTATAGAAAACAAGCTTATGCTGAATCTCTTATGCCTAATGCAGATGAAATAGAAAGCATAAAGAATACTTGGACTACTCTAGTGCCAGAAGTAATGGAGCATGATACATTTTTTAGTGCTACTGGTGATAGACAACATATATATAATTAGAACTTTAGTAACTTATGGAAATAAATAGTCAAGTAAACACTTTTGAAGGGGGTATGAATATGGATTCAGACATCAGTATGTTGAGAAATAATCAATATAGATGGGCTGAAAATATTCGTTTACTCACTGACAATGCTGGTACTACTGGAGTTCTATAGAATATAGAAGATGTAAGACAGTATGAAAATGGATTAGGTGCTTCAGAAATAATACTAGGTACAGCAGTCACTAGGTGGTACAATAAAGCTAAAGGTATAGTAGAAGAATGTGGTATAGTTATTACTAAAGAATTATACGAAGGAGATTATATTAACAACATCTATGCTGTTACTGATTTTGATAGTATTAAACCAACCTGGAATTTAGTAGTATCGGCAGAAATGGATTTAATTAAAAAGGTAGCTATTGTTAGTAATTACGAAACTGAGAGTGTAAGTAAGATATACATATCTGATGGAGTGTCAGCTATTAAGTGTGTCAATATATCTAAAGAATATAACACTACTAAATCTAATCACATTACTGATAACACCTACTTCGATTTATTACCTAGTTCTACTATAGCTCCATTTATACTAGAATCTATGACTACTGGTAGTTTACCAGCTGGTATGGTATAGTATTGTTACCAATTATTTACTACACATGGTAGTGAAACTGCTACATCGTCATTGAGTGCAATGATACCTATAATATCTGATAATAGTAACAGATCTAAGACTGTGAATGGAGATCCTAAAGATACTATGACAGATAAGGGTTGTTTACTAAAAGCTACTATGTTTAATGATGGTAGATTTGAAAGAGTAAGAATAATAAGCATTCAATATTTAACTAATAATCAAGCTCCTAGAATATATATAGTAAATGAATGTGACTTACCAGAATCAGAATCTGGTACTGTAACATTTACTTATAATGATAATGGTACTGGTTATATTAGTGAATTAAGTATAGAGGAATTTAATGATCTAGTGCCATTTGAGTTCAATGCGAAGAGCATAGCTAAAATGAACAACAGACTATTTGCTTCTAACATACAGGAATTAACTTGGGATGTAGACTATGACGCTAGAGCTTATAGGTGTAATAGTAAAGGAATTGTTAAGTTAAATTCTAGTATATCTGATAATATTGAGCTCCCGCTTAAACAAATATTAGATCCACTAAATGACGTAATTATTCCTAAATAGCACGACTGTATAAATCCTATGAATAGTCAGACTGTCTATCCCAATGATGTAGATAGTGAATACGCTTATGGTTTTGATGTAGAAACAAACACCGCTGAAGAACCAGAACAGTCAGAAGAACAACCAATAGTAGCTAAAATTAGAGGAGGTAAAGGGTTTAATATATCTTATAGATTCATTATTGCAGACCTAATAGAATCGGATGGTTCTACAGTATCAGATGGAGAAAGCAATAAACCGTTTATTGGATATAACCTCGAATTGAGTTCTATGCGTAGAACTACAAACAGTATACAATTAAGATGCCCAGAAACTAATTCTATAGTAGCTGTTTCTAATATTAGCACTCCTGGATCTAGAATAAGAAATTATTGTGATCCATTTTATGTTGCTAACTTCTTAGGCTATCAAAGAGATGAAGTATACAGATTTGGTATAGTGTTCTACAATAATAAAAATATTCCTTCTCCAGTACATTGGATAGGGGATATTAGATTTCCGTCAGCTGATATTCCAGGATATGAGCCTTTTACTTTTGGTGGAACTGTAGATGGAAGTGGTAACTATGAATTAGTATCACATCCTCTCGGTATTCAGTTTCAAGTAAGCAATATACCTACAGACGTAACAGCATACGAAATTGTAAGATGCGACCGTACTATATCTGATAGAACAGTAGTAGCTCAAGGTTTATTAAATAGAACAATTAGATATAACGGATGGGCAAATTCTGATGATTATGTTTATAGTAGGCACACATTAGGTCCTATGGATAGAAGACCAGCTATTATGCCTACATTCTCAGCATCTAAAAATACAGCATTTGCGCAAGGATATTATGTTATTCAGGATAATAGAATGGAGCAGCAAAAGAAACAATTACAAAATCCATTTGATACTAACGGAGTGTTTGATTTAGTAAGCCCTGAAATATGTTTCAATAAAGAAAAGTCTGAATAGATAATAACATCTGATGCTAAAATTGTCCCTTTATATTGTGGTATGTGTGCTACCTATTGTAATGATGCAGGCAACGAACACCATAGATGTGGTATACCTTTTACTGGAGTAATAAATATTACTAGTACAGAATATCAAAAGAACCCATTTGGAGGTATAGCTTCAGAAGCAAGCCATGTTGATGATAAACCTGCATTAGAAAATGGTGTACTAGACGGATTTGAATAGAACGGCACTGAAGAAAGTGGAGGTATATGTAAATACTATCAGTTCTTTACTAAAGAATACGCTAACTACTAGAATTCTAACAATAGAATCGCATTTGATATTAACAGTGCTATAAAAACTACTAATATATCACCTTACACAGATTTAGAAGGAGCTAAAGGTTATATAGATTATATAGACAAATACTCTTATGTTAACTGGTCAATAGGATCGTATGAAGCTTGGGGTCCTCATGGTGTTAACATGGTAGTTACTTCTAATAATTTATACGATACATATAATGGAATATCAAGAACTCCATATGGATCTAAATATTCTTACAATGCTGTGCTATTTGTCAATATAAAGAAAAGAGCTGCACAATATGGTGGCGATACTTATGCTAACAGACAAAACTCTATCTATATAAGTACTAATACTTATGTAAAACCTACTTGGGATGACTATAATAATCCTATCTGCTTTGGAGGCGATACTTACTTAGGAGTATTTGATTATTCACATACTTTGTTGTTTACTAAGAATGTGTCTACTGATATGAATGGTTATAAGAGATACGTTGGATGTTATATACCGCTGGAATCTAGTGTTAACTTATATTATAGAAACGATACTCACTTCAGCCAAGAAACATTGCCTTCTAGAACAGGAGCTACAGTTGGTTCTGCTAATATATATTATACTACAGAACCTGGAACTTTGAATACTATATCTGCATAGAGTGTACCTATGTATGCATACAATGCAGCATATTCTAGTTCTAGTACTAGTAAAAGCTATATACAAAAGTCTATGTATGCTGAAGATGATATTAAGAGTTCTAATAGAATTACATGTTCTGAGTTAAAGACAAATAACGAACAAACAGATAGTTGGACTAAATTCAAGTTTGCTAATTATTTAGATGTAGATAGTTCTTATGGACCAATAACTAACTTAAAAGTATTTAAAAATAGATTGTATTATTTTTAGGATAGTGCAGTTGGAATAGCATCAGTAAATGATAGATCTCTTATAAGCGATAATAACGCTGGAGCATTAGTATTAGGTACAGGTGGTATACTTACTAGATTTGACTACTTAGTTACACTAAATGGGGATAGTATAGTAAATGATAAGAGTATTACTAATTCAGAGACTACTATATACTGGTATGACCTTGATAAGAATGTGTTATGTTCATTAGGTAACGGATTTAATGAATTGTCTAAAGTTAAATTCGTTTAGACTTACCTTAATCGTTTGCCAGATAAAGCTAGAACTAATCCAGTATCATTTTACGATAAGAAATACAATGAAGTATGGTTCAGAGTATACGATAGATCTCTCATATTCAATGAACAGTTAGGAGTATTTACATCATTCTATACTCATAATCCAAATTGGTTCTTCCCGTTTTCTACTAGACTTGTTACTATAAAGAATAACAACTGTTATTACTTACATAATATGTATGATGTGAATAGTGAAGTAAAAGAAGAGAGAGTTTCTTATATTAGATTTGTAGTTAATAAAGATATGGCTCAGACTAAGGTATTTGATAACCAATGGATGTACGCAGATCTTACAGACCCAACTAATTAGGATCAAACTAAGATATTAAAGAACATATATTTCACTACTAAAACTTAGGAAACAGAACCAATTAATTGGGAGAATATAGATCACAGAGAGGACAATTATAGATTTCCAATCGGTAGAGAAAAATAGAATGACCCATATCAATAGGAATAGACTAACATGTCTTACGCTGGTAGAATGAGAGGAAAATATTTGATATGTAATTATACATTCGATTGCAATAATAACAAAGAGTTTAAGCTTCCTTATGTGAAGACAACTTATAGATATTCTATGCTATAATATGAAAAAGAAAATAAACATACCTAAATATGCATACGGAGTAGATTAGATAACCGATGCAATAGGTGCAGGATTAAATATGATAGGTAATGCCACATAGGGAAATTAGGTTACAGCTGGTGGTATATTAAGTGGAGTAGCAGGTGGAGCTATGGCGGGTGCTCAGTTTGGAGTACCTGGAGCTATTATAGGAGGAGGATTAGGTTTAATAACATCTTCTATGGGAACTGGTGGAGATGTAAATGAACAAACAGGTGAAGTTACTAATCCATCTGGTATAGCTGGCTTATTTGGTCATAGTAAGAGATACTTACAGAATAGAGGAGCTAAGATAAGAAATGGTATACAAGCTAGATCCAATGCAGAACAAATAGCTTCTGATTACTATATGAATAATGGTTATAATAATTTATCGCTATCTAAAGGTGGTATTGTTCCATCTACTATGGCTTACTTAGATGATGGAGAATTAATTAGAACTCCAGATGGTACAATAGGCTCAATACCAGAGGAAGGTAAACCAACTGATTCTAATTTACTTAATGTACCAGTAGGAACTCAGGTACTAAGTGACAAGTTAAAAGTTCCAGGAACTAAAAAGACATTTGCTGAAATGGGAAAGAAATTAATGAGAAAAGCAAAAGAAGGTGGTGATATTTATGCTCAGAATAGTAAGAGATTAAATGAGCTTAATAATCAACTGGCTTATCAAGAACTATTAGAATTGCAAGAGTCAGTAAAAAACAAAGCTTCTAATAAAGCTAATAAGTATAGTAAAGGTACAGATAGTAATGGCATTTCACCTAGAATCAAACCTTACAAATATAATACTAATATGAGTAAATTCCCATATTGGGACAGTACTACAAACAATTATAAACCTGAATATCTTAACTGGGTTAATAATATTACAGATCAGGATATAAAGGATATTTATAGTGGTAAATACGGTGATATGTCTACTTATTTAGGTAAAAACAAAGGAGTAATACCTACTGTGCAAGAAGCTAAAGCTTTGATGACGGATAAAAAGTATGGAGACTGGCATAAAATTGGACAAACATTTGCTACAGCTAAAAGTAGAGAGTCTCAAAGTATTCCTAATAAAACTAGATTTGGCAGAAATACTCAAGACTTTAGTAGAACACCTATTACAGTGAATGCTCCAATAGGTAATGTAGATTCTTCTAATGAAAGAGGATCTTATTTTAATTACACTGGTAATCCTGGTAAAATAAATGTTAATAGAAAATTAACCCCGTCTAGTGCTGGAGTATAGGATTCAATAGATCCTGCTAATTTAGGAGGATTAATGAGTAACTTAGCTGCTTTAGCTGGTCCTATAGGTAATATATCAGTAGGTAGACCAGAACAAGTAGATACTTATACATATGACCCAGTTTATGGTCCTACCGAATATAACATAGGTCCTTTACTTAATTAGATTGCTTCTAGTGATGCTATAGCAAGATACAACATGGCTAATATAAATCCAAATACAGGAGCTAACATGGCGTTTGGTATACAATCAGCAGTAAATAGAAACAATGCAATAGCTAACGCATACTCTCAAAAGAATAATGCTGAAAATCAAATGGCATTTAATAATGCACAGATAGCAAATCAATGGGGACAACAGTATGCTAATGCAAGACATATAGCAGCTAATGAATAGGCTTAGAATGATGCTACAGCTAGAAATATACGTAGACAAGGTTATGGTGATTTATCTACAAGATTGCAAGCTATCAGTAGAGACAAGCGTTTAATGAACAGAGATTAGGCAATGCTAGAAGCTATGTTGCCGTATTTAGAATATGGTATGACGTCCAAACAATTAAAAGAATTACACAGTAGATTAAGTTATGGCAGTTAATAGATTTGATAAACCAATAGAAAGTGAGTATATTAGTCAGTATACTCCAATTCCTTTTGAATAGCTATATGCTATAGGTAAGGCAAATAACGAAAGAGTAGATAAAGCTTACAACGATTTAGCAAACCAATTTAGTAAATGGGGTGAATTTAGATCCCCATCAGCAGTAGATACAAAAAGATTTTATGACTATACTATTGGAGCTGCACAAGATCTAGTAAATCAATTAGCTGCAAATCCAGATATGATAAAAACAGCTGAAGGTCGTTCGATGATACAATCTTTTATAAACTCTAGACCATACAATGAACTTAGTCAGTTGCAACAAAGTCGTGAAGGTATGCTCTAGAGATAGGCTGCTAATCAAAAGTTAATGTTAGCTGGTAAATATAATCCGTTGTGGCACGATGTAAATTTTACAGATTATGATACAATCAATAGTAAGATATATAACGACGTTGCTCCATTAGCTTATAAATCCGAAGTAGATCTTGTAAAACCATATGTAGATAATTTGAAGTCAGAATTTATAAGATCTGATGGCAGTTACGATTACTTAGGAGTATCTACTGATAGAACTGATGAACAAATAGCTAAAAATATCTCTTCTATATATAATACTCCAGAGGCTCAAATGCATATACAATCTTTAATTAAGCAAGGATTTAATAAAGATTAGGCTAACGCATTATTTGCAGATAGAATTTATAGAGCTGGAAGAGAATTTGCTTATGAAGGTAGAGAAGCAAATGAATTTGCCAAAATGAGATATAAACACAATTTAGATAATCCGTAGTCAGATTAGGATGGTCCGTGGTATTTAACCGAATCATTAGAATATAACGGTTTAGAGAAGTTTAATATAGCTAGAGATAATTATTTATCTAATAATCCTAATTATGAAAAACTAAGAACAGATATTAATAGTGAAGATCAATCTGTTAGACAAATAGCAACTAACTAGCTTAAATCAATAGCAAATGCAGCTACTCCTCGTAATATGTTTAGAGATATTATGAATAAATATGGAACAGAAAAGGATGGTAAGCTACAAATACAGAGTGATAAAATTGATTATGCAGTCAATGATATATTTAACAATTTTGGTAGAGTTAGCAGAAATGCTCCATTAAATGACTTACTTAGTAATACTATACAAGGAATAACTAAAGATGAACAAAATACTCCGCTGGGTAAACGTAGAGTAATATCTGGAGGCGAAAATTTAAATTTAACGTCTAGGGTTATATCTGAGATAGCAGGATTTGAATCTGTAGGTCCTGGTAGGAACAAGGTCATTAATGCTTTAAAATCAGGAAATTTCAACAATATGATATTGATGAGTAATGATTATATGATGACTTTACCAACTATAGAAAATGGTGAACAGAGTACTTTAAACTTACAAAATATAAAAGTTGCTATATCTGAGGATGATATTAAAAATGCAGGTCTTACTGATGATGATATGAAAAAAGCTGGAGCTGTAGTATAGATATCCAAACAATAGATATCAGATAGTGAAACACACAACTTATCAGGAAAAACATCTGGTGAAAAGTCTGAGTTAGGAGAGCAAATTGCTAAGAAGTGGAGTAGTAATACTACAAGGACCATTAGACCTGGAATTAAATATTATATATTAGATTTAACAAATACGATACCAACTAGAGGCGTTGATGCTGAATACCTGAATTAGCAAGCTCTTAAAATGAATTTGACAGGAGCTGCGTATTCTGGATTATATCCTGATGTACAAAATAAATCTTTTAGATTTAAATAATAATAATATGGCAAAAAAGCAAACATTTACTGTGGGTAGTAAAGATAATATGAGAAGTAGGCTTCAAGAGTTAAAGGATTATACATTTAATCCTTTAACTGGGGTTAATCTGTCTGAAGAACAATATGAATTTAATATGGCTTAGACTGAACCATTAGAAACATATTCTTTAGAAGAAGCCCCTTAGTAGAAACAAACAGTAACTACAGAAGATGCTAGTTCCACGAAGAATGGAATAGTACCCAACTTTATAGCAGATCCAGTATTCTCATTTATCAATGGTATTCAATAGGATATGGTAGAAAGATCTACTGGAGATAAACTATTGAACGATAAAGAAAGAGGTGAATTAGAATTTCAAAAAGTATTTCTTGAAACTGAAAGAGAAATGAAGTTGCTAGACCAGCAACTTAATCGTGCTTATTTAGATAAAGACACTAATAAAGTTCATGAACTCTATCCTTAGTATAAGGTAGCGTTTGATACATATGTTAGTATGCTAGATGAATATAAAAAAGTAGCTAGTAAATATTATAATAAATACGGATATCAACCTACAATAGAAGCTAGATTACAAGCTCTTAATGAAGGTATTTCTGAAAAAGAACAGAAAAGTAAAGAGCTTGGGGAAGACATTCAGTTTGGTAGAAATATAATTCATTATACTAATAATATATATTCTGTCACAGACTAGTGGAAAAAATTAGAACAAGAAGATTGGATGTATCAAGTACCTAGAGCTCTCGGTACTTCTTTTTCTTCTATACAGGCTACAGCAGTTAATTATGCTGCTGTAGCTGGAGCTAATTATCTAACAGCTCAAGCTGCTGCTTCTCCAGCAGGACCGTATTCTCCATTGATTGCAGGAGGTGCAGCATTGATAGGGGCTGGTGTTACTGTAGGTACTGAAGTATGGTCTAGGAATAGAGAATCTCTATCAGAAGTAGCTAATAATTATAAGCAAAATGTATATGAGTATGCTAGTAAGAATAACATAGATATAAATAGCATAGCTGATATAGGTAGAGATGAGTTAAAACGTATAACTGGCATAGAATATTCTAAAGATAAGAATTCTTCAAATTATAGAAGTAACGATGAAGTATTTGAAGATATGTTGGCGTATGATATACCTACTGGTAATGCAGAACTAGATGCGCTAAGATATAGTACTAAAAATAATTTGAAGGATATATATAATCGGAATATGTCTCTGGCTGTCAGCGATGTGGCTCAAGCTGCTACTATAATTCCTGGGGCAGGTAAAGTATTTACTAAAGTACTAGGTAAACTTAATCTACCAGAAAGAGCTATTGATAGTACGGTCAAAGTATTAGATAAGGCAATTGATTATACTACTAAGAAAGTAGCCCCTAAAATGTCTAAGGTAGCCAAACATAGATTATCTAAATACGTGTTAGAACCTACAGTTAGAATAAGTGCTAATGCCGCATTAGAAGGAGTTGAAGAAGTAACACAATACATGATTGGTAATCGTATGAATGAATAGGATGTGCCTGATACCGATCTGTATAACCCCATTGATATAGCTACCATGTTTATGGAAAACAACGCTATGGCTTTAAAAGGTTTAGCAGCTGTAGCTGGTATTAGTGGCGATCCAGCTTTAGATGGAAATAAAGAGTTGGTAGATAACTTTAAAGTAGGGGCAGCTATTGGTTTACTTATGGGTGGTGGAACTACAGCTGTAAATACTATTAATAATATAAGATCTTATAATGCAGGCACAGAATTATCTAGAAATTTAATGGCAGAACATATATCTGCAAAAGAAGATATATATAAGTACATTCAATATGCTAATAAAGCGGATAAGAGAATGCTTAATAAGGAAGCATTTTTGGATGCTATAGATCAACAAATAGAATCTGCTAGTATACCAGATGGATGGACTAAGTAGGATTTAGAGAATGAAAAGAAAAATATATCTTCTATATATGATATCATAAAGAATAATAGTAAAGTAAGAGAGTTTAAAGGGGAAGATAGACATATTGCAGCTGCTATATATAAGCATAAAACAGATATGTATAATAAAGCTATATCTGATTATGAAACTCAAATAAGAGATATATCTCAAAGCTATAATTCTATTAATTCTGAAATAGATAATGTATTAAGTAGTTTATCTGATAGTAGCATTGATAGTGAAAACGCATTACTGTTAAAAACTTATTTGTTAGATAAAGCAAGACTGGAAGGAATTAAAAATTATATCAAAGTATTAGAAGAATCTTAGATAGTAGATAAGGATAAACTAGACGAGTTCTATATAGCTGAAAAGAGTATAGAAAGAGATTTATCTAATTTGTTAGATATTAAAGATAAGTTCTCTATAAATCCTGACAATGTTATTTTGAGCTCTAGAGATAATATTGAAGCAAATGCTGTTAAAAGTATTTTAGCAGAAATTGCATTAACAGATGCTAAACAATCATATAAGAAATTTATAAATAGCGATAAAGCCTTAACTAAGGCTGTCTCTATGTATAAGAATAGTATTACTGAAGATACTACAAATCAAGATGAATAGATTCAAGAAGAAGAAACTCCGCAACAAGAACCTGCTAATATTGATGAAGAAGAAACTCCAGATACTATAATATTACAAGATAGTATTGATAAAGCGCAACAATCAGTAGATGAAATTCAAGAACCGATTAATTAGCAGTCTGATACACTTGAACAGACACAGCAACAACTAACAGGAGAAACTGAAGAAGAGGAAAAAGCTGTTTCTTAGCCCACTCAAGTTCCTTCTGAACAACCTGTTCAAGAAGAAGAAAAAGAAGTTACATCTCCTAAATCATTTTGGGAACTAGGTACAACTGTAGATACAAATGAAGACTATGAAGGGTTAGTAGAAGAAGAATTAACTGAAGAAGATCTAATTAACCCTGAAGAAACCATATCAGAAGATAATACTAATAACGTAGCAGACAACCCAGAAGCTACAGCAGATCAAAATGCATCTGATTATGAAGGTACATAGAGTGTTGAAGATATACCTTCTGTTTAGGAACAGCCTTCAATGCATACAGAAGAAATCATTCCACAAACTCATACTGTTACTAGTAATGCAGAACAACCTTCTGCTCCTGTTACTGAACAAGATATAGAAGATAGTAAAGTATATGATACTGACGATATTTAGGTTAATGATGAAGAACCTACTGAATTAGTATATGGCACTTTGTATTATCAACCAGATAACGATTAGCCTATGTTTAAAGGTTACGAGTCTGGAAGATCATTAAATGAATATCTATCTACTCCAGGAATGCTAGCTGAAAGTAAAATTACGGCTAAAATAGGTCCTAAAGATTCTAAATTTGGTTCATATGATCCTACAAATAAAGCCACTTGGGATGAAGCTCCTATATATATAGAAATAGAAGCCAAAGATGGTAGGAAGTTTATGGCTACTTTAAAAACAATTGAAGGAGCTAAAGGTATATACAGAACTCACGGTAGAGAATTATCTAAATCAGAAGAAGATAGAATTCGCGAATTACGTAATCAAATTATTGAAGCTAAAATTAATGACCCTAACTGTGAAATAACATTTAAAAATATTACTATTACTAATGGTAATTTTAATGTTAATAGAACAGAAGAAGGAGCAGTAATAAACAGAAATTTATTAGATATATAGTCTCTAGGAGTTAAAGACTTATACAATATATTAGATTCAGAAACTAAATTCGGTATAGGTAAGGGTGTAGCAGATCATTTTATAATCATGGATAGAAACGGTCTTCCAATGAAAGGTAAAGGTGGATCTGGTAAAATATTTGTATATCCGCCTGCACAAAACACACCATCTGGAGTTACTAGAAATATTAAATTAAATGAAGCTAAATTTAGTAATTAGGACGGAAGTCCGTCAGAATTAGCTAGGTATCTTGCAAATGTAATATTATATAGACAAACTGATAATGAATCAGTATATCCAGAAGATATAATACGTCTTGTAGTTAATTATGGTAATTCTACTATATTAGATCCTTCTGACCCAAGGTACGCATTTTTAGCTGACAAATAGTTCTTTGTAAACTATAAAGAAGGGTGGGCGCAATTAGGTAAAGAACAAATTCCTTTATCTAAATTAAGAACTAAAGATGGATTCGATGATCTTGTAGAATTTATTACTGATAATCTACATTGGAACACAGAAAAAACTTTATTGTGGGACTTCTTACCAAAATCGTTTAAGGAAGCAATGATAGATGATAATGTAGATTATTTAGAATTAGCTCCAGGATTAGAATTTGATTTAGAAGATGTTGGTTTGAAGAGAATTAATGGAAAATTATTAACTGACGAAGATAATCCAAACGGTCTTACTACTTTAGCTTATCTAATTAAACATGGAAAATTACTAAGTGACTTATAGGATAGGTTATTTACTAGACCTTATGTGTATATTGATTCTCCAGTAATATCTTCTAAACCTACTGAACAACAAAAGGAATTAGGAGCAGAATCTCAATCACCTACCAAAAAGAAGTTCAGTTTATATGAAGTCCCTACTTTTGACGCTAGTGAAGAATTGAGTAGTAAGACAGAAGATAAATCATATGATGAATTTACAGATGCTGATTCTGATGTCGTATCAAGTTTCTTAGGGTTAGATGGAGCACCTAAAATATTAAATAGTAATCAGTTAAAGCAAAGTAAATTTATTAATACTAAAAGGGCTAAAAAGTGGTTACAAAAGAAGTTAGGTCTTACTGATGAACAAGTAGAAGTAACTAATGGAGTTATTAGAGAATTTGCTAATGGTTCTGCGGTATATGGTATCGCTAGAGCAGATGGAATCGCCATATCTAATAAAGCTATAGAAGGAGTATAGTATCATGAAGCTTGGCATAGAGTATCCTTACTTATGTTAGATAAAGATACTAGAAGTAAATTATACGATGAGTTCAGAAAACAAAACAACCAGTATAGTAATCTAGACAATAAGCAATTAGAAGAAGTAATAGCAGATAGATTTATGGATTATATGCTTAATGATAAAGAATCTACTTTGAGATACTATATCAACAAGATATTCCGTAATATTAAAAAATTCTTAAATATTAATTCTAATATTGATCCTACAAATCTTAATAAAATATTTGATTCTATTAAGTATGGAGATTTTTCTAATTACTAGCTCAATGAAGAATCTATTAAAGACTTCTTAGATTCTTATACTGATGGAGCTTATTATAAAGTTGGTCCTAATAAAGATATAACTTTGAAGCACTTCCCAACTTTACAAGACTTTCATTCAGCATTAGATAGCTTAAAGGCTTGTTTGTTTATAGCCAATGGTGCTAAATATATATCAGATATATAGAATTTAAGTAACACAAAACTTAAAAATCTTTTATTATCGTTTATTAAATCGAATAGAACCACTGTTGAATAGAAGGAAGCATTACAAGAAATCATAGATAACTTTGATACATTCATGTATCATCTACAACCAATGCTGGAATAGATGGGAGTTAGATCTATAAATCAAAATATGGATGAGGAATTTCTCGATAGAGAAAGCAATGGTATATAGAACTACGATAAAGCTGGATATGAATTCGATAAGAAAAATAACGCATTAGCTAGTGCAAAAATGTTCTTTGCTACTTTATCAGATACATATTTTAGTTATAAAGATGTTAGTGGAGTAAAAGCTAGAACTCTTAGTACTAGAATTAATACTATTACTGGTTTACCTATGATAGTTAATTATGATACTGCTTACGCTTTGATTCTTAAAAACTTAAGCACAGTAGAATCATTTAGCACTGAACCAGGACAAAATCCAGAAACTTCATTGTTAGGTAGATGTGCTAGATTAGCTAAAGGTAACGCTTTCTTTGCTTTCTTATATAAGAGATTGAATGGAGATATTGATATAAATCTTCAGACACAAATATTACAAACTATTAAAAGCTTTGATTAGAATTTTGTAGAAGTACATTATCAACAAACTGAACAAGGTACATCATTTGTAGTAGACGATGGCATAAATAAAAGATCTACTAAGATGTATCCTTCTACTTGGTCAGATTTATTTTTTAATTCTTCTCTAGTAGAGAGAACTGAAACTGAAACAAAACCTAACAAATCTGAAATAAATGCAGTTATAAGTAGATTTAATGAATTGTACAAATAGGTAGAAGATAATAGAAATACTATCACTAATACTGATGTAGATATTTATATTAATGAATTAGTAAATATATTAAATTCTATCGGTATTACTATAGATCACGATACCATAGAAGGGTTATTGCCTAATGATAGATCTTATGGTATATCAAAATTAATATTAGGTAATGAAGCTGGCGCATTGAAATATTTATTTAATGGAACACTTCAGAATCTCATAGATAATAAGACAAAATATACTAATAAAAAAGGTATAGCTACAGTTAGACAGTTAGATTAGATATACATGAACTTAGGTAAGAGCAACTTTGTTAATGTATTAGCTCAAGCTCAAGCTGTAACTCATCCTAGTGACACTGAAATATCGGTATTAGGTCCTAACAATAATATTATATTTACTAAGACTTTAAATTGTTTTGTATCAGACCAAATTAGATGGCTTAATAATCACGATGACGCTACTTTAAAAGACTTAAATGCAGATACCTATTGCAGAAGTTCTTTAATTTTATCTGCTGTTAATAATAATAGTCCTATTAAATTAAACACTTTTGTTAATTTCTACGGAGAGAATAGAGGAGATAAAGGTAGAGATTATCTAAGTATTTCACCTGTTGAGGATTACTTAGCTAAAATGACATTTACTTATAATAATCATATTATATTTCCAACTATGGCTGATAAAAAGACATGGTTTACTATTAGTGGAGTTGGATTATTTAATAAGGAAATGTTAATTACTTAGATTGGTAATAGTTTAAAATTACAATTTAATAGAGGAGCTATAAAACACTTGTACCGTTCATGGGAGGATGAGTATAATACTATTGTAGAATATTATAACTCTTTGCAAGATGTAAAGCAACCTGTTAAAAATTATCATACTTCGGGTAAAGGTGGTTTATTTAGACATTTTACTGGATATTATACAAAAATAGATGGTAAACTTAAATGGATAGATTTAAATGAAAGAATTAAAAATTCAGTAAAAGACGGAAGTGTAGTACAAGTATTAGAAGATATAAAATAGGAATTATTTACAACTCCGAAAGATACTTTTTAGAAAATCAACGACAATCTTCATATGCAACTTAAGCAAGAAATAGATACTTGTGAGAAGCTAGGCATAATAGAAAGAGACAAAAAAAATCCAAAAGTAATTAAAAATAAACTTTTGGACAATGTAGTATTAAATAAGTTTAAAGAAATATATTTAGCGCATCCAAATAATAATGTATCTAGTCAGGCAGAAAGATATGCTATTTTAACTATGATTGGTAATCATATGATAAACTATAACATATCTGTACTAGAAACAGAAAAGATATTTACTGGTGATGTTGCTTTCTTTAAAAATGATGATGATAAGATCAAACGTTTAGGTGCAGTATTATCTACTGGAGATAATTTAAGAACTCAATGGTATACTAGTGTAGATAAGAACATTAAAGAGTATAGAAGACTATAGAATAGATAGACTTACACAAATACTACTATTAATGATAATGAAATACCTAGTAGACAGCATAAAGAACTAGAAGATTTATTTACTTTCTCTAATACTAGAAAATTACTTATTGAAAAAGAAGGTTTAACAGAATCTCAAGTAGATGAGTTAATGAAAGACCCTAAATCAGCAGAAGAAAAATATCCTATAGTATTTCAGTTAGCTAAAGATTTAGCTATAGAAGATGCATCAGCATATGGCATGAACAAAAAGGGTACTAAAGGTAATATCAATCAAGCAGATGCCGCTGTGTATATTAGACCTCAAATGTATAGAGACATTGTTAAGATGCTTGGAGAATGGGATGATGAAATCGAGGAAGCATTTAACATAATGGAGAGTGATACAGATTGGTTGAATGACGCTGAGTTATATGCTAAATCTTTAAAGACATTAATCAAACCATTAAAGACTACTTATTTTGGTTATACGTATGATGCTAATTTAAAACATTGTATACCAGTATTCAATAAGATGGCTATGTTTCCTATGTTTAAAGTATTAGCTACTGGAGATAATAGAGAAATATACGATAGAATGAATGCTATTGGCAAGTATAAGGGACTTACTCCTATTGATCAAGTGGCATTTGAATCAGCTGTTAAAGTAGGTATACAAGGGGCTACTGATATATATAAGGATTATAAGAATGATGAAATAAACGATCTAAGTAATATGCATATTACTACTTAGAAGTTTAGAAATCTTAGAAGATAGCTTATAACAGATCCACATACTCACGATAGAACATTATTTGGTACATAGGTATCTACAGTTGCTGTATCTAACCTAGTAATGAATAGAGTATATCAGGAAGGTACTGGTAATGAAATAACTGGTCAACAAATTAAAGAACAATTGTTTGGTACTATTAATGCTATATCTAATAAAGGCTTTAAAGAAGTAAAAGATATGTTCTTGTCTGATAATACTCTTGATTATACTAAGGCTTCTAAACAGTTAATAAAAGAAGCCAGAGCATCTAATATGGGTAAAGATATAGAAGAAGCTCTTGAAGTAAATCAAGATGGTACAGACTTTAAAATTCCTTTATCAGCATTGCCAGATAGTAAATGGGTAGAAACTAAATTAACATCTACTACTAATAAGAAAGCAATTGACTTAGAGTTACCAGGTGGTGCGTTTATTCAGATGTCTTCGTTTGGATTTAAATCTATAAAGGCTGTAGGTAGTAGAGCTATTAATAATGGTAAACCTCTACTTAATATAAATAAAGACGGTAGTATGGATTCTATCATTTCTATCAATTTGTTCTCTCATATAATTCCAGATTATAAAAATAAGAGCTTTATAGAAGCTAGAGATTGGCTAATAGAACATAAGATTATTGGTCAAGAAGCAGGTCCTATGGCTATGGGTTATCGTATTCCTACACAAGGTCTATCTTCTATTGCTGGTCTTAGAATTGTAGATGTACTTCCTTCTGTAGTAGGTGATACTATTATATTACCAGATGAATTTACTACTCAAACTGGTTCTGACTTCGATATTGACAAGTTATATATAGCAAGATATAACTTTGATAAAGAAGGAAATAAAATAGAATTTAAGAAACAGAAGAGTAATGAAACATTTGAAGCGTATTTAAAAAGAAGATATACAGAAGAACAAGGAGGAGAATTAGAAGAATCAGCTAGAGGGTATTCTGCTACTTTCACTTTGTATAACCGATGGTTAGAAAGTATAGGCAGTCCTACAAATGTATATGAAGCTAATAGCAGAGAGGCTAATGAAAACTTGTTACTTGATACATACCTAGCAGTACTTACTGATAAGAAAAATGTAGATGAAACTAGATTACCACTTGATAAAGTAACTGGAATAATTAAAGAAGAGATTCTTCCTATTGTAGATGGTCAAGGTAAATTAGGTGATAGAATACCATTTAGAGAGTTATCTCCTACTTATCAAATGAATAAAAAGTATGAATATTCTGGCGGTAAAACTGGTATTGGTCCTTTTGCTCTTAATAATAAAAATCATGTATTAACTTAGTTAGCTAATCTTAAGTTCTCAGATATATCTTTGCTACAAAGATTAGGTTTTGTAGGACTTGATGGTATTAAGAGTAGAAATGAAATAGTATATCAGAGAGATGAAAAAGGTAAGATACTATTAGATGAAAAAGGTAATCCTATAAAGATTCAAGAAGAAGGATTACGTATATTAGATTGGATATCAGCCATGATTAATGCTCATGTAGACGTTGCTAAAGACCCATATGTTATTAGACTTAATGTAAGACAATATACATATAATATATGTAATTTCCTACTTAGAGTTGGTTACGGTAAAGATACATTTTATTTCTTACCATAGCAGATACTTAAAGATATGGCTAGTGCGTATGATAGAGCCTCTGGTATATATGGTGTAGATGATAGCAAAAGTAAGACAGCTATAGTAAAAGATGAGATTACTACTATACGTAAATCATACTATGATAAATATAAGAAAGCTGCTACAGAATTAGGTATAAAGAAGTTAGACCTAGAAATGAGCAAAACTGGAGATATTATAATGCAAAAATTAGATAGTGAAGGTAGGTCTACTGGCTTGTATACTATTGAAGATTTTGCAACTGATATTACAGATAGAGACTTTTTAATACAACAATTATAGCTAAGTCAAAAAGATAATCTTACTAGTGAAGAAGCTTATAACTATTATAAGAATCAAATATTGATATCTGAATTATTTATTCAACTTAACGATTTAGCTCAAGATATGTCTAAGTTAGTTCAATTATCATAGATTGATACTAAACGATTTGGTGGAAACTTCATTGAACAAGATAGATTTTTATATAGATTAAAAAGTCTTATAGCTAATTCTACTTTGTTTAACAAAGATGATATACTAAACTATTTGAATAGTACGTTCTTAATGACTAAGATTAACAATGGTATTGTTGGTCCTTCTGATATGTTTAGTGATATAATGATCAGAGGAAAAAAAGATTTTAAATCAGCTATAAGTCAAGTACTTACTATGATAAATAGAATAGATACCAATGATGAATCTTTAAATAAAACTATTTCTAATGAACTAGAAGGATCTTTAAGATACTCTTTCTTAAATCAAGAAGGCGTAGATTTGTACGATATGTTTTATGGTACAGATACTATGGCTAAAAGATTATCAAAAATTAAAGCAGATATATTAGAAGGTAAGTATCCAGAAATGCTTACATAGGATGGCAAAATAGGTAATCAATTACTTAACTATCTTGGTACTTTAACTAGAATGAGTACTGATAAGTATAATGCTCCAGATATTATCATAAAAAATAGAATATCTGATGATGATAAATATTTAAAGTAGAGTCTTAATCAATATTGGGAAGAATTATTAGAATCTGATTATCCTGAAATAAAGCAATTTGCTCAAGATTTAATAAGATATCAATTAGCTACTACTGCTGGTAACTTTACTAAGAATGGTATATTTAATTTATTACCAATAAGTGCTATACAAAGTACTGGTTATGCAGATTATATGAGAAGTGTTACAGAAAGGTTTAATATTACTGATTTGGATTTTGATAACTTCTTCTTAAACAATTGGACAAATAATAAAATTGTTAAACCTGCTCAGTTATATAAAAAGGTGTTTAGTTCTGAAACAGATAAGGTGGAAGATCAATTACAATTCCCTGTATTGTTCAGTGAAAATAAAAATAATAGTGGAAGTAAGTATCCAGTAATGATGATACCTAATTATAGACCTGTTGGTAGAAATGAGTCTAAACAGAATGTATATACTCCATATATAAAGGTAAAATCAGCATATGATAATAATCCAGCTAATACTATTTTATACAAATATGTTGGAAATATATTCGATGACAAAGATCAAGAACGACCAGTATATGTAATTACCAATAAGAAGGGTTTAAATCAAGAAGGTAGAGTTGTAAAAGAATATGATAATTATTCTAATTCCATGTTCGAGTTTAATAATATTGATGGAGCGTTAGATGCTAAATCAGCATTCAGTACTAACGATATTAAAAATATTATTAATTTAGGTAACAAAATGAATAGATCTAAGTGGCTTAATATTATTAATAGTATAGAATTAGTACGTGATTATAAACCAGTTACAGTAGCTTTGAACACCAGTATAGAAGAATTACAGAGTGCTCCAACTAGGAATCATGCATCTACTGCTCCTACCTCTATTGCATTAGAAACTATTGAACATAAACCTTCTACTGTAAATATTGTTGGAGATCATATCACATTTAGAAATGGTAAAGTTGTAAATACTCCGTTTAAATTAAATCAACAACAAGAACATGCGTTATTAGTATTAGAAGATTTTATTAATAACCCTAGTAAGTATAATAACAGCGTGACATTATCTGGATACGCTGGTACTGGTAAAACTAGTATTATTAGTATATTCAATAAATATTTAAACAGTATAGGAATAGAGCCACTATTCAGTGCACCTACTCACAGAGCTAATGCAGTTACTAAAATGAATAACCCAGATTCTTAGGTTATTACTTTGCATTCAGCATTTGGTTTATCTCCTATTGTTGATTTGGATAGTGGTAATTATGATCTCAAGAAGTTAAAAACAGAACAAATACGTAAACCTAAAATCAAACCTGGTCAATTACTTATAATTGATGAAGCTTCAATGGTTAGTAAAGGTTTATACAATTTTGTTGAAGATTTTAAAAAAGAAAATAATGTTCAAGTAATATACATAGGAGATCCAGCTCAATTATCACCAGTATCAGATAATGCAATATCTCCTGTATTCTAGAATAAAGCTACTAATGTAGAACTTACTAAAGTAGAAAGAACTGGAGATAACCCTATTCTAGAAGAAGCTACTAATCTAAGAAATGGTAAATCGTTATCCTTTACTACTAAACTAGTAAATGGATTTGGAGTTGAGTATATGCACGATGGTGAACAACCAAACTAGATTATCAAAGATATAGTTAGTTCTAATGAATATAAAACTAATCCTTTTAACTTTAGAATACTTAGTGCTACTAATGCTATGATACCTACAGTAAACGACATGATTAGAAAACAATTGTATGGAGATAATCCTAATCAAATTGAAGTAGGTGATTTACTTATGGGATATGATAATGTTACTATGAATGATGGAGAAGCACAAGCTGAAATAATACGCAATAGTATAGACTACAAAGTAGCTAGTGTTAGTAATAAGACAAGTAAATAGATCATATCTGTTATTAATGGTAGTGTAATAGCAGAAGTAGAAGGATACGAAGTTACATTAGTTAATGCTATGGATAATGAAACAGTATCAGATAAGGTATTTGTATTAGATAATAATACTAGTATTTAGAATTTAAAAGCTATAGCTAATGAAATAGAAAGTATCAATAAGATGATATCTAAAGCATTTATGTCTAGAGATTTTAATACTGTACGTATTGCTCAAAAGGCTTTATCTGATATTAAGATGAATACTATAACTATGAAAGATTATTAGGAAAATGGTAGGCTTAAGATTAGGAAGTCCATAGACTATGGGTATGCTCATACTATTCATAAGTCATAGGGTGGTACATATGATAAAGTTATGATATATTATGATACTATTACTGGTGCTAAATTTGATACTGATACTCAACAATAGCTTAAGTATGTAGCTGTATCTAGAGCTAGAGAAAATGTATACATTGTAACAGATAATAAGTTGAACGATCCTGTAATTGCAGATAATACAGAAACATAGTTTACTAATCCTAAAGAAAGGACTACACGTGATATAAATAACACTGATAATACTAATAACGATCCTGTTAATTTTAACAATACTGAAACTAGTAAGGCTATAATCAGTAGCGATAAAACTATATTATCTAATGAAGAATTGAGACAATTGCGCCCTTATGTTGGAAATAATCCTCGTATAGCAGTTGCATCAGAACACACAGATCCTGTTTTCTTTTCTAAAAAGATACTAAGTATTTTAGAGGGTGTAGATAAAGTAGAAGATAAATTTAGAAATACTACTTATAGTGGAAAAGACTTTGCAGCATTGTATTTAATAACTAAACATGATGGTCTTCCTCTAAAAGAATTGTTAGAATACAAAATACCTAAGTTGATTCATTTTAGTATTACTGGTTTGGGTGGTACTAAATATGAGCCTGGTGTAATGAAACCAGATGATTTGTTGGATAGAATAAAATCTTTCATAGATCAAGGTTTAGATCCTAATATGGTAACTGTTCGTATAGATCCTATTATACCAGGAGTAACTACTAAAAGTTCTATAGAAAATATAGTGAAGCGTTCTTCTGAAATGGGTATAAAAAATATAAGATTTTCAGTAATGGATCAATATTCTACAACTAGAAAATATATGATATCTTTGGGTTATAATTACGGTAAGTTTTATGAAGGTAATAATTTACATGCAAAAGAATCTGTATTAAAAAATATTGTTAAATTCATGTCATCTTTAAAAGAGAAATACAATATAAATCTTAGTACTTGTGCAGAACCGTTTAATGTACCTGGAATATCTAAAGAAGCTTGTTTGTCAGTATCTTCTATTAATAATATGTTAGGTACTAATATTCCTATGAATAGTACTGGTAAACAGCGTGCTCTGTGTTCATGCTATGGTGGTAAAACTGATTTATTAAAATATGATAACAAGTGTGCTTCTTCGTGTGTATATTGTTATGCTCATCATAATGCAGACAAACAATTAAATTATTACAACGAAGACGGTACGCTGAAAGATAACCCTTTAACTAGAACTACAAATGAATTAATTGATGCAAAATAGTTGTCTTTTAATGATGTCAATACTAAATTATTTAATTTGTGTAATAAGTTAGGTATAAAAACAGTATTAGTAGATAGCAGTTAGTTAGTAAGTGAAACTACTGCCGCTTAGTATGATTCGGATAATAATAGAATATTGTTAAATAATAATTATGAACAATTATTAGACAAAATGGATAGTACTCTTGATTAGATAATATCTCACGAGTATATTCACGTAATATCTGCCTATGCTATAGATAATGTTGAAGATATGCCAGAATAGGTATAGGACGCTGTTAAGATAATAGAAGCCTCATATTAGTAGCTATTAAATAGTGAAAAATAGAATTATATAGAAATGTTTGGTAAAATTATACCAAATGGTAATACATATTATGGTCTTACTGATGAAAAAGAAATGTTAGCTGAGTTAGCCAATCCTAATTTTAGGAAAATTCTTCGTAAACATAATTTATTGAACAACTTAATAAATAGTATAAAAAATATCATTGTTAGTTTATTTAAAAAGTATAAAATATCTAGTAATTCTACAATAGAAGATAATTTGATTAATAGTTTAAACACGCTAATAGATAATTTTGATTTATCTGTTTATAATAATTGGAATGAAGAAAGGACTTACCTTAGATGGTATAGAAATAATATAATTTCTTTTAACTTTAATAAATATGTAGGAAAAAAAGTGTATGAATCTGTAACTACACAACTAAAATCTAAATCTGCTGATTAGCTAGCTACAATTACTATCAATTTGCCTATAGGTGTTGCTGAGGAATTATATAACACTATAGGTGGAAAAGATGGTAAAAATAAACCTGTTAATTTTAGATTTGAAAATAGATTAATGTTACCAGTAAGAATATTAAGTATGCGTGAAAGTGATAAAATGTTCGATGGGGCTTTTAGTCCTGTAAAATCATACGATGTAACAGTGGAAACTCATCCCACAATTATTCCTCAATAGGAATATAAAAAGGCTGGTAATCAATACAAACATTTACAATATATTACAGAAAATGCTAATATTATAAGCAAACTAACAGAGTTAGGTAAACAAAGAAAGAACGAATGTAATGGATAATAATTATGCAGTGTTTGAATTTAAAAAATAAAGAGGTTAAAGCAGCAGTAGATGAATTAACTACTGTGCTAGGCAGCGAAGATGCTGCATATTATATAGTATCTGAAAACAATGGTTATGCAATTGACTAGGCTCCTGACGGGGCTTAGTCTACTGTATTTCTTAAATACCTGAAAGATTATAATGGCGATAGAGAATCAGCTATTAAAGCTATGCTACAATATTATATTCCAGAAACTATAGAAGAACATATGGATATGTAGCTATCTATGTTTCCTAAACTATTTATAGAAACAGATGCTCATACTACTATATCTAATATGATAAATAGTGGATTATATTATTAGGAACAGTTTGCGAAAAGTTTAATGGATTAGTATTCACCAGAAGTATTAAAAACTATAAAAGTAAAACTAGTAAGAGAACTGGGTGGTGCTATGGCATACTATGCTGATACTAATACTATAGAAGTATTAGACAAGATATTTGATAGAGAACTTCCTGAAGATATAACAAAACATTTTAATCATGAACTAATACACGCTTACACTGTGCATGAGTATGACAATAATAGTAGTTTCAGATCTCATGTAGATAATATTTACAACAAACTTGTCAATAAATTTCCTTAGAAAGAATATCCTCGTAAAGGACTTTATTATGGGTTAAAATCACCCAAAGAATTCATATCTGAAATAATGTCTAATACCGCTTTTAGAGATTTAGTAGGTAAACACGATATGTCTATATGGCGTAAATTCTTATCTAATGTAGTTAAAATATTAGGGTTAAATAAATTATCTAATAAGATAGAAGGATACACTTCCGTAAAACTTATCAATGAAATATCAGATATTATTGAAGATAGAAATAGTAATCCAGATATAAACAGACTTGGAGATGGTATATTCTATATGGAAGATAGTGATCCAGAACTGAATAAGTTATCTAAAGATAGTAAAAAGATATTAGATAAGATTATGAATGGTTTGAATGGTCGTTATAGATCTTTAAGAACCCAAAACTATCCCCCATTACAACTAGCTAAACTATAGCAATAGATTGATATGTATCACGATATGCTTTAGAAAGGTGAAGATGTACAAGTATTAATTAATTTTATTAAAGAGTCTTCAGTAGCATTTAAACCAGTAGTAAAACGAATAAGGAATGCATACATGAACCCTGATTTAATCAGTAACGAACGTCTACTTTAGTTCTAGAATGATTTTTTAGATTTCTACGGTCCTATTATTAATGAAATTAACAAAAGATTAAATCTACAAGGATACTTTGACGATTTAGATAAAGATACCCACAATCAGTTAAATACTAGATTAAACCTAATCTATAGAGCTTATTTAGAAATATCAGGTAAATATGATAGTATTTTAAAAAGCAAAGTAGAAACTTTAATTAAGCAATACTCAGAAGCATATAAAGTACCCAGCGAAGACGTAGAATCTTATATCAATGATAGGCTTAATAGTTCTAACTCCGATATTAATTACTTACGCGTGATATTGTAGAGTACTAAGTCTGTAGATGATTTAGCTATTAGATTAGCTCATAGAATTATGACAGATATTAATAATGAAGTAGGTAGATTTGCTAATGATAAAGCACAAACGTTGATAAGAGAGTTCGATAAAATCGACAGAAAGGATTGTTTACTTTACTTTGAAAAAGATAATAATGGTAACACTACTGGATACTTAGTTAGAGCTAGAAATTATGGGCAATTTAGATAGGATATGAAGAAATTCTTATCAGATCTAGATTCAAAGTATGGAGTAATAGATAACAATTATACAGCTTTAGAATTAGAAGATTATTATAATTACCTTAAAGAAAAAGAATAGTGGTTAGAGTAGCATTGTGAACGTAAATTTAAACCAGAGTATTATAGAGCGTATAACGAATTGCACCCAAACACTAGGTTGCGTCTAAAATAGATTAATAATGAAATAAACACTTTGATTGAAGATACTACTGATGAAACTGGACCACATTTAGAACGTCTTACAAATAAACAATGGTTGTAGTTAGATAGTCTTTACTCAGTAAAAAGAAACTTGGCTAACGATTATTATCAAAATGGAGAACTTAAGAGTGGAGAAGATAAAGAAATAGCAGAAGATTTATAGAAGTTTTATGAAACTATTGGGCAAGGTAAGATTAAATCAACTAAGTATTCTCAAGAAGAAATATAGAATATAATAGATCAAAAGAAATAGGAATTGTCAGAAGATTCATTTAACAAATGGATGCAACGTAATATTAGCTATCAGTATACTGAAGAATTTACCAATCTGCTTTAGAGTCTAGAAAGAGCTAATATGGGAGAGGATCAGCAAAAGTATGATGATTTAACAGAAGAAAGAAAAAAATTATTAAACTTAGGTAGGAATAATAATTAGCCTTTAACAGATGCTTATAAACTATAGGAAGAAGTAAAAGCTAGATTATTAGAGATAGATATAGAATTAAACGCTTTATATAGTAAGCATAAAGGAAGTAATTCTGAATTTTCTAAGATAGCTAAAATAGTAGAGACACCTGAATATTATGCAGACAAAAAGAAATATAAAAGTTTAGGTACAGAAGTTTATGATGAATGGGTTGAAAAGTCTCATACTTGGGTAAATGGTAAACCTAGTCCAGTATCCTATTATAAAATGCTAGTTCCAAAGGATAGCAAGTACATAGAAATGAGATTGAGTAGAATGAACTAGGAGTTAGATAAAGATTCAGAATTAGTTAATGAAAACTATAACTTTGAAGATCCAGAATATTACCAACCAAAGAAATCATTATATGATAATACAAAAGCTTTTAAAGAAGCTACAAATACTAAGTAGAAAAAAGAAATATACAATCTAATAGTAAATACTATGGATGAAGCTAATAATAAAATTAGCTTTTTAAAGAAGCGTGAAAGTTATAAACTGCCACAGATTACTGGAGATATGGTTGATTTTACTACTAGGGGTAACAAGTTTTCAAAAGGTATAAAATCTTTTGCTTTAGATAATATTATAGCTAAGTAGGATGATGCTGAATATAGTTTAGACAACTTTACTTAGAAACCAGATGGATCTCAATTGTAGTTTGTACCAACTCACTACGTAAAAGCTCTAGATGACCCAGAACACATTTCTAGAAATCTAGTAGGTATATTAGTAGAATATTCTAGGATGGCTGAGAATTATCGTCTAAAGAATGAAAAACAAGCTGATTTTGAATTAATAAAGAATGAAATAGCTAAAAGAGATTTTACTAAGTTTAATTTTACTACTAGGTCTAAACAAGATATTACTGGAGATAAAAGTAACTTATATAAAAAATACTAGGATTTTCTAGATATGAATTTATATGGTTAGTATAAAAGACCAGTTGTAGTAAATGTGTTAGGTTATAATATATCTGTTACTAAAATATTAGACAATATTAGAGCTTATGCTACGGCTTCTAACTTAGGTAATAACTTTCCTGCTATAACTAAAGCTTTGTTTTAGGGTATTCATAAATCAGTAGTAGAAGCTTTAGCTGGTAGATATTTTAACAGTAGAGAATACTTTAAATCTTTAGCTACTAATACTTTTAATATACCTAATATGTTATATCATTTAGGAGATACTAAACACAATAACCTTAGTCTAGCTATATTAGAGCATAATGAAATTGCAAGAGATGTAAGCTCTAAAGTAGAGCATTTATAGTATAATCGCATTGTTAGAGTGTTTAGAAAATATTTAGTATGGGGTGGATGGAGTGCTGTAGATTATATAGTTAAAGCTCCTGTAGTAAATGCTGTATATACTGACTATAAATATATTCCTCAAACGAATAGTATTATGTCTAGGAGATAGTATATACGTCAGTATTATCCTAATGACTATAAGAAAGGTAGCAAAGAATTTGATAGAGTTAACACATTTACCTTATTAGATGTTTATGAAGTAAAAGACGGTGAACTGTCTATAAAAAGTAAATACAATAAATACTATGATTTAATTAATGATTAGAATTTATAGAACTCCGTTAAAAATATAGCTAAATTCTTAACTAATCGTATTGATGGTGTATTATCTACAGAAGATAAGACCAAACTGATGACTAATGCTTTTGGAGCAGCTGTTTTTATGCACCGTTCTTTCTTTATCAATAATCTTGAAGACAATTTTTTAACTACAAGGTAGTATAACCCATATGTTGAAGATTATATAGAAGCTAAATATAAATCTACATTTAGTGTTCTGTATAAATTTACATATAATATGTATAATAGTATAAAATATAGTAAAGATAAAGAAAGTAGAAAAAATCATAGGAAAGGAATCGATAATGTAGAATTGTACAATTTTAGAAGAACTGCTATTTAGATAGCCCTAGTAACGATGTATTCTATATTATCAGCTATCTGGTTAAAGCCAATAGCAGATAATGATGAAGATGAATACTTATTATAGCTAATTGGTTATGGAGTAGCTGGGATGAGTTTTGAAGAAAGAGCTGAATATAATCCTATGGATTTCTTTAATCAAATAAAATCTCCTTCTGCTGCAATAGCACCTGTAGAGAATTTCAGTAATCTTATAAAATTATTAGACCCTTTTTCTATTGATAATAATTGGGATGATGAAGAAATTAAAAAAGGTCCGTATAAAGAAATGACTAAATGGTAGAGAACTTTCATAAAATCTGTTCCTGGTTTGAGAGGAATATGGGAATCAAAAGATATTAGAACTAAATGGGAATACTTAGATAGTCAATTAGATAAGACAACTAATAGTAATGATTAAAAAAAATAAAGCCGTAGGTCTTCACAGATTCTACGGCTTTATTTTATACCCATAAATATAAACTAATAAGTAAAAATATTTCTTGTCCAAAAGTTTACTTCATTTGCAGGTGGATCTTCTTCACCTACAATTTCTCCCTCTTCTTCTAAACTTTTGTATTCTGTAATATCATGTTTTGTTTCTAATAAACCTTTTAGATAGCTTAAACACATATTTTTCCAAAAGAAAATAATTTTCTCTTTATATTCATAAGATATATTGTTATAGAAACCATCTTTAATAGTTTGAATAACATTCTTATATTCATTCGGAATTACAAATATGTATTCTTGATATAATTTACCATTAATAGAAATAAGCTTACTATCGTATAGATATTTATTTTCTTTTATATAATTATTAATACTACTATATGTATTAGTATTATATTCAAATAAAACAAATATATGACTGTCTAAATAAGGTCTATTAATATCAGAAACATAAGCATTTACAAACTTATATTTATCTTTAAATAGTTTATTAGAATCGAATAGAAAAGGAAGTATATAACGTGTAGTTAGTGTTCTGTTTCCAATTATCATTACAGTTCTTCTGTTCCATCACCTTCGTAATACTCAAGTGTATGATCCCATTGATCTGTACTGATATGTTCTGATATTCTTCGGAGAGATTCTGATATTAAAGCGATCTTCTCATTGAGAATAGTATCGTTTTTCATATTGAATACCCTAATTTCATTATTAGCATCTTTGCCTATTGCAATAATATATGCTTCAAAATCATATTCTTCAGAATTAAGATTTAGTATTTCTTGCATATACCATTGTATTGCTAATCCGTAATAAGCAATTTGTCTATAATAATCGTATTCTTCTACCGAATGTTTAAAATTATATACATTAACAGTAGTTTTTAAGTCAATAAGAACTATTTTCTTATTAACATGATCAAAGCATACTCTATCTAGTAGAGATTTACATTTAATATTATGAAACTTTTCTACTTCCCAATTAATATGGAACTCATTGTGAGTTTCAAAAGTCGATGGTAAATTAAACAATAGCTCGTTTGCTTTTTTATGATTCTGAATATTTTCTTTTATCTTCTTTAAAGTCTGTAAATCAGTATAACTAATTACAATCTTATTGTTATCTTTATTATCTAAATACTGTAGATAATCTTGATATAACATAATAAGATCTTCAGCTTCTTCAATACATTTTTCATCAGATTTCTTATTATTATAAGCTTTTCTGTAAGCTTCTAATTTAAGTTTATCTTGAGACTCTAAAGGATTTAATAATACTAATTTATGATATTCTTCTAATAAATCTTTTTGCTGTTTTACTTTAGGTATTGCAAAATCAAGAATAACATAATCTTTCCAGAATTCTTCTGGTTGAAGTAAATATTCATGAATCATTGTTCCTCTTTTTAAAAAAGAAAAATCCAATTTTTCTCCTTTTCCAGATAACATGTTATAATAATACTTAGGACCGTTATTAATATAATATCCTATAGCAGAATTTGACACACGTGAGTTATCCTCATAATAAGGAACACTTATATCCATCTTTTTATTTTGCATAATTAATAGTTACTTTTTCTTCTTCAGCTTGTATAGCTAAAGTATTATCAATAACATTATTATATTCAGCTTCAATAGCTATTATCTCTTCGTCAAATAAAATTGATTTAATATCTTTCATTTTTAATCCTCCATATCATTAATTACAGCTGAATCAAGAATTTCTGCTGAAGTATTCCATTCTACTTCATCTTCTTTGTCTTGCGGCAGATTAATAACTTTATAAGCTAATAACCACTCTTCAATATCAGGATGAGTATTGTGAGCCTCATTAATCAAACTATCTAGAAATTCTTGTTCTACTTGTTTCTTTTCTTTTTCAGTCATAATATCTAGAATTATAAATTCGTAGTTCTTTTTAAAATTATAGCGATCATCTAATCTAGAACAATTATAACATCTTAGATTAACATCACTATCTCCATCATGCCAGTGACCATATAAATGATATTTATATTTACTAAATGTTATAAATCCTAATGCGTGATTTTTTATAGGATTATCATGAGTAAGTAATATATCACAATTAGGTATTAATTGATATTTATTATTAGCATCTTTACTAAATGCCCATTTATCTTCCTGGAACATAATAGGAGCTATCCATGGAGATCCATAGAATTTAATACCTTCATACTTATAACATTGATCGATTAAAAATACTAACTTTTTATTAGTAGTTTTACACATTTCTTTACGAAATTGCTCAAACGAACCATTATTATAAATATGTTCTAAGTAAAAATCATGATTACCTGGAATAACAATTACTTTTTTACAAGGTAACTTTTCAATCCACTTTACGAATTTGTTCTTCCACCAACGTTCAGATCTTTCATTATCACGCTGAATATTTAGTTCTATAATATCTCCGCAAATACACAATACATCACATTTAGGTATATTAGTAATTAAATTACCATGTATGTCACTTATTCCGCATATTTTCATACTATTTAGTTGAAATGTTTAAATATTGTATTATATCTTGTAAAGATATATCTTCATCTTCAAGAGATTTTACTTCTTGCATAAAAGCTATAATATTATCTATAGATAACAAGCAAATATTATCGTTACAAAATTTAATTACTTCTTCTTTATTTTTAATATTAAGATTATCTGCTATTATAGGCAGTAACTCAACATTTTCATTAGCGTCATAATTGCGTACATAACGAACTCGTGAACATCTATCTTCCATATATTCACTTATATTACTTGTATCATTACAAGTCATAATTATAAGCTTTTTAGCAGTCTTTTCAACTCCATCTAAGAAATCCAACATTTTCGTAGTATTGAATTTCTTTTCTATTTCATCAAACAGAATACATATAGGAGTTTCAAAAGTTTTAAAGAAGTTTATTAATTTGTTTTCAGGAAATTTAGGATCTATTATAATAATTGGTAAATTAGATTCTTTAGCTAATAGTTTAGCTGTTACTGTTTTACCAGTTCCTTTAGTTCCTGCTAATAATACTCCTGTTGTATTACTAGTAGTAGTGTTAAAATAGTTAATTATTCTTTTTCTAAAAATACTATCACTTTTAGTTTCATATATAGTACTAGGTAAATTTAATTCACCATTTTCCTTAAATATACTTCGCTCATTCCATCCATCCCACTCTAGATTATATACTTGATTAGGTATTAATTCATATTCATTACCTTTAGGTACAACAAATATTTCTTTACCTATTTTAACAAATTCTTTCTTATTCATATATTATGATTTTAGTGTATTGATTAAATTATCAACATCTTTTTTGTTATGAACTATATAAAATTTAGTATTTGGTTCGTTTAAACTCAAATAATATTTAAATAGTTTTTCTCTATTTGCCCAAGCATCATTGGGATATCCTTTACATTCAATAACAAAGTCTTTTCCTACAAAGTCGGGTAAATAAGTAATAGCTCTAACCTTAGAGTTATTATAAATAAAAGCTGGTAGTAAAGTATATCTATGTAATTCATAGTCTACTTTAATATCAGCTTCTTTTAATTTCTAGTACATATAAGCTTCTAGTTTAGATCGAAATATTATTCCATCTATTTCTTGTTTAGTAGCATTACGTACTTTTTTATTTTGTTTTAACATAATTTACAGAATGAGTAAGATTTCCTTTAGAAAGAGAAAAATGTTCTAACCGTTCGTAATATTTTCCTTCTTTAGTATAACCAATAGTCATTAAAAATGAATAATCTTTTCCATTACGCAATGAATTAAATAACGCTGATATAGAACTACCTAAAAACTTACGTTTCTTGTTCCATTCAGTAAATTCACCACTTAATAACTTACTAATAATAGTAGCAGGAAGTAACGATATTTTTCCTAGAATAGTAATTAAGTCAAAAGGTATAGCTAATATTTTACCTATAGTTTTTAATAGTTTCATATAACCAATTTTTTATGTTTTCAAATCCATTTAATTTTATTGCATCAGATATATCTTTTGCTTTCCATTTCTTATGCACTAATAATGGTTTTAAACCTGTTTTAAGGCTTATTTTACGAAGATATTTAATTCCAGCTGTATCTCTATCAAAACATATTAAAATATGCTTAAAACGCTTCTTAAGGTTATCTAGAACATCATCTGGAATAAATGTAGATTCTGATGCTGGAGAAATAGCAGATATACCCATTTCATACAAACACATGACATCTTTTAGTGATTTAGTAATTATAAGTAGATTATCAGTTTTAGGTAACTGTTTAAATCCTTGTATATCATACTGCCCTAAATTATTTCTCCATTTAGTATATTTATCTGCTAAAGGTCTGTATATTTTAAAGTTATTATAAACTTTATAAGCATACATAGGATTTTCTTTTTTATAGATACCCTTTACTATACCGTTGCAGAGATAGTATTTAATACTATTTACATTAAATTTCTTTAATGTGTTAATACAGATATTAAATTGCGACCAGTAATTGATGTCTTCAGCTGTAAAATCTTGCCGAACTACACCAATTACTGTTTCTGTTGACGCTATATATTGCTTAGAGCTAACGAGTTTAGTGTCGCTAGTAATTTTAAGTTTATTTACTATGTCTAGCAATATATCATTATAATTAGTTATTCCAGTATATAATGATACAAACTTTATAACATTACCGCAATCACCTGTTCCATGGTCTTTAAAAAGTAGTTGTTTTGTACGCTTAGAGTAGAATATACCAAATGAAGGATTTTTATCCTTCCTAAATGGACTATTATAAATCATACCTACTTTAAATTGACCTAAATAATGAGCATATATATCATACTCCGTTACTCTAGATAATATCCAATCTAAAGTAATATCGCTAAGTTTAGCTTTTTCTTTATCGTACATATGCTTTCTGATTTTGTTTGTCTAAGTAAAAGGACTCGAACCTTTTGATGTAGCCTTATTCTACAGTTACTTAGTAATAACGTGTGCCTAAAATTAGGCACACTTATCAATTCCTAAAAACGAGGCTATTGCTAGCTTACGTAAATATTATTTTTTTCTAAATTCTAGTTTAGAAAGGTAGATCGTCTTCTTGCTTACTTAAAGCATCTTCTGCTTCTGCTGGAGATGACATGGTAGCTTGTAACGGATCTACCTGCTTTTCTGCATCTGCTTCAATAGGTTTAGTAAATTGGTCAATACCTAAAGCTACAATAGCAGAACTTTGTCCTTCTGGAAGTTCCATTGGTTCAATGAATGTATATGCTGAGTATCCAGGTAAAGTAGTATAACCACTTCTGTTATACACTACTTTAACACGTAATAAAGTATCTTTATTTGCATTATTCAACATATCTACGATAAATTGAGCAAATTCTTCAAATGAAGATCCAGTAAAGTTAATTTCTTCATCTTTATAGAAACACCAAAGAATTTGTAACATACGCTTAAACTGTCGATTTTCAGCTTGTTGTAAGTCTTCGTCTGTTACTACATATTGTCCTTTCTTAGGTTTCCATTCAGTGTGTTTCAAAGTAGCTCCATCTTTTTCAAAAGTAATCTCCAAAAAGGTTAATCCTGTAGGACTTACTTCAGTACGAGCTGATTTTAATTTTACATTTTCTTGAATACCTGCGCCAATATATTTAATATCTTTTGTTTCAATGCTTTTTGCTAATTCCTTGTTATACATAACTTTCTAATTTTTAAGCTGCTAAATAAATTTTATCCCAATACGTTTTAATGTTATTGTTTTCATCACTGTCAGCAATAACAATTTTTTGTCCTCTTAAATGAGGAGCTCTAGCTTCCCTTACAGAGTTATCTCCACCTTCAAACGAAATAATAGTTTCATTCTTTTTACGATAGACATAACCTACTGCATCAGCTTCACCACAGACAATATCTCCTAGTCTTCCAACTAAGTCTATAGCCATTTCAGTTAATTCTTCTCCTTCTTTATTAATCATTTTATCTTTAGTATGGCCAACAAGAATAAAGTTATCGCATAAGTCTTTAAACATATTAATAACTTTCTTAACTGCTTCTCTTAGATATAGATATCCAGAACCGTTAGGTAATTGTCTAACATCAGTTCCAGTATATGTCTTTCCCATTGGGGTCTGTCTGTAAAGTGTAGCTGCATACGGCAGACACATTTCCTCTAATCTAGTAGCGTTATCAATAGCTATATACTTATAAGGATTTGTACCTGTTTCTTTAATCTTAGCTCTAATTGCATTAGCAATTTCTCCAAGATCAGCTACACTTCTAGCTTGTACAGATAAAGCTTCAAGAAACTCAGAACCACCTTCTAAATCTACTATTAGACAGTTATCTAATGTAGACAATAAAGTAGTCTTTCCTGATTTTGGTTTACCAAAAATAATTAAAAATCTAGGATTTTGTACTTTTGGTTTGTTTTTTTCTGTAGGTAGTACTAACATATTTTTATTATTAGTACTTTACTTAGCAATGATATTATTCTGATATTTTATGATAGTATAAGTAAAGCAAGGTTTATTATGCTGCAATATTAATATTAATGTTAATAATAACATTATTAATAGTTTCTTTTTGTTTTTTACTTAAGTTCTTAGGTAAAATATAATAATTACCACATTTAGGAACATAAGTATTACCAACTTGAACAAAGTTTTGATAGAAACGAACAGGTACACCAAGCCATTTAAAATCATAACCTTTGTCAAAGTTACCATTTACTGATTTAGCATAGTCATCAAGTTTCTTCATAGCTATATCAAACTGATCAAGAAGATTATATTTTTCATACTTATAGACACTATTGAATGGACAGGTATAGCATGGCATATCTGTGCAAGGACATGCCCAAGATGATGGACGTAGCGCAGATACGTGATATTTAGGAGAGATACCAAATGCAATATAGTCATTAGGACCTGCATATTGCATACTAGTTTGTTCATTTTTAGGACCATCTATACCATCCATAGTTAAGTATGGATATTTATTAGCAATTGTATTAATCAAGAAATTCTTCAATTCACCTGTTTTATCGTATTTCTTTTCCGGAAGTTCAATCAAAAATTGTTTCATAATTTCAGCCTTTAAATTTTTTTAAAAATAACTTTTTCTTTATTTACTTCTGTGTTTGTTTCAATCAAGTTACCATATTTTAGTTCATTATCAAATGCTAATATGCAAGGTTCTCCAGCATCTCTTACTTTTAAGAAATGTAGATATACTTTATTTTTTACAGGTAAACGATTGACACCATAAATTGCTAATCCCAGCAATTCTGGTCTCGATAATGCCATAACAAAGTCACTAGCTTGAAATATAGCATCAGAAGCTGCTAAGTCACTCCTCATCGGATAATGACTACTTGGATTATTAAGTCTATCAGGTTGTTCAATATTTCGATTCATCTGTGAAATCTGTATTATACTAGTAAAAGATAACTTTTTCATTCGTATAAACATTTTCTGTAAATCTACTATTGTACCTCTTTCACTGTCTCCTTCGACAAGAAGAGTGTGATCTAATATTACAATTAACCACTTGTCTTTTGCAATATTATCGTGAAAGTATTTTATAGTTTCTTCTATCTTTTCTACACTGCAAGGAGTATCTACATAATATATTGGATACTTCTTAATAGATTCTACTGTAGTTTTTACTTTAGTAAAATCCTCATCAGATAAATCTGCTTCAGCGCTATATAACTCTGAAGTTGTTTTTCGTAACTTATTACTTAGTTTTCTACCTATTTGTCGATAGCTAAGCATTTCGAAACTAAAACTGAGAATAACTATATCCTGATTAGAATTAAGGTCAATTAAATCAGTTTCTAATGTATTAGCAAATGCTGATTTACCAGAACCAGAACCTCCTGCTATTGTTAATATCATATTCGGTTCGATTCCACCACATGTAACTCTATTGAATTTACTCCAACGAGTTTTTAGTGGTACTATAGTATGGTTTTTTCTATTTTCTATATATTTAACAGATTCATCTGCTACTTGAGAAATAGTTTTAAATAATATTGGCTCCATAAGCTGTTTCATTATTCATATCTTGTTCCATACTAAATTGCATTTCTTCTTCAGTAACTTCCCACTCTCGTTGAGTGAGCCATTTCCACATTGTTTTCATATATCCTATTTTACCAGTTATCATCTTATTATCAATTTCAAACTGAAGGCATTTGATTAAATGTTCATGCATTGCTCTAGATTTTCCGACAATCCTATTGTATTCCTTTCTACATTTGTTAATATTAGAACGTAGGAATCCTTTAGTACCATCAGGTCTAGTAACATACACTGGAAATACTTCATAGAATTCATCAAACCAAGATTTATCTTGTTTAAGATGTTTTCTTGTATCTTCTGAAATACTATAAATTTTACTATCACCAGAAGTTATAACTGTGATAATGTTACTGTCGACTAACTCTTGAATTTCGTTCTCACTAATTCGGCTGAGAAATTGGTGAATGTCTTGATTATTACTTTGATTTTCATTCAAAACAAGAGTTAGAAATACTAATTGATTAATTGACATTTCTCCATAAATGTCGAATAACGATGTATCTAATTCTAGTATCATAATATAGTTTTATTTTTATGAGCTAGCTGATATCATCTGAAAATATTTGTTAAAATAAGCTCAACTGTTTAGGTTCAAGCTCTTCTATTATCTTAAGGCACTCTTTTAAATAGTACCGATAATTAATCTTTCTTTCTTCTATAGGTTTATTGTCAAATTTGTTTAATATAGTAACTCCAGATGCAGTAAGTAGATTAGTATAATCTACTCTAGTACCTTTGGTTATAGTCTTTGAACTATAAGGTAATATTTGTTCTATATTAGAATTATAATAAAACTGATTCAGATCTGTAGTTATTATACTTTCTCCTGTTTTGAGGCATACAATATATTGCGGTATCTCGACATCTCTGTTTACTATTTTACATTTATATAGATAAGGACCATTAGTAGATGCATAGAATCTATTGATTCTTTGTATCAGTTCTCCATTATATTCTACAGAGAATTTCTTATCTACTTTCTGGTAAGTAAGAAACTTATTAATATCTTTACAATTATAAATAGTATCTCTTACTGGTATATTATCAATAAAATAATCTCTAATTGCTTCAGGAATTATTTTAGGGGACATACCTTTGCCGAGTAATACTTTAGTAATAAACATACCTTTTTCTTTTATATAATCATCTTTAATTGCATCTAAAGATGTATAAGGTTTGCCTTTTTTATTTAAAGCTTTTTCAGGATTTGTTTTAAATAGTTTCTTCATTTCCTGATATCCTTCAGATACTGCTATATAATCATTGATAGCATACTGATACATAGCTTCAAAACGGTCTTCTTCTAATACAAGTTTAGTTTGTTGTTCCCAACTTCTACATATTTCTTGTACCTTACTATAAGAATCTTTTTTAAGTAATACAAATAGACCATCTGTGTTAGCTTGTACTATTCTACAACCTATATCTGTTAATGATTCAGCTAACATAAGTAATAACAGCTGACCATTAATTCGGATTTGCATAACTGCGAATGGACTATAACAAAAGTTATGTTCATTTTGTAAGTTACCACTTAATCCATTTAAAGCTAATTTTAAGGTTTCGTTTTTAACTTTATTACCTGTATGTTTAGCTTCAATCCGTTCGTTCTTAATCTGTGAATATACTTCTAAGAACTCTGGACCTAAATGTTTAGGATAAAACTTATATTCTATTAGCATACTAGGATATAGAGATGCAACGTCAATATCTATTAACATTTCATCTTCCTTAGGAATAATTATTTCTGGATTGTTTACAGAATGTATTCCTCCGACTCCTACTGAATATCTTAAACCTCTAAATACAAATTTATTTTCATATCCTTTTCTTCCTGGGGAAACTATCTGATTTTTCATATCAGATAATACATTTTTTAGTATAGGATCTCTATATTCAATAAAAGGCAATATTACTTCATTTAGTGCTATAACATCTGCTGGACTTCTTAAATCTTTAATATCCCACCAAGTTAAACCTGTTTTTTCGAGATATTTTTGAGTTAAGATTTTCATGCCAATATTTACGCCATCTTTACTTAATACTCTTACTCCATATTCATCTTCAATTGCTATTCTTAATTCAACTTTATCTTTACATTTGTTTAATAATGCTTCAGTTGAATCTACATCATTTATATTATATTCAATCATTTCATCAATTAAATCTGTATCTAGAGGTTTTGTCCAATCATGAGCAAACTCTAATACATTTTTATATTGCATAGTTACTTGTATTTCTTTTAGACCTACACGTAACTTTTGAGAATATAACATAGTAAGAATATCAAATGTTTCAAAATTAACAGCATATTTCCACCTTTTCCAAGCAGATATATCATCAGAAGTAGTTATAATTTTACTTAGGTTATATAAACTATCACAAATTCTTAGATAGTTCATATTAATCATTTTATCGTAATAACTTATTATATAATTTATAATAGCATTATCATAATGAAGATTGTTATACCCAGCAAATATTTTATTAGTATTAAATTGTATATCTGTAGTATATATATCATTCCAACTATAAGAATTATTTCTTATAGTATAGAAGAAATCTACAAGTTGTCTTAACTCATTTTTTCTACACGATATTTCAAATTTATAATATTGTCCAGTTTCTGTATTTTTAGCAGTACAATGAAATACATTTTGAAAGACTTCGATATCATATACATATACTGTTTTTCCTCTTATCTTCATAAAATATAGTTTTATAGTGATTCTATTGCGATTCGAACGCAAAACCTACACTTTAGAAGAGTGTTGCTCTATCCAATTGAGCTATAGAATCAAGTGAGGCATTAAAATTTATGCCTCATATAAATTATTTTAAACTGCTTCTGCTGTATAATAATCAGGATACAAATTCTTAAGTTCTTTAAGTTTTATTTCATAATCCTTTGATGAAGCAGTCCATCCAGTACATATTCGCAATAGTTGATCTGTAGCATTATCATAAATATTAATGCTAATAAAATCTTCTATTTTATCTACTAATTTAGCAGACAATGCAGTTAATGAATCATGCAAGTATGCTAAAGTTTTATTAGAATAATTCTTAACAAATACTATTGGCTTATGTTCTGAATTAAATTTTCTAAACTCTAAACGATACTTAAACTTAGCAAGTTTCTTTTCTCGTATAGCTTTTATTAATTTCTGTATTTTAGTTTCATGTGCAGATTCTTCTGCTGCATGTTTTAAGTAGTTATTAGCTTTACCGTATTCTTCACTGTTCGAGACTAAATCTTTACGCCATAAACTAAATTCTCGGCTATCTAATTTACTGAGTTTTAGCAATTTAGCAGAGTCTCTTCTTTTTTTGTTTTCAACTTGAATATTCATTTTATCAGCTTCATTTGTAGCTGATTTTAAATATCGGATATCTTTTACTTTTGATGTATTATTTTTAGTAGCAAAAGAAATATCTTTTAGTGTTGGATGTCTTCTTATAGTTTTACTATAAGTTTTATCTCCAGCGTTAAAGTTAATAGTATAAGTAATTTTCTGATTAGCCAATGCAGCTTTTGCAGCTTTAGCTACAGGACTCCATTCAAAAACAATATCTGTCTTTGCTCCTTTACTTGGATTAGGTTTTGTAGTAACTATTTTAATTTTCTTATTAATAGTTTCTTCTTCTATTTCGTATAATTCCTCCAATTTCTTATTTTTCTCTATCAAGGCATTTATCTTGCGATTACGATTTTCTGAATATCGTTTCATCTTTGCCTCATATCTTTCTAGAGGAGTTTTTACTGTTTTTTCTTGAATTACGAAATATTTTTCACCTGTTTCTTTATTTCTTTTATTTAATTTGATAGTATATTTTTCCATATTGATTACGAATTTTGATTAATAAAAAAGTAGTTAGTAAGTAATGTACCTACTAACTACTAAAAATAAACACACAACAATAAAAACAACTAAGCTACCAAGCTTAAAGGAGCGATAGTATCATCAAACTCCGTTTCGTTATTAAACTTTTCAAGTTTATTATTCAATTCAATTATTTGCAAATCTAGTTCTTTAATGCGTGCAAATTTCCAGTTAGAAGTAAAAATCTCTGTGCGATTCAAATTCTTTTTACCTTTCTTTGCCTTAAGAACTGGGTTTAATGTTCGAAAACTATTTGAACTAATTTTATTACGAATTTCTTTTAGTTCACATAGACGAAAAATGTCTAACTGATTACAATCTTTCGGTAAATCACTTAGTTTCTTAAGTCCCATATTAATAGCAAGTAACTTAAGCTTAATTAATGCACGCTTTTCAGCAAGCATTTTAATTTCTTCAAATAAAACCTTTAAGTCATACTTACGCATATAGTTTTTATTTACTACATTTTCTGCATAAATAATGTCCCAATATTGTTTTAACTGATATGATATATTGTTACGTTCTTCTATAAAATTCTTTGATTTCTTTGTCATATATTTTGAGTTTTAATTGATTAGTACTAAAGTTATATAACATATTAGAAATCGTTTACCTGTGCCGTGGTATCCATATTGAAATGGCAGCATAGTTCTTATTCTCCTAGCTTTCCAGTTATTCCCTATCAGTTACGGTAGGATTATTACCACGATAATAATAACTAGAGACCCATCATCTCTAGCTATTAGAAATTATTTTTGTTTGACTTTCGTCGAATTTTCAATCTAAGGTTTAAAGTTCCATCAACATATACTTAAATTAAAAATTGGTTTATAAAGAAATCTTTTTATGGTTTCCGTACTAGTATTTCCACATCTCCTATTACTTCACCACTATTTAATATAACAGATGCTCGTTTCTGAGAAAAAGCAATTGTTTCAAGACCTTCATTTTTTCTAGTAGGTCTAGAACTAGACATATTTATATATTGGCTAGTATATTCTCCATCCATATTACCGCCATATCTTAGAACATCAAAAAGCATATCAATTACATATTCGTAGTTATTATTCCGAACAGCTTTATCCATAAAGTCCTTAGTCATTCCATCAAACACAGGATTAGAATAATTACCATTTGGAACTGATATAACATCCATAATTGTTAATGCTAAATCACGAAAACTTATATCTTTATAGTCACTAAACCATAAGCATAACCATTTAAATCGCCGTCTTTTAGTATAGAAACGAACTGATCCATCATCATGAATTTCTATACTACCAACAACCTTATCACCCATCGTGATATGTTTATAGACATACTTATTATTTAGTATAAAACGCAATAAGTCTTTATGAACTTCACTAATTTTTACTTCTGTGTTGTTCATTTTTTATTTATATTAAAGTCCATATTGACGATAATATTCGTCACAGCTCTGCTGCTGACCTTTAATAAGTTCTTTAAGCATAGTCATCTGTGCTAAGAAATCATTAGCAAGTGCCTCTGCCTTCTCTGCTTCCTGTTTGTTACGGAAGTTAGCTTCATCTGTCAATCGTTTCCGATCGGCAAAGAATAGCGGAGTCTGATTATTCTTAGCTCGAACACATGCTTCTTCAATTGCCGAATTATCTGTTGCTTCTGCAAAGAATTTCGGTTCTTGAACAATTTTAGCCCGTAATTCTGGCTTTTCGTTGAACTCAATGAAAATCTCATCATTAATAACAAGAAGTCGTTGAGATGACACAAGAACAGTGTTAACCATATATTTCAATAGTGGTTCTACTAACCGTGGATGTTGATTAGTAAGTTCCTTCTCACGATGAGAAAGATCAACATTGTCAACTTGCAAATAACAGATAGTCTTACCTAAAAGGCTACCCATATTACTTACTACCTTACGAGCATCCCGTAAGCGTGCTTCAATTTTCTGTTCATTTCCTTGATTATAATTATTTTCCATTTTGATAAATTTTTTATTTAATTGCAGAACCCATCGTTCCTAAGTAACACACTAGCAGTTCTCTTAATTCAGTATAATTAATAGGCGTCTTATATCCTATCGCTTTTAAAAAGCTTAGAAATAATTATAGTAAATCTCTAATTCAATAGATACTATACATGTTACCAATTATAAAAATCTGACACAGTATGATAAAACTCGACATTTAATTCTTATTTACCTTCACTGATACTATTCTGATAACTTCTGCAATTAAGGTTATTTGAAATTATTTGTTAATTCTCTGATATTTATTATCGTAGTTATATTCTAGAGCTCTTGGTAGAGGTGCATACAACAGGGACTCTAATGGTAAGAGATATATACCCCGTAAGATAATTGGTTTAACTGATTGTTTAAAGAGCCTAACAGTAAATACCTAAAAACGTGCTCTACTCATTTTTATCCATTCGTCAGTTGAGTGCTGGGTCTCCGATACTGTATATTATATCTACCGAGACAGGGTAGACCTTTTGTCGACATCAGCGCTGCCGGTTTTGTTATGAGCTGTTTATGTTTCAAAACACCCACTCTATAGCCTTGTATTACTCACAGGCTGCGTGTACTTACGACTTTGTTCTTATCCTGCACATAATTCTAGGATTTCCACCTATCATCCCTTAATGGAGGGAATCAGTGTCACTTTACATATATTGTTGCGCAATATACTTTAAGTGGTTCTAGTGTTAGCAATTATATTGTACAGTCGAGGGTGGCTCGATATAGCTTTTAACTATACACTATACTACCATTGGACTTCCTCATTGCTTTAGTTAAACATGTTAATAATCTCATAAAAGAACCCTTACATATTAGACTTACTATCTACATTTAGTGTCAGTAAAGTGTAGCTGCTAAAATGGGGAATACACAGATTATACTCCGATCTGCTTCGTCCTCTAGGTTAAAATATTTCACGACTTTCCTTACTGGTTGTAAGGCTCAATGTTTTTAAATATACAACGTTATCTCAATGTTGCCAACTCGAATTTGATCAGGGAGTTATTTCTCCACTAGCTTTAGATTTTCTGTTTATACTAATCACTTCTAATCTATGATATAGAGTTTTCTGGCTCTTCATCCCATATCTACTTTATTTCCTAGTGCAAAGCACTTTAGGTTTATACTCATCTAAGTAGCAACTGAGTTTAATTATAATATTACTTAGTCCACACAATCCCATTAAACTGAGAATTATTTCTTGCAAAATACTTTAATTATACTTCCGATTAGTTATATAAATATAACATTACACATAGGCTTTACACCTAATCCAGTTAATCTATATTATATCCATCTTACCTACGACGTAAGTTCTATATAATGATCATAGCTACTCAGCCAAAAGGCATGTAATTTACTACTCACTTATCGTATAATTAAATAGTGCTATAATATTTATAATTCTACCTTCATACATACTGCTTTAAACATTCTTTCTTTAATGTACACTTCCAATTTAAGCTTTCCAAAGGCACGTGTCAGTATGGAACACTATAGTAGTATTTTTAGTAACTTTATAGCTACAAGGAAGATTTGGAGTCTCCCTAGAATGCTTAACGATTCTGTAAATATATCTACTAAAGTTTGGAGCTTTAGTACTTTCTTTATCCTCGCACTTTGCGAGTTTGCAACTCGTGTAAGGTAACATTCCCTTTTGATATTCAGTTTGATAACTGGTATTCGAATGTATTAACGATACCTGGCATTGTTTAACTTCATAAATCTGCTGATTTAATCGTTGCGTCTTTAGTCACCAATCGGTTCTCACTGAGGATGTGCCACGCTCTTCCTCTTTCTCGTCATTTCTTCAGTCTTAAACAGTAAATTCGACATGATCAAGTTATTATACCTTCGTTCACTCAATAATAGTGGTAGCTATTATTCCAGCCTCTAGTATTATGTACTGTTAATGCTTACTTTACTCAATTTCAGCATTCCTCTTCCTATTTGAATAGGAGCGTTTAGGCGAAGCAATTACGTTGCTAACGAATGCAGTTTATAGCTCTTATTTCGCGCTTTGCTGCTCTAGTTGCGCGTCAGTTTTATCTTCACTGATAATATTCACCTTACATGTATTAAGGTCTAGAAATCCGACATAGTTAGTTCCTTTTACTAAGTCTATTGTTTTATGTTTAATATCATACGAAGATATAAACGGAATAGGGTCAAATACATCTGCATCAAAACCTTCTAATTTCTTAGATAATTCTTCAACTCTGTATTCTAACTTCTTAATAAGTAAACTAGATTGATTAAGTATCTCATTAATCTGTTTGTTAAATTCATGAGATACTTTACCATCTTCTATGACAATTCTAGTAGCAGAAGAAGCTTTAGACAACTCTATTCTGCTATTCTTTAAATTGCGAATAACTTCTGAAGTACGAAGCATGTGTTGAACGACTAGTCTATTTCTCGTCATCTTCATTATTATTCCAAATTAAAGGTTCTACATTATTTCGTATAATTACCTTGTTCTCCAATACAAGAGGAGCAACACGATATGGCGCAGGTCGATTATCCACTACGACAGGCTTCTCGACTATACGTTCAATATACTTTTTAATTGTTCGTATACTATCTTTCTTAACAATATTTACATTAGCAGTAGCTGTACCTTCTACTGTAACTTCTTCATTCTTAAGATCGATTTTAATAGTAGATGGTAAGATTGTTTCAATAGGTCTTGGAACATCTACATAACGAGGGACAGGAGCCAGTTCAGCTTTTGGTGCAGTTTGTTTAAGTGCATCATAGCTAACAAAACTTCCGAAAGTTAAGATACCGAGTATCATTAACATATTAATACGGTTATTCATATTTGATTATGCTTTAGAGTAAGCAGATTCGTCAATGTAATTTGCTAATCGTTTTACAGGATCTTTATACAATCTAGCTATTTCAGTAAGTTTCTCTTGAACTAGCTGAGTAGAATCTCCTAGATTATACATATTATTAATTACAGAGAAAATCTTATCTCCTTTGATTTTATTTACAAAGTCTTTGTTGTACTTACCTTCAATCATTCCTTCAATAGTTATTGGAATGTTTTCTTCTTTATTAGCAATCTTCTTGATTATCTCATCAGTAGATGATTTGCTTAGCATATCGTTAAAGATTGTAACAGAAGTGTCCGCTCCAGTCTTTTCTGTAGCAAATTCTTCAGCACTGTTAGCAAGCATTACTTTAACAAAATCGGCAATCTGTTGTTCGTTATATCCAAGACCTTCAAAGTCTTTGTATAATAAACTGTGTGCAATATATGGAGAGTTATTTCCAATTAGAGCACCAGACGCTTTACTCATTAAACCTTTCAAACAAAGTGTTTTTGTTTGATTAAACTTACTATACATTAGAGCTAAAGTAGTAGTAGGATTATCAGATTTAACTTCAAATGCTTTATTTGCCCATTCAATAGCATCTTTAACATTCAAAGCCATCCGTTGTGTAGCATTGATTTTAGTACCTTCCGCAATATTACTACGGCTTAGAATTCCTCTAAGAGCGTTAAGCTTTTCTTCTTCAGTCAGCTTAGGATCTGCTTCAGGTATTTCAAACTTGGTTGCTTTAGCATCTGCTTTAGCAGCCTTTTTTACATCTTCAGGTACTGTTTCAAATTCAAGATTTAATTGTTTTCCGTCTTTAGTTGGTAAGGCTTTAACGTCTACTCCATACATATTTAAGAATTGATTCTTAATCTGTGGATATACATCTTTAGTTATAGTAATACCCTTAAGAATAGACTTACCTTCTTGTTCTAGTTGCATTGCATATAACAAACACAACTGACACAATCCTCCACTATATACTTCTTTCATTGCGGCAACTTGTTCGCGAGGCAAGTCTTCGTCAGTGTCAATATAAGTTTTACGGATTAGTGACAACAATTCTACTTGATGATTTTCATCAATACGTTCTTTGTTTGCAATCATAGCTACTCCACGTGTAATATCAATAGGCGGTTGTTTTTCAATCTTTTCCTTGTTGATATCTACAGTTTCTGGAATAATAGTTTCAACTTTTTCTTCCTTTTTCTTTTCTTCCTTCTTCTGAGGTTTCTCAGGTTCAGGCTTTTTATCTTCTTTTTTACCTCCTTCTTTTTCTGGTTTTACACTAGCCTTAGTTTCCTCTGGCTTTTTCTCTGTTTTCTTTTCTTCTTTTGAAGTATTTTTAATTTCTTCTTTTGGTTTTTCTACAGGCTTCTTTTCCTGTTCTTTGGGTTTATTACTTGGTTGAACTTCTTCTTTCTTTTCAACCTTTTCAGTTTCTTTTTCCTTTGCTGGTTCTTCTACTTTTACAGTATTAACCTTATTTTCTTTAATCTTTGCTGCTAAATTAGATTTGTTTTCTTTTCCTTTATTACGTTTTGACATTTTGATATGTTTACGACAGTCCTTTCTGCCCTTTAAGTTAAAAAATGAATTAATAATTTAATGGTTTAAAAACTTGATAGTAGAAACATTTTCAACTATCGTTAACAATCTCTGGTAGGTTTAATACTTTATTAGGTGTGCCTATTGATTTAACTACAGTATTACTCTCCATTTCCTTACCCATTACCTTGTATGTAGCCTTATTTTCTATTTCCTGGTAATTGTTACTAGGAATAGTAAATAAAACATAAGATAATGTGGGATTAGGAGCTGTAGCTTTATCTACTACGGCTTTCTCAGGCTTACTATTATCATCACTATTAGTGATAAAATAGTATCCTGCACCTAATAACAAACCTAATGCTAATGTAGTTAGCATTCTTGTACAAGCATCAATTTTCTGTTCAGTTTTCATTACTCTAGATATAATGAAAATGATGATGATTGCAAGCAACAAATAAATTATCGTTGACATGATTTGTTAGGTATTAGTAAATATTTGCTATTTTTTGTTTTAATCGTTGTCTTGCTTTATTTAAATCTGATTTAACTTTAGATTCTGGTAAAGCAAATTTTTCAGATATCTCATTATAAGATAAGCCTTCTATTCGAGCATTTATTAAATCTCTATATTTCTTTCTAAGAGTTAGAATTGCTTGTTCAACTATTTTTACTTTTTCTTGTAAAACTAATTGTTCTTCAGGACTTTTTTCGATATTTTCTAATTGAATAGTATTATCTTCATCGTCCATATAGTTATTTAATTGCTCTTTTTTATTTCTTCTTATATAATCTATTGAGCTGTTAACAGCAATAGTCTTTAACCACATTTCAAATGAAATATGTTGTACATAAGAATCTAATTTTTGATAAGCTTTAGTAAATACTACAGATACTAAATCGTCAGCTACATCTGTATTTTTTACTATATTATAAATAGTAAACCAAATATTTGGTTTATATAATTTATAAAGCTTAGTAAAGGCACTTTCTGAACCTTGTTTAGCCTGTTCTACTAAAGTGATTACTTCTTGTGTCATAGGCATAAATATTAGTGAGCTATAGTCTACCCAACGACTATAGCCCTAAGTCTAGAATGGTAAAGTTGATATATAATATCTGCTACATTCAGCAAATCTAAATTTAAACAAAAGGAATATATGATTTCTCCAGTACATTTTAGCAATTTCTGGTATTTGTAATTTGTCTATCATATTTATTACAATCCTAAGTTTTATTCTAGATGTACTTTCTGTAATAGTAAATCCTTTATCATTTATTAGACAATCTACAATAGGTTGGAATATAGTTCTATTTGCATATCTAGCTAGTTCTACTACTTCTTTGTTTCTATTAATAGTAAAACCTAAAGGGTAGATATGTGCATCATCTTCTATGTTATAGTATCTATTGCTAAGATATTTTTCACATATAGGATTAAAATTAAACTTATATTCATAAGGTAGATTTTTGTTAATAGTATCTAAAACTTCGATAAGCATACTACTAAATATAATTAAGAAATTTCTTAATTTTATTTTCTAAGATATTTGATGCTTGTCCAACATCAATCTTATACTCTTTACAAACCGTAATAATGAATTTGTTGTCACATTCTGCTGTTCCATACATTTCCATATACGCTTTGTATTTTTCTGTGAGTTCTTTGATTTCCTCATCTGTTACTACTTCACACTTTTTAAAAGTACGAGTACCAATTCCTAATAAGCTATTAACAGCACTAGTTACGGTTAATTTATCAAATGTATATTGGTCGGGATTTTGAACAATATGCTGTATTTCAATAGAGTTTTCACCTAATTCTTTTACTCTTCCAGTATTAAAGAATTCATTCATTGAAATACCTTTTAAGATTTTGATAAATGGAGCCTCACCTACTGCTTTAATAATTATGTTCTGGCTAGGTCCCTGAGCCATCCATACTCCTTCTTTTAATGCCATAGTTACTTACTTTTTGATTTGTAAAACTTTTGTGAAATTTGATATGCCATTGTTAAATCAATGCCATATTTTGTTATTAACTTTTGTCTAAAGTCATCTATATCTTCAGACTGTTCTCCTAGTTTAATGACTTCATCTTTTAAACCTGGCTTATTAAATTTAATCCAAGTCACAGTTTCAAATAATTTTTCCATTTAATTACTGACAGTTATATTCATAGTTTGATACTTGTTCTTGAATATTACTCCAAAAACTTAGTCCTTCTTCTAAACTAAGTGATACACATATTGCTTGAATAGAATATGTTGAGTACAAACGATTTATCATATTGATAGCTTCCTTATAATGATATTTATCTTTTAAGTTACTAGGTATATATTTTTGATATACCTGTTTAGTAAAGCTACAATAGCATTTATTGCGTTTCATAATAGTACGCCACGATTCTGGCATTCTATCTTTACAAGCTTGTCTAATACTTTTTTCCATTATATTGGTAATATTTTAAGTTTTTGTCTTTTCATTTTTTCTTTGTCCATTCGATCTTTCATTTTACCTAATATTCTATCCCAATATACAAATCCTTCTTCAGTAGTATCCCAAGAGAATCCACCACTGCATGCTCCTGCTCTAGGATTTTTTTCAAATACTTCTAAATCAGGTTTATTTCCCCACACTACTTGGTATTTAATCATTTTCTGTTTTATTTCTGCTGGTAAAGATGAAATATTATAAAAGTCTGTTTTCTTTCTATGTCTTCCTCTATTCATAATATTAAAATTTAGTTCACGGAGCAGGATTCGAACCTGCACTCATTTCCCATATCCGTTCTGTGTCTAACCAATTGCACCATCCGTGACCTGCTTTTTACGACATTAGCTTAGCCGTTGACTTATCGTATTACGCTGCAATACAAGTATAGTCTGTTACAAAAGATTTGTCATTTCTGACGTCTATTGACCTATTCATTTTCATTCTCGCTGTCAAAACCATAATGCCCCATTCTCCTTCCATATATTCGTTGCCGTAGCAATTTTCAGGCATAATCTTCGTTTTTCTTTAAACTAGAGATTCGGTTGGAGCTACCTAATATTAAGTCATTTTCATGTGATGTTCCTTCACCATATATAGTTTTAAGCTCTACTATCAAACTAAGCATCGTTTTAAGGCAACATTACTCTGGAAACCTTTTGTGGAGCATACGGGAGTCGAACCCGTGTCCAAACGATTCATCCAATGACCTAACAGTCAATATAGTAGTATATAGTTAAATCAATAACTATATACTTAAATATAATAAACTGTAGGTAAGTATAATAAAAATAATAATCGGAAATATACTTTAAATACAGAGGCAGATAGCTTACTCTATGTTTAAAGATTTACTTCTGTATCTAATAATAGCGTCAATTATTACTTTATTATAGGCTCTAGGCTCGCTTACTCTACAGTTTTAAATAGGCTTTGATTGCATGTATAGTATAGCAAGTGCTCACGTAGAACGGACTCGATTGAACTATAGGCATAAAGCTCTCTATACATATACAATTTGATTTTGTGTACTGTTTATCGTCATAAGACTATTCTTAGTATGAGCAACAGTAGCTTCATACCCTCGTGGCTTATAGCTCTTGAGTTTAGAATGATCTTTAGGCTCATGATCAGTGGCACATTTTTTACCCAGCAAATGGGTCAAGCCTCTATTGCTTGCTGTTAATTCAGCTGTGTACAACACTTTGCATCAAAAGACGACTTATCGTGCTTTTAGTACAAAGATTGCTATAAAAGCTTCTCTTTGGGTTGTCGATTAATAACGCCAAGCGTCATCACCGTAAATATCACGTTTTCCTTTTTCAATAGCTTTATCACGAGCTTCTTCAGCTTTTGATATAGCACTGTCATAGGTTTCGTAATTACCTGTGGTTTCGAGGTCTTTTCTTGCTTCACTCACTTCTTTCAGATAGATTTTCTGAGCTGCTTCTTTTATACGAGCCATACGAAGACCCTTCAAAGCATCATCTTCTTTGCTTTCTGAATTACGCAAGCGCTGTTCAATTCGTTGAGTTTCTTCTTTCAGTTTACGTTCTGCAATATTATTCTTTGCAGCTTCAATTGCTTCTTTAGAACCAACTTTCTGTTTTTCAGATTGAGCAGTAATAGCAGCTTCAACATCGAATTCAGCACACAAAACGTTTGCGCCTAAGATAGCGCTTGTAAAATTTACATTTTTCATAATTGTTTGAAATTTTAATTGTTAATAATTGATTTATTTAAGAAATGAATATTAATAGTATATCTCACTAAGTTCATTACTGAGTTCTTTATTTTCCTCTGTAAGATATTCAATTTCTACTTGAGATTCTAATATAATTTCTATTAGTTCTTCTTTTGTTTTTGTTTCTAATTCTTCTTGTGTCCACATAGACTTTTAAATTTAAGAGAGTTATCTGTCTATTCGTACGTCTTATTCAACAGAAGCCCTTTTCCTTCTCCTGACCTATTACTAGGTTGACCGTTGTATAGTCCGTAGTACTCTATCTGTTAAGATTCCTTTAGGGGTTTGGCTTTATAACTCTCTAGGCTTAACTTCACCATAACTTAATAATTAAGTTAAAAACAAATTATCTGGCATGATAATATTAGTTGTTATAATAAATATTACTTTATTACTACACGCATGGAGATTTTACCTTCCACGTTTATAAGGCTCTAATTTCTTATGCCTTATTTTCTTTTTAGATTGATACTCGTAAGCTTTTTCAGATTGCTTAGATCCTGGAAAATGAGATTCCTTGTAAGTCTTTCCCATATTACATATCCATTATATAATACATTTTAGCTGCTAACTCTGGTATATAACTAGCTTTGATATTAGTTAGATAACTAAGATCAGATGTACTAGGTGTCATTAATATACGCAAAGCTTCTTTGTTATTAGTACTAATAATAGATGCTTTTAAATATTCTTTAAACTTGCTAGAACTTGGATGATGTCCAGATTTGGCTTCAAACTGTTTAACAAGCTTGACAAATTCAGAATCTACAGCATGTAATCTTTCCTGAGATGTATCTTCTTCTGACAATAATACAGGTTTAGTATTAAAACCAATTTGTTCAGAAAATTTAATCATAGCATTTTTAATACTTGATTCACTCACCTCATTAGGTATGCATATTACTACTACTTTCATAATTTTGATATTATTTAATTTTAGTTAGTTTACTTTTTTTATTTGTATTACGACTGTTAACATCAGCGTATTTATCTCTATTGTGTATTTTACCACAACGAATACAGAAGACTCTATCTTCCCCATTTTCTGATGGAGAGATTCTAGTACCCCAAATATGACCGTATTTAATACAGTCAATTCTTCTTAATTTCTCTATTTCTTCTAGAGTTGTTCTTTTGCTACACATATTAGCTAGTTTCATAAAGAACTTTGTTAAACACTTTCTCATTTACATATAGATTAATAGTTTAAAAGTTAATATTGGTGATGGCGTCTCATAGTTGCAGCTATGAGATTGTAATCAATTTAATTGAAAAAGATTTCAAAATGATACAGTATACTGCAATATACTTACCAGTTCCCTAACAGGATAGCTTTTGTTAATAGAGCGAACTATTTACATTTGTGACTCTCACATATTTAAACACATGCAGAAAAGCTGTCGAACTAATCTTACTGTGTACATGATTTTAACGCCCGCACGATCATAAATACTTGTGATTATCAATACTAATCAGAGTAATCACCACTCTTCTTCTCTTGCATAAAAGTATTTACTTACGCCCCACATGCTTGTCATCTTCTGAAGGAGCTATATTCCTGTTTCTCAACTGTAATATAGCAAATGCAATTTTAAAATAAATTAAAATGTAGATTTTAAAGAGTCGTTCTTTGGTTCAGGTATACTTGGTTTAGGCATACTGTCTGGTAAATATTGTTTTTGCACATCCATAGCATGTTTAATAATCTTATCGTAGAACTCTTTATTTGTAATATAAGTATCTACAATATCTTGAATAGATATTTGTGTTCCTTTTGTTACAAGTATTTGAGTAACTATTTGAGTAGGCATAGCTAAGTATACACTATCGCAATAACGATAGAATCTCATTTCTTCTCTTTCTTGTAATACTTCCTTTACAGAAGGAATGTATTCTTGTTCAATAGAATCCGTATCAGGGATATCATTGATTGCTTGTGGTCTTTTCACACAACTTGTTAGTATAGTCACTAACATAAATATTGCTAAAATAGCAAATAATTTTAAAGATTTAAATTTTTCTTTCATTTTTGATAATGTTTTTATTAATTTTACTGTAGCATTGAGTAGATTTCAGCAGTACTTTCTTTAACTTCTGCTACAACTGCTTCTTCTCCATCTAAATTAGCATAAATACAAGTACAGTCTTCTTCATCACGAATAGATGAAATTATCTCTGTATTTACTACTGTATTACCTGGTATTTCTGGATCAGAATTGGTTAATAATATAAACTTTTTCATTGCGGTATAATATTATAAATTATTACTAATAGTGATATTAATATATATAAACTAATCATAATAGTTTTATGATTGTCTATAAATTGTAACATTTTATCTAATAATATGTCACAAACATCAGGGTTTGAATCTGTCTTCATACTTATCATTATTTTTGTTTTCTAAATTATGATTAGTAGAAGCTCCTAGTTCGTATATAAATCTAATTACGCAGAATATGCATAACGTGATTATAACAGCACACCACCATTTGTAATAATTATATAAACTACCATGCTTTAGCTCAAATGCTAAACTCTCATCTAAAACTGCATCAATATTAGCTTTTAACCATAGTGTTACTATAGCAAGAGCTACTATAAATCCAGCTAAAAAATTGATTAAACTTTTCATTCTTTGATTTGATTTAATAGTTGATTACTAGAATTCTTCCATGTAGAAAGTAATTCATTAAATTTATCTCTTAGTTCTAACAATTGTTCTTTCTCTTCATCTGTTATACATTTATAATCAGATTCAAGAGTAATAAGTAAAGAAGATAGATTACATTTTAGACCAAATAATCTAAAATAAGTAAAATTCCTATACCTATTTAGCTTTGATTTCTTGCTCATACTTTGCTATTTTACTATAAATTCTTTTCCAATAACATCTACTTTTTAGTGAATCGCCCCAACAAAAAGTTGTCATTATATAAAACTTTGCATTATTACTTCTTGAATTTAAGTTGAGACCTTTGTAATTATAATTACGAAAACTCATATTATAATGTATTACTTCGGAAACAAATTCACTTAAACAATTAAAATGAATTAAAGCGTGTAACAACTTATATGACATATTTGCCATAATATGATGTCTCATGTCTTGTTTAATACGCTTTAAATCTTTTTCTGTATAATTTACAATATTCTTCATAATTACTTTTTAATAAGGAATACTAAATTTTGATTTGTACAAATAGCAAGATGTGAATACTTTCTAATAAATTTCTTTTTCATATTGATTATGTTTTATGGTTAGTAAATTCTAATAAAAATGAAGATTGCTACTTTCACAAGCAACAACCTTCTATAAACCAAATTTTAATAAAGAGAATGGCAAATGTAACTAACATCTGAAGACTAGGATACGCTAATCCCTATAAATGATGCAATTAAAAATAGCGAAGAGTTACTAACGTAGTACAATATGGTTTGCATCATACATGATTTTAAAGTCTGCACTAATGCTAGTTCGAGTGAGCTGTATAAATCAATATACATTTCAGACTAGACATAAGCCCCACATGTTTGTCAAGGATTCTCACCTTAAAGAGTGCAGTATTTCTACTGCATTAACTTATTAATTGACTTTTTTATATGTACAAATTATATTATAAGGTTCTAGTTTTTTGGCAACGATATTTGCTTCTTCTTTTGTAATAACTTTAGGAAATATATTATATTCTCCTATGCATCTATCTACATAAATTTTAGCCTCTCTAAGACTAAGACCAATAACATTAAATTGTTCTATTAGTATTTTTATTATTCGTATTTTAGTTTCATTACCGACTTCTTTAGATATAAACATACTCATTTCTACAAAGTTTGCCTTATCTTTATTTGTACAAGAAGTATGTTCTTTGATAAGAATGGATAATATGTTATCAAACTGTTCTGTTGAACATGTTTTAGCTATAGCATTTATTAGATTTTCTATAGATACTATCTTATTATTGATAAGATTATCTATTACATACTGTTGAATACAAGATATTTCTTTCATATGTTTCTATATAATTGATTTATTTGTTAGTTAATGCAATAAAAATAATAGAGTAAGCGCATTAATATAGTTATGGAAAACACCACTATAAGCTATGCTAAGAGCTGTCTGATATAAGACCTCGTTTTCTCTTACTCTATTAAATACTTTAGTTCTAACGCCTCTGCGCCTTCATACTACGTTTCTAGAACGTCGTAACGCCCCAATTAGGGAGA